ATGAGTAGCCCAAGAACAGCCGTAATGGACATCGCTAAAGCCCTTTCTAAGGCTTTCAAGAAGAATAACCGATCAGATAACCGCAAAGCGTGGAAGGCTCTCTCAAGCCACAAGGGGAAAGAAGAGATGGACAGGCTTCTGGACCATCCTTATCGTGATGTATCCCCATTTCACAATCTTTCATTCAAAGAATGGCTGTCAGAATCTACTCAATATGCATTTGTTAATTATGGAGATACAGATGATGACGGATTGCCAGAAAATTGGCATGACCAATTGCAACAAGTTGAGAGAAAATCTGGAATTAACATTCTTAGCGACAAAGAGTTAGCTGTCGTTGCGCATGAAAACGGAAAGGTTTTAGGAGGATTATATACATCTTACGACAATTCTGGAGAATACAGCTTTGATATTATTGGTGAACAGGGCGGGAATTTTGTTGGAATGAATCTAATAAAGATTGGTCTTGATATGTTCCATGATTTTTCAGAGTCGAACCCAGACTCACACATTAAATTAGATGTTCGCAATCAAAGACTTATTCCAATATTGCAAAAACGATTTGGATTAGAAATAGTTGGACAAGATAAAAGATCTGGCGCAACATTCATGTCTCCAAAAGAGGTTTGATGAGATTTAAAAAATACCTAGAGAATTCTTTAGATTTCGATGATCTTTTTGGACCTGGAACAGGGCTTGATCGACCTAAGAAAAAGAATATAATATCAACAAAGCGTAAATCTGAACCTTACTCTATAGAGTTGTATCATGGAACAGATAAGTTGTACAAAAAGGGAGACGATTACGTTTTAGATCCTAAGTACAGCGAACAAGGTCTTCTCTGGTTTACTCACATTTACATAAATAATTACGACCCAATTCAATATGCCAAAGATCATGGCAAATATATGGTTACATATCCTCTTAAATGCATTAAGCATTACGATGAAGTTACATATGAAGATGGATCAAAGGGAATGAAGGCTCCAAAAGACATAAAACCAGACTCCTTTAAGAATGATAAATTCAGATGTTTCTATTTTGAACATTGCTTAGAATTGCCAGAAGGTTGGTTTTGGACTTATAAACATGAAAAGTTCATCGGAACTAACAAATCCTTAACAATTAAAAAGAATATGATTTCTTAAGACACTGTGGCGGAATGTAGACGCAAGTTGAAGGTGTGGTAAGAGTACCCGTCTGACGAAACTCACCATGCAGGTTCAAATCCTGCCAGTGTCATTTAATTCTTAAATATGTATTGCTTTAAAATTATGATATGTCATAATTTAAGTCATGGCAAAAGAAAAAAAAGAACGATACATCTGCGAAATAGCTCTTAGACCAACTCCGCATCAAGCTTTGAAGTTGGATAAGGCGTTTGAAGCCAATAGGCAAGTCAGAAACGCTGTTGTTGGGGAAGCCTTAAAAAGGCTAAAAGAAATGAGGAGAACAAAGAGATACAGTCGTGCTTGTAAGATGAAAGATGGAAAAGAAAAAAAAGAAGCTTTCAAGGAATTAAGAACAGAATTTAAATTTACAGAGTTTTGCCTTAAAAATTGGTCTACACAATTTACAAAATCATGGATCAATCATCACATTGGAGCTAACACTGTTTCCGCTACAACTGGGCTTGCCTTTTCCTCTGTTAATCAATTTGCTATTGGAAAGAAGGGCAGACCAAAGATGAGCAGTTATAAACAATTCAATGCAATCGAAGGACGTACCGGATCTTGTGCAAAGTGGAAAAAAGAAAAAAAGGGGGATCTCAATCTTTATTTTGTTAAATTCAAAAAGCTTAAAATAGAAGCTGATCCAAATGATAGTTACACTATGTTTGGAGCAGAGCAAAATGTTAGGTATGTTCGTATGATTAGACGAACAGAATTTAAAAAGACAAAATACTATGCACAACTGGTCATTGATGGACAATCACCAACAGATCATGAACTTGGAGAAGGGAAGGTTGGAATTGATGTTGGACCAAGGTTTATTGATGTAGTTTCATCAAATATGGCTATGAAATTCCCTTTAATGACAAAAGATTCTAAAAATCTGAACAGACAATTAAGAGTGCATCAAAGAAAGTTAGATAGACAGACCAGACAGCACAACCCAGACTCTTTTAATGAAAATGGAACTTATAAAAAAGGAACAAAAATAAAACGCTCCAAAGGAATGTTAGAAACAAAGTTGTTAATTAAAGAACTTCATAGAAAGAAATCCGCCGAAAGGAAGAACTATCATCGCAAATTAGCAAATCACATAATGTTAATGGGCAATGATTTTAGAGTAGAAACAAATAGTTATGGACAATGGCAAAAAGACAAGAGATTTAGTCGAAGCATTAATGGGTTTGCACCATCACAATTTATTGAGATTTTAAAATATGGAGTTACAAAAAGCGGTGGTAATTTTAATGAAATAAATACATTCAAAACAAGCTTGAGTCAAACATGTTTTTGTGGTAATATTAAGAAGAAGGAATTAAGTGAACGTTGGCACATTTGTGAATGCGGCGTAGAATCCGATAGACATTTGTTCTCGGCATACTTAATGACTTTTGTTGAAAACAATGTGCTTAACGCGGACCTTGCACGAGAGTCTTGGTCAGGATCATGTACAATCCTACAGGCAGCGTTAAGTGAAAAAGAAGTCAGAGAATTGTCTCGGCTAGTCTGTAAAAATAGTGTGAAATCAACTGAGGACTTGAACTCAAAATGTGATTTTTTCGAACCTTTGGAAAGATTGATGAGGGCCGAGTAGAGGTTTTTTAATCCTATGAAAACACCTAAGATCTTTGAAAACAAGAACTTACATTCAAACTGATGCATATGACCTATGTTTGAGGTGTATGTGCAAGCAATGAGTAGATTGATTCGCCGTGTCCTTTGATGCATATGACCTATGTTTGAGGTGTATGTGCAAGAGTGATGGCGTAAGGGCTATCAGACAGCCTGATGCATATGACCTATGTTTGAGGTGTATGTGCAAGCCAACTTCTTCTTCTGACCTATGTTTGAGGTGTATGTGCAAGCTATAGTGGCTTGACCAGTCTCTTTTTTTTGATGCATATGACCTATGTTTGAGGTGTATGTGCAAGCAAAAGTTATGATGCAAAAGTTTTATTCTAGATGCATATGACCTATGTTTGAGGTGTATGTGCAAGGTCGTGTGAGACGGGCGTTCTGGAATAGATGATATAACCTATGTTTGAGGTGTATGTGCAAGATCTACAAAATGCAAACCAAAAAAAATGCATATCAGTCCATGTTTTCCATTTAAAAGAAAAAAACCCCAGAAGCTACATCGCTTAAGGGGTTTTTTCTGTCAATTAGAAAGGAGACATGACCTTCCCATAGGGGAAGGAGACGGAATCCACCCCAAAGGGTGAAAAACGTATTGTTAAACTGTCAGTTAGACAGTGCTACCTGCATGACCAGCGACAGGATTATCACCAACGTGAATTACAGCCCAATGAATTACATGAGTGCTGGTTCCTTGGATGGTCACTTGGTTAAGAGCGGTCAATTGTCCCGCAGCAGCAGCCACGCCAATTGCGCCGTCATCACTTACCAAAACCATATAGTCTGCTAGATCACCTTCAAGTGTTCCAATGTTGAGTACGTTGCTTCCAGAAGTCAAAGTGTGATAGCCAGCGACTACAACTTTTGGTCCAAGCAAGTTTCCTACGGCTAGGGTCATATGAGCCGAGCCTCTATTTAGTCCAGAGACATCTCCATGTCCTGTTCCTGTAACGGATGTTGCTCCCATTTTAATTACCTCGTTAAAAAGAGTGTTTGATATTCAAAAGTAGATATGATTGCAACATTCAATAATTAAGGAGAAATAGCATATATAAGGACGAATTATATAATTTTATGGCATAAATAAGAACATGAAGATATACCAAAAACAATTGATCTATGGGACTCTGTTAGGGAAGTCCTACTTGTCAAAGCCTAAAACGGGCGTTAATTATTTTATGACTATGGCACCAGTCGAAGACGAAAATTGGTTTAATTTTAAATGTCAATGTCTTGAAGAATACGCCCGACCATCGCCAGTTAGTCAAGGGTATTGGAGATCCCAATCTAACTCTGTGTGGACTGATTTGCATAAAAGTTTTTACAATGAGATGAACATGGATTCTTTAAACCAACTTACAGGCGCAGCACTGGCAGCATGGTTTTTAGATAAAGGATTTTTCGTTTCTAAAAAGAGGATATGTTTGAGAACAACTTCTTTTGGAATGGCAGGAAACAAAGTTATAAAAAGGTTTTTTAATGAGGTTGACATGCCTTGTGATATACGCAAGGAAAGAGATACTGGTCGCATAGTTTTTACCAAAGAAGGAACGCATAATTTTTTAAAAATAATCGCCCCTGAAACTCCCCCTTTTATGTATTATCGCCTAGAAGAGAAGGAACTTTTCTATGAAGAGATGAAAGCTAAATGTGCAGAAGATTGGGAAAAGAGCTTAGTTTAACATAAATACATTAGGCTAAGGTGTCCCATTTCAAATTATGGAGGGACGAAAAATGAAAAACAGATGGCTTGAATTAGCAGGCGATAAAAACCACAAAAAGAAAGTCAACGGTTGGCTCACTAGTGTGTGGTTAGGGCATGATCCAAACGAATTGGGTTATGCATTATATGATTTGATAAATTTAATTTATTCAAAATACAGCATGGACTTTGTTTCTGGCTATGACAAAGAAGACATTGTTCAAGAGTGCGTTCTTAATCTTCTCAAGCACTTCAATGAAGAATCATCTGATGATGATTTGTTTTTAACTCTCTGCAATATTGTTGTTGAAACAATGAATGATTTGACAAGCGGGCTTTCTCTAGACGATAAAGAATTAGACAACTTGCTTGAAGGATTTCATGAAAACTTGAAGAAGTCAGGCAAATTATAATGATGATGTTGTTGTCAATAATTGCTATAATTATTTCCAATTTATTCTTTTGGAAATACATTGTGGAAAGTGTGCCAGGACATGATCCAGCGATAATGGCTGTAATGTGGCTCTTGCCAGGATTTATGATGTTTTCTGTTAGTTTAATTATGCTGTTTTTGACTGCATCTAGTTGATTTTTGTAAACTCAAAAGCATATCTATAGTGATATTAAATTTTTTGAGGTTCTGAGATGAACGAAGAAACAAACATGTCATTTGCAGAATGGCTAAGCATTACAGAGGCGTCTACAAACGCAGTGCGAAAAGACTTAGATCACGCAGATGATGTTAGAATGACAATGGACAAAGGTGACATTGTTGAATTCCCATCACGAAAAACATCTAATTACGGCATAGTAAAAGAAGTCGGAAAAGTAGATGTTGTTGTGCAGATCTTGGGAAGCCAAAAACACGAATTAGTTAAATTGTCTCAGTTCTTTGAAAAAGATCCATCTGACATTTCTCATGATCGTCAAAAGCAGCTTAAAGGGCGTAGATTATGGGTCAGTATGCCAGCAAGTAAGGTTGGTCGTGAATCACGAAGACGTGGACGATTAGCTGCTTCACGAGACTCAGAGCAAGCCGACAGAGAGCGTTCTGCTCTTGCTACCAAAAACACAATGCGTCGTCTTAAGGGAATGTTTAAGCCTGGAGGCGAATCTAGCGATCCTGAAGATCCAATTGCTCAAATGCTTAAAAGTAAAAAAGAGCCAGAAATAAGGCAGTCTCCGTTAGCAAGACAGGTGCATCAAGTGAAAACGGGAACTAGGACAGTTCCAACTCACCCAGCATTAGCTGCCATAATGGATGATTGATGTAATTTACATTTCAAGTATTTTACATTAATTTAATAAATTGTAGATTTTTTTACAAATATTCTAAAAGTCTTACTATATAATAGTGTCAATTAGAATAGGAGATGGCGGAATGCCTTCTAAAAAAATCGAAGATGAGATTGATCTCATTATCCCAGAAATGGCTGAAGCATCAGCTAAAGCCAGAAAAGATATGCTTGCAGAGGGGCGTAAAAATTTATATAACGACCCCGACACCAAGCATAAAAATCTTCATATCCAACAAGTCATTAAAGACGAGTGCAACGAGGACCGTCACCTAACCATTAATGATGTTGCTGATATTCTCGGCGTATCACAGCAAACTGTGCGCAACTGGGAGGAAAAAGGGAAGCTTATCCCTGAGAGAACTGAAGGAAATCATCGGAGATACAAGGAAAGTGATGTAAATGCAATCCGTAAACAGAGCATGGCTGCTCAACAGATCCTAATCAATGGGACAACCCCTCTACAAATGGAGGGGTTGTTTCATTCTCTTTTTGGCGCATTTGATCCAATGGAAAAGATAAACGTTACGTTTGTCAATGATACCATTAAAGGCAAACTTAGATTTGCCGTAGAATCGGAAGATGGATTAACTCAAACCGCCCGCTCGTTTGAAGTTTGAAAGGTAGCCGAAAAACATGTAATGTTTGTGGTTGGATAAATCAAGAGTTAAAACTTTCAGACAGAAAATGGACTTGCGCCAATGGTCATGAATTAGATCGTGACTTGAACGCAGCAAAAAATATTCTTGATGAAGGATTAAACTAAAACACATCGGCTGGGACAGTCGATTACACATGTGGAGACGATGTAAGAGTTAGCAATAACCAATTGTCTGTGAAGCATGAAGTTCAACGATTAGTTGGACGGTTCACTTTAAATTATTAGATGTCAAGAAGTCTTCAAATTTTCTAAAACCTTGGCTTTTATCATGCGACTCGTCATGCGCCTCATCATGCGCCTCTACGACCTTTTTTTCACGCTTTGGGCTTACATAGCCATTGTGTTTTGCTCTTGTGTAGGGATTCGTAGCATCTTCTTTTGTCAAAGTAGCCTCTTCTTTAATCTCTGGCTTAGATTTTGGCTTGTCCTCTTCTTTGTATCCCCATTTATACCCTGAAGAAGGCTTTTTAATTTCTTTTTCTTCGCCCTTATTATCTTCTTGCACAATTTGGCTCTTTTCTGCTGCTGGCGTATCTCTTTCTAGCCCAGAAAGTTGAATTTTCGCTTCTTTAGTTGGACCACGATCTTGAAAGAAAGTTCCTTCCATCTGCTTCATTTTGACATTCACGGAATTTTTCAACTCAACATGACATTCATACAATCTGAAGTATGTTGAATCAACAATAGCTTCAATTACCATTTTGCCAGACTTGTCTTCTAATTCACTTAGACGAGGAATGTGGACATCGCAATTTCCTTTTTCGTCTATGTTTCCATAGAAAAACATGTTTTTGTTGTCACCGAACTCTAAGCAAAGTCGTACAGCAATGTCATCAATTGATGCTCCATCAATGTCGAAATTACATTTAAAGGTTTCGCCCTTATTCTTGTAAATAATGTTGTTGTCCACGGATTAAACCTTTTGCAATTCGTTAATTCTTATTTTAATACCCGACTCAGATCTCTTTTTGGGTGCTATTTTAATATTCTCTATACCAATATCTATACAGCCGTTCTTAGTGTTCGTTTGAGAATATATATTATTTTTATACTTAAATTTGATAGTTATAGCATCATTTGGATCTCGGCATATATCTTTCCTAAGATTGCCAGACACAACCCCTAGCGGTATTCCAGGTCCAACACCAAGACTATTGGCGAAATCTCCTGGGAACCCTTGTGGAGGCAACTGAGGGCTTGGAGGGATAGTTGGGTCTTTTACGAGGGTGGCATTTGCATTAATTGATGCAGTTCCATTTAGCGTAGTGTCTGCCTCAAAATCAGCCGTGGCAGCAGCTACAATGTTGGCGACTCCAAGAAGGTTTATTTCTCCATTTTGGATTGCCGTATCTAAAGTTGCAGTTGCATTAATGACTCCTGAACCAGAAAGAGTTGTGCTGGCACACAACCTAACAGAAGCATTTGCATCTATAACGCCTGTTCCATTAAGTGTTGTGTCTGCAAAACGATCAACAGAAGCGACAACATCTAATATCCCTATTCCTTCAAGATCAATGTCAGCAAAGCGATCAACAGAGGCAGTTGTATTTAGTGTTCCAATTCCATCAAGATCAATGTCAGCAAAGCGATCAACAGAAGCATCAGCGTTTAATACGCCAGTCCCATCAAGGTTTATCTCAGCACCAAATTCAGCAGAAGCAGTAACGTCTAATGTTCCTGTTCCTTCAAGCGTTGCATCTGCAAAGCGATCAACAGAAGCCGTGGAATCTAATGTTCCTGTTCCTTCAATGTCAATGTCAACAAAGCGATCAATTGAAGCAGTAACGTCTAATGTTCCTGTTCCTTCAAGATCAACTTCGCCAAGAATCTCTGCCGCAGCATCAACTGTTGCATCTGCAACAATTGTTCCAGTTCCATTAATGTTAATTTCAACAAAGCGATCAATGGAGGCTGTGGTTCCTATAGATCCTATTCCATTAATGTCAACATCTGCACCAAGGTCAACGGAAGCAGTAACGTCTAATGTTCCTGTTCCGTCTATGTCAATTTCTACAAAGCGATCAATAGAAGCAGTTGGATCAACTAATGCAACTCCATTAAGATCAACATCCCCAGCAAGTTCCACCAAAGCATCTGCATTTACAGTCCCAGATCCGTCTAGGGTTATTTCTGCAAAGCGGTCAACAGAAGCACTAACATCAAGTGTTCCTGTTCCTTCAAGATCAATGTCAACAAAGCGGTCAATAGAAGCGGTTGCATCTAATACGCCTGTTCCATCCAAGTCAATGTCTGCGCCAAGGTCAACAGAAGCACTAACATCAAGTGTTCCTGTTCCTTCAAGCGTTGTCTCTCCTCCGCGATCAACTCTTCCAGTAACTCCAGATAGTTCGCAAATTTGAAACGCACTACTGAAAGATTCGTCAAACTCACACACCTCTCCAATGATGCCTATGCCACAAAGAGTTGAATCCCCAACAAGATCAGTTATAGCACCTGCATCAATTGTTCCTGTGCCATCAATGGTTGTTTCTCCATTAACAACAACAGAGGTTGACACAGTTCCAGTAGCATCAACTGTGCCAGCACCATCAAGTATTATTTCGCCACCTAAATCAACATTAGCAGAAGCATCAACTGTTCCAGTTCCATCAATGCCAATATCAACAAAGCGATCTATTGAGGCGTCTGATGTAACGTCTCCAACGCCTGCCACATCAACTTCTCCAAGATGTTCTTCCCCAGAAGGAAATGCCTTGCCAAGATTAATAGCTGCGAACTGTCCACGCTCATTAGCAACGGCAGTAGTTGTGGTGGAAAACCTAGCGACATCAACGGTAACTTCTTGCCCTGCTGTGAGAGGCAGAATCGCCGCTGCCGTTATAGATCCTCTTGATGTTGCAGATTCTCTAAGAAAGACGCCGCCCATTCCGTATTGCACTCTAGTGCCATCAACGGCTAGAGCGTGTTCTGGTGACACGCGAGTGACGGTAACAGTGTTGACTCTGACAGTAGTTGCGACAAATAGGTAATCGTTGTCTTCATCGACTTCGATTGGTGCGGTTGCAACGGTATGTGTGAACGATCCTGTGTCGATGACTGGATTTGTGTCCCATGTGAATGTCCCGACAGCATTCATATCACCAGTCGTAGCTTCAACTATGATCTCTTCACTATCTGCTGGAAGTTGCCAGATGGAGATTTCCATATTAGCTGTGGCGGTTGTTGCGGGAGTGTTACTGTTGTGGAATATTTGAAGGGTTAAATCTTCGCCTGCCGCCACATCTATAATCCATATCCCATTCAAAGCACCATCGTTAGAACTGTCGCCACCCTGACTTCCACGCATGTAACAAGAAGATCTAGTTCCAGCTACAGTAACGGCATCCAATTGCAACTTGGTATTTGCTAAAACTCTTGTGCTGTTATCTGTTCTAGTAAGGTCGCAGCCGATGGTGACAACGTATCGTCCGGCATTGGCGATGTCGATGCTTCCGCCAGTCCTAGTGAATCCAGTATCTTGTCGAATAGTGTTGTCCCATGCAACGTCCGTGAATGTGGTGGTAAATGCAGTGGATGTAGTCTTAGAGTAGATGCCGTAGTTGTGGGTATCGTCTAACTGTAGAACCTGCAAACCACCTTTAAGCGGGACTCTATCGACAGCAACATCAGGCGAAGAGTCGGTTCTATAGAACCTGATTTGAATTGTGTCACTGGCAGTAAGCTCAGTAATTGATGCTCCACTTACAACACACTCTTGATGCCCCTGTTGACCCTTTCTGATATAATCTTGACCACGCCCACCCATGATTGGCGAACCGTTGATGAGGATTTCTCCTTGCATCTCGATACGTTCATTATTGGTGGTTTCTGTAGTAGCGAACTCTTCATTATAGATAATGAGATAAGGTCCGGTATCAGGAACCGTGATCTCACCAGCAGAATAAGTAAGAGTGCTGCCCTTGTCCTTGACCTCGGTATCCCAAGTGACATCAACGTTCGTACCCGCATTGGGTATATTCGTTGTCTCTGCGTTGTTACGCCGAATTAGAAAGTCACCAGCAGCCATTTATTATCCAAACAAAAATAAGTTTATGCAATATATATATGGTATAAAGAGTATAACCAAAGGTGATTAATTATGTCTGATATGAGCGATTATTTAGAAGAAGAGTTGCTGACGCACATTTTTAGAACAAGCTCATTCACAAAGCCCACAGTTCTTTCTATTGCGTTGTTGACTACTGGTGCAGCAGAAACCGATGATGGTCAATTTACAACTGGAACTGGCGTCGAAGTTCCAAATTCAAACTCTTACGCAAGACAGACTTTGAATCCATTGGACGCTAATTGGTCTGATCCATCTGCTGGAACTCAAGGTGAAACTGATAACTTGTCAGAGATAGCATTTCCACAGGCTTCGGGATCTTGGGGAACTATCGTTGCAATTGCAATTTGCGATAGTGCGACTTACGATGCTGGAAACATGCTTCTTTACGGTACTTTGACTGCTTCAAAAGCAGTAGGAAGTGGCGATACATTCAAATTTGCCATTGGTGATTTAAATATTGCCTTCGACTAAAATGGTCTTTTTTTTTGTGCCTAGACTTGCTATAATTAAGGTATGAAATACGATTCAATAATTTTAGGCGGTGGTCATAACGGTTTGGTCACTGCGGCATATCTTGCCAAATCTGGTCAAAAAGTCTGCGTTCTTGAAAAAAGACATATTTTAGGAGGCTGTTCTTCAACTGAGGAATTATGGCCTGGATATAAAATATCTCCCGCAGCCTATGTAATAAGTCTTTTTCTTCCTGAAATAATGGAAGATTTAAGGCTTGTGGAAAATGGTCTTAAAATACTTCCTAGAAATCCATCTTCTTTTACCCCAGATCTTAATGGTCCAGGTCTTCTTTTAAGTGGAGATCAGGAGCAGAACCATAAAGAAATATCATTCTATAGTGCTCCTGATGCTGATGCATATGCTAAGTATGAGGAAGAACTTACAAATCTTGCAGAAGTGATTGAGCCAATGGCTATGCAAGCACCACCTGATATTATGGCTAAGGGCGTTTTTAAAAAAATAAAAGCTGGCATACAAGCTTTGAATATGCTGCGTAAATTCGGCAGATTGGGCGATAAAATACCTGAGGCAATTGAAGTCCTTACTGGTGATGCTGCAACAATTTTGAATCGTTGGTTTAAAAGTGATGTATTAAAAGCATCATTGGCTGGCGATGCAATCATTGGATCTTTTACATCCCCTAGCAATCCAGGCTCCTCTTACATTTTGCTTCATCATGTTATGGGCGAGGCTGGTGGACAGAGAGGGATTTGGGGATACATAGAGGGAGGAATGGGAGGATTAGCCGATGCTCTTGAAAAAACATGCAAAGACTTGGGCGTTGATATTTTACTTAATCATGAAGTAACAGCGATAGATGTCGAGAAAGGAAGGGCAGTTGGAGTTGGAGTCAAAGATGCTGGCGAAAGAATGATTCCAAGAACTTTGAGTGCCAAAAATATAATTTCAAGTGTAGATGCAACAACCACAATGAGATGGGCAAACCCAGAGAATTTCCCTGAATCATATGTAAGACGAGTCAATAACATTGACTACTCTTCCGCCAGTGCGAAAGTCAATATGGCAATTAAAGGATTGCCTAAATTTGCTGGCATGGAAAGACGGGAATCTAGAGAAGGCTGTTACAATGGAACAATACACATTTCCCCCGATTTGAAGTACATCGAGCAAGCATACCATGATGCAAGAATGGGAAGGTTTAGCAGAAGACCAGTTCTTGAAATAACAACTCCTTCTGTCGTAGATCCAACTTTGGCTCCAGAAGGACATCATGTGATGCAAATGTTTGTTCAATATGCTCCATATCACTTGGACGGAATGAGTTGGGATGATGATGATGTCAAGAGGGCGTTTTATAATACTTGCATTGACACATTAGAGGAGTACGCCCCAGACATCAGAGAGAGAATACTTCACCATCACGTCTTAACACCTCTTGACATAGAGAGAACTTATGGCATGACCGGAGGAAACATATTCCAAGGTTCAATGATACCACATCAAATGGGTCCATTTAGATCAAAATATAAAACGCCCCTTAAAGGGCTGTATCTATGCGGAGCGGCAACCAGTCCTGGTGGCGGTGTAGTTGGAGCGTGTGGGAAAAATGCAGCAGAGGCTATTCTGTCTTAGGTTTCCATTTACCAATCACTTGCTCATAGTCTTTTATAAACTTTCCTGGGACTGTTCCGTATAGAACTTCTGGTGGATCGTCGCTTCTTGGATATGACACAATTGCAATAATTTTATTCGCCCCAGAGAACCTTATTGGCTCCATAATACGGGTCGTAAAATTAAATCCTTCATCCTTTAGATTTGCAGGATTTGCAAACATTTTTAATGTTTTTGTAAGTTCTTCTTTTATTCTAAGGAAGTCTTTTTCTGCTGTAGCCTTGTCTGGTATTCGTATGCCTGGATAATCATATTTGAAAGTACGTTTATCAACATACACCATTTGTCTAGCTATGGATTTAACAAAAAGTTGCCAGAATAGAGGACTAAGCCTTTTCATCATACTTGGATGAGGGTCTTTGACTAATTCAGATAATTTATGTTTTAGATTGTCTTTGTATTTGTCAAAATATTTTTCTACTATTGGATCTTTTGACTTTGATTGAATGGCAACATGAATAAGTTTAACAATGTATTCATTTGGGGCAGCAGAAACGAACATGTTCATGTCATCTTCGTCTACAAATCCAGTCTTTGGTTGCACTTCAGCAATGACAATTATTCCATCTTTTCCACGATTAGCGGCATTGCTTGTGGAACTTACAGCAGTCATAAGGTTTGTTGTTACGTAGATACCTTCTAATGATTTTCTGCTGGCAGAATAATAACTTGTATCATCATCTTTCCCCCAAGCTCTTTTTGGTGGCGCTGGGATAAGACCTTGAGACATTATACCGCTTAGATTGTCGTAAACCGTTCCGTGATATACGATTATCTTGTCAGACTTAGCTTCTGTTATTGTTAGCCATTTAGAGAAATCCATACGTTATGTATGAATTACACTATATAAAGTATGGATTTTAAGATGTGGCTAGAGAATGAAGAAATGTCCCTAGAAGAGGGATGGAAAGATTGGGCATTAGCAGGCACTTTGGCGGCTGGAAGTCTTATGGGTGGTGGACCAAATGCCAACGCCGCAATCAATACATCATTCCCTGGTCGTGCCGCACCAAGCGTTACTCAATCTATGCATTCTCCATCATCAATTAATAGGTTTTGGCGTGAAAGTGGAGGTGTTTATACGCCTGCTAGAGGTAATGGCGTTTTAGTCAAACACAACACAAATGTCAGTAGAGATTCTTTGACTGACAATAAAGTTGATTTTGTTCCAACAAGTGTCACAGGGAAATATACTGTTGTGTCAGTTACAGGTAGGGGAACAACTAAAGAAGAGGCTATATCTGACGCTCTGCAATCAGCAGCAGGGAAAATAGGGATGAGAGTAAGTTCCGATACTGTGGTCAAAAATGACAAAATTGAAAAAGACCAAATCACCACAGGAGGCGAAGCAGCCATTGGAAGATTTGTTGTGCGTGATGGGAAAGAAGCCTCTGGCTTAGTGACTGTTGAAGTTAGAGCAGAAGTTCAAAAACACACAGGCAAATCTAAAGGAACAGAAAACTTTAGAAGGTTGAGTGATGATGGTCAATTCAGAACTTACAAGCAAACCATCAATAGGCGTTAATCTGAATTATGTATGATAATATTCCCCAGTTTCGTCATCTCTTATAGTTCCACGAAGATGACGCCCAAGAAAACCACTGGTCCACCAAGAGATGTTGCATTTGTCACAATGCATTTGTGGAGAAGTTGGAATCAAAAGCTGTATTTGATTTGCATGCGCGTATTTTGTGTCTTTGCATTTAGGGCAAAGAGGTAGTTTGAAATTTTCACACATCATTTGACTCCGTGTAATTAAGATATGCACTAACAATATTTAGCCCAGCCAGAAAAAAAAGCAGTGACATCACATAACATGAATTGGAATACAAGCCAACTGTAAAGCAAAATGTGGCAACAGTTGAATTGAATATTGCTAATTTCATTTCAATACCTCTATAGAATTATCACTTTCTTTTAAAAATTTACGCCCATCACAATCATCTGTGAGTATCCCATTGCGTATGAAGCCGTGATAACTGCCTCGTATGTGGATTGAAGGAGAAACATTCATGTTGTGAGGCATGCCCCTCACAGTCCACCCAGTGCCATCACAAGCCGCTCTGCCATCTAAGCAGAACTCAGTGCCATCTGGCAAAAGAACGTACAGAGGAGGTCTGTGTGACCTCCATTCTACGAAATAACGGGCAGATAATACTTTTTCAGAGTAATATCGAGAATGTTCGGGCGACAATGCCTTGCGACAGGGCCAAACATCACCAATTTGAGGCAATGTGGGCTGTTCGCTATGTAATTTTAATTTCCAAGCCATTCTATATTCTAGTACGACTTCGTTAAAATATTTCTTCGGGGTGGTCCCAAACAGGCCATTGATGCAATCGCATTCCTTCTCCTGGTAGCTGTCCTCTTCTGACGCCCCTCCTAGCTCTGGTTCTAATCCCCGTCTTTTCTTCGTAGAATCGAACCCTCTCTTCTTTCGATATTTCTTTCGCCCTTTTCTCGTCATTTTTAAGCTCGTCGTTTGCAGCCTTGTAAAGTTCAAATTCAGCATCTTCCAAAACGAAAACATCTATTGAAGGGTGTGTGTCTGCTCTAAATCTTATTCCCATATAGTATCCACCATTATTGTTGGTGCGGTGAAATCTTAGCTCCCTAAATGAATAATGACAAACTGATGGATGTCTTAAATTTTCAAGAAATCTTTGTATGGCAATTTCACTTATAAAACCATCCCTCTTTATGAAAAAATCATAATCAGTATTATTCATTACTAAATCGCTTTTCAAAAACCTACTACCAGTGTGGTAAAATGAAAAGTCAGAAGCGTGCATTTTTATCAAAAAGTCTAATGTGCTATAATCAGCAACAGAAAACTGTCCGAAGTCCCAGTCAAAACCATGAAGCATGTTAGCTTTCCTTAATAATTAATGATCCCAAATTCCAGTCGCTTTCTGGATCTCCAACAAGATTATACCTTTCAAGAACATTTTCCACAATACGTTTCATGGTAATACTGTTTCCAGTTACGATCCTAGAAGGGAAGTGGCATGTGAGGACAAAATTCTCTACTTCTCTTTCCACTTCATGGTGACGAATGCCATGCAAGTCAAGATTGTCCATACAACACTCCTTTATATAAATCGTTAAAAAGGAGAAGTAAATGAACGGAAAAGGCGACAAAACAAGAAAAAGCTTTGTTTCTTATGAGAAGTACGCATCTAACTGGGAGTTGGCGTTTGGAAGTAAAGATAAAAAGAAAAAGAAGAAAAAGAAGAAAAAACCTAAGAAGTAGGTCTGCTTCTTATCTTGGACACTTTGTTGTAAACAGCATTGAAAATGAAGAAGCCACTAAGGATTGTCAGCCAAGCGGCAGGATATATCAATAACACTGGGTTTAGAAACAAAGCACTGATGCACCAACAACTCCAAAGACATAGGGCGATTTTGAACATTGCCCAATTTGACTTTCGCTCATTTTGTTCAATTCTATCCATTATAATCCTGTGATTCTCAGAAGGGTTTTCAATCATTGCTTGATCTTTGCTAAAAAATAAGTACACGATATGTATCTGAAAAAGATAAAAAAAAACGCCCCCGAAGGGGCGTTTTTTTAAAGTTTAGCGACAACCACAACCACGGAAGACAACCTTACGGAAGACGACCTTCTTAGCTGCTTTAGCGACATTCTTCACTTTAACGCCAACATTCTTCACTTTAACGCCAACATTCTTCACTTTAACGCCAACATTCTTCACTTTAACGCCAACATTCTTCACTTTAACGCCAACATTCTTCACTTTAACGCCAACATTCTTGGCTACTGTGCGAACTGGCTTCTTGTTCTTAAAGAACCTAACAGTGTTTACGACTGGTCTGCGTACTACACATCCAGCATCAGCCTGTGATGGCATTGCAAACATCGAACATCCAACAACAGCACAAAACAATACAAAAGCTTTCATCTTTTAACTCCTGGTAATAACGAGAATTATCGGGAAAATGCCCGATCAAACAATTGTAGACTACAAAATTGATATGTCAACCGTAAGTCTTTGCTCATTTTGCCTAAATACAGTATGGATTTCAAGGGCGGTATGAATAAAATTATGGAATTTAGAATTTGGCTTGAAAACACTGGGGCATTAGATCAGCTTGTTGATTCTCTCAAGAAAGAGTTTCCTCAACTTGAAGATCTATATGCTTGGGAAACAGACAGTCGCATAGAAATTAGTGCGATTAAGGTATACCCAGATGTGCAAGGCAAAGGAGTTGGGTCTGAAGTCTTGAATAGATTCAAAAAATATGCCGCTTCTGTGGGAAAGCCAATAGTTTTAGCACCAGAAGCCGAGCCGCGAAAAAAGGCCGCTTTGCAAAGGTTTTACAAAAACGCAGGATTTGTAAACAATAAGGGTCGTTACCAAGATTATTCTCTTGCAAAAGCTTTTGCTTCCTCAATGTATTGGCGACCTGATTGGGACTAGTCCTCTGAGGCTTTTGCTGACACTGTTTCTAGCATTGGATGATACATCTTAGAATATCTCTTGTTCTCATGCGTAAACGCACCAACACACATTCCTTGACGCTTGTGTGACACCAACCACTCTATGATTGATAAAGAGTCATCAAGGAACTTTGAGCAATCCTTGTACCCACACTCTTTCATTAAAATTTCTGTTCGTTCATTGGGTATATAAACTTGTAGTTTTTCACCGTAATCCATAAAAGATATTTATGATTAATTTTAAAGAATTTGTAACACAACAAGATCAAAACGTGGATTCTCATGAAATAGAGCATCTATACGACAAAGCAAAAATTGCTATAAATGTTGTTAGAATGTATGATCCTAAGTTTTTGGAAAATATCTCTACAATTGCCAATCTAGCATCTGGGGCTTATGGGATGTATAACTCAGGAGAGAATAAAAAAATTATGCCTCCTGACGTAGAACAGAATTTAATATATCGTGGAAATGTAACAAAAGACAATATAGGCAATGTCCCAACTTCTGTAATTAAACAATACTTCCCAGACATAGATGAAAGAACAATCAGGCGTGGTGATACCATTCACGTTAACGTAAATAGGATACTGTCGCAGGCAAAGAGTGATTGGGAGGCAGTTATTCAGATCGCTTCCACAATTATTCATGAAGCTACTCATGAAATAGAAAGAGAAACAAAGGGTCAAACTTTTGAGCAAGGACCAGAAGGTGAAGAAAGAAAATTCATGTCATGGGTTCATCAAAACATTGATAAGATAAAACAGCAATTCCCAGATCTAAATGAAAACACAGAAAATAATAAACCATTTATTGTTAGCAAATCACAATATGCAGGCGTGTACTCTATTGTCGTTGTGATAAACGGGAAAAGATACACGTATTATGCGCATCCATCATTAGATCTTAAAAAAATAATCGCACAGTTCAAACATGCCGCTTGGCCAGCATTGAATAGATTAAAGAAAATAGCTTTTGATGTAGATACACCAGAAGGCGAAGAACCTAAGCTTAAACAGAAAGAGTTTGATTTTTAAGTTATTTCAGTTTTAGTCTTTGGAACGCTTATTGAATTCACTCGATCATCTTCCAATAAATCTGATAAAGTTAAACCTAAACTTTCTATTTTATCATTTGTCCAAATTTCAAATTCAATTTTTTCCTCTTCGAACAAAGACTTAGCTGCTTTATACTTGTTGTGATTAAGAAATTCTTCTTTAGTGTAGTTGTTTTTAACTTCAACTGCTAATAAACCTCCTGATTTATACTTGATTATAAAATCAATGGTGTAATATCTTTTGTGATCTTCCGTGTCATAATATGGAATTTGAAATGGCTCATAATCATAAAATTCTACGTTTTCATCATTATCTAAATGAACATGCGTTTGTAGTTCATACCCTGACCTGTAAATGGACTTTCCTCTTATGCATTTTGTGGAATCATAAGTTCCTTTGTAAGTGTTATTTCCGCCTCCTTTCCATTGTCCGCTCTCAATCAAATTGTTCATGGATACACTTTGCTTTTCATTCCATTCCTTTGGTCTTGTAATTCCTTTTGCCCAAGGGTTTTTGTAACTTTCTGACAACCACTCACGGCAATTTTCTCGTAAGTATTTTTTCATTTCTGGAAGTTGATTGTAATGATTAACTCCATATCTTTCCGACATTGTTTTTTTCATTTTATCACGAACTTCTGGCAAAGATGCCACATTTTTAACGCCATACTTCTTAACGTTAGTCTCCTGCATCCTTTTGACAGCTTCAGGATCTTGCAACATATGATCAACGCCATATCTTTTTTGCATGGTGTTAACTAAATTCTTTTTGCATATATCACTTTTCATAGGATGATCTACTCCATACTTTTTAATAGATCCTTGCTTTTTACTTTCTATCCATTTCTTTTTAAATTCTGGATCTTTCATTAATTCTTTTCGCTTATCAATTTCTTTTTTTGAATTTAATGGATGTTCCATTCCATATTTTTTCAAATTTGTCCTCTTTATTTTTTCAATGTTTTCTTTATTCTTCATGGGGTTGTTACATTTTAATGTGCATTTTCTACAAATGTGCTTTCCTTTATTTTTTTGCTCATTTTTTAATGCATCTTTTAATTTTATTTCCCACTCTTTTCCACAACGTTCAAATCCACTACTGCAATCATATTTTATCTTTATTTTTTGACTTGGCAAAATGCCTTCTTGACTTTGCAAATACATAATATTTCCTTTTTATTGAACATTGTAGCTTAGCATACCTTAGTTAGTAAGTCAAGCGTTGATTTTTGTTTAAATAAAAAAAACGCCCCCATTTCTGAGGACGTTTTTGTTTCAAAAAATCTTACGCTTGCTTTACTTTTGTATGGTAAAAATCATATAACAAAATTAGCAATCGTGACTCTCGCGTAGAATTTGGCACCTTCTCTAAGCAATTTCTTGCCATAGCGCGTCAAAATTCCTTTGCGTGGGCAAAAGGATTCTGGGTCCAAGACTACTGGGGTTTGTGTTAGCGGCACGTATGGGCAGTAGAAGTATCCACTATCCATGTAAGAGTCGCCCTTGTAACCCATTAGCAATTGTCCGGTTGGGAACAATGGATCTTTGTACAATCTCCAACGGTTGTTGATAGTACCGACGTACTGGATACCCAAGCTGGAAGTGAAAGTTTCACTTGAAGCAGGAGCAAAACCTGCGGTTGCTGTTTCGAAGATCGAAGCAACTTCAGGAGAAGTTACGATCCAGTTACAACCACCACGTAGAGTCTTACGGTGTACGACGTTTGAAACTTCTACGATTTTCACGTAAAGAGCTTCATACTTTTCTTTGATTGTGTCACCCAAAGCGGTGTTGAAGTCCCATGTCGCCACGGTTCCAGCATTGTTACGCAAGTCAGTCAAGACTTCACGGTCGATTTCAAGGTTGATTTCCTGCGCGAGTACGGCAGTCAATTCAGCTTCGGCATCGAGGTTGTGCTGTGAACGAAGGTCTTGTTGAGCTTCGTATGACCAAACAGCCTTTAGCTTACGAGTCTTGGCTGCAATCTCTTCACTTTCAACAACTAGGTTGATTTCAGGAAGGTCTTGCTGACATTCAAGATTGTATTCGTAAGACACGACAACATGGTTTGCAGTTGGATCACCATCGGTGTCCCAAGTCAAAGTCATTTCGCCAGTGTTGACATCAAGAGTACCGCTAACAGCCTGAATGGTTGGGGCACCGATGTCGGTAAAGGTGTAGGTTCCATCGCTGGCGACTACGAAAGTCTGAACAGCAGTAGCACCACGGAACAAAGTTCCAGTCATTGTTCCAGCCAAAACTGGAGTATGCTCTAGGGGAGCAAACACAGAAACGTGACCAGAAGCGGTTCCACCAGCATCAGTGCTGCTGGTTTCGTTCTGTACGAACTGATGACTGTAGAAAATGTCCAAGTTAGCGTCACCACTTGCAAGTTGCTGCAAGGAGTTAGCGTCATCACCTGGGAATCCAGCATTGTTATCTGCACCACGGATGGCACCCTTGTTGCTGGAGTAGCGGAAACGCAAGTAGTAGACCAAGCCAGTTGGGCCAAGTAGTGGCTGAACTGATACGATCTTGTTTGCGATCAACTGGGGATAAATTCTGCGAACCAACGGGATGCTGATTCTCTTAAATTGAGCAACGTCTCCAGTATCGGTGGAAACCTCGTTCATTAAACGCTGATTTTCTAGAAGAACAGAAGCCGTCTTGCGAACATATGTGTTGTCAATGCCCTCAAGAAGATTCGTCTTCGCCCAGCGCTTCTCTAGTTCCTTTGCTTCGTTTAGGAACGCGGAGTTAGCACTCATCATAATAATATACCTCTATGAATCTAATTTAGTTTTCTTTTTTAAGACCAGAAAGTACGGCGAGTTGATCTAGATCAATTCCTCCAACACTTTCTACGATAGTGTCTTCGTTCTGGTCGGCATTATCTGAAGTGGCTTCATTGTGTTCGGCAATAACTTCTACCGGACCATTGTGTCCACTACCTTTTCCTTCTATGTCCTTAGCTTTCTGTATTCTTTCTTTTTGCTCAAGAACAACTGACTCTTGGTTGTCATTAGCTTCAGCCAACAACTTTGAACCAACAGCAACAGCTTCCGTAAGCTCTTTTCTTTCTCTGTCTAGTCTGACAACTTTGGATTCAAGAATTTTCTTGTGTCCTTTTAGTTCTTCAACAATCTTGTTTGCATTATCTAGCTTAGCGCTAGTTGCCAAGACTGCTTCTTCTTCAGACAAGTAACCTGAAGTCAAGTCTACGATTTTATCAAGCACGACTTTGTGTTCAGCCATACGTGGGTCGCTTAGCACATCTCGCTTAGCGTTCTCGTAAATTTCCTGACCTTTGTAGTGTAGAAATTGGTCTACTTTGTCAACGATGTAGCCTTTCATTTCGCCAAGCTTTTCTTCGTATTCTTCGTAAACACCAACTTCAAGATTTTCATTTTTGCCACGCTCATCAACAAGCATATCGTATGCTTCTTGGTAGCCTTCTTTAAGAGCGGCCTCGTATTCCTCTCGCTGCATTTCAAGGCGATTACGCAAATCATTGATGATTCCGTAAGCTTCTTCATAGCCCTGAACCGCGACAGATTCGGCGTCTTTTAGCTCTTTGGAAAGCTGAGCGTAAGCTTCTTCTAGCTTATCGTTGTACTCTTTGTTAAGCTCCTCTTTTGATTCATCAATCATGTCAGTAACAGCTTCGGAAACTTCACTCACTTGATCTTCAGGAAGCAACTTTGTAAGAGCCTCAATGATTTTGTCCATTAACCTAACCTCGCTTTTGCTTCTTTGGTATGTTCTTTAATTATTCCGCCTAGTAAAGCCTTAACTACATCTTTGTTAATATCTATGCGCGTGGCTTCATTTTTGGGCGACTCAACTGTGATATTTTGCGAAGCAATACTCTCTTGCTTGCCTTTTACCACCTTTTCTTGGAAAGCAGCAAACGTACTTGGGTCTGCTACAGCATCGAAAGTTATCAACTTATAACTTTCTCCAATAACGAAAACTCCACTTTCATTTGAAGTTCCGTTTCCTACGCCTCTGCTGCTCATGCCAATACGGACACCGCTTTCCATGAGGCTTTTCAAAACCTTTCCATGAGGGGTATTAAGGATTTCTCCTTCACCCATCAAGACTTTGTTTTCCCACCATAACTTAGTAATTAAGTGAGAAGCTTTTTCAAAGTGGATGATGGAATCTGACGGATGATCTAACTCACCAATCAAACCCCTTGCATCAACCACTTCATTCAACCTTGAAACATTGCTGTTAAGCACGTCAAAAGGATACATTCTTTTGTTTTTGTTAACTGCGTCTGCCTCTTGCAATTTTCCACGGAACTTTGAGTTTCCGTTGGAACTATTACTTTCAATAAGTTCATATTGAAAGTCAGTTCCACTGGCACAACAGTCAACGAGTAGCATTGAGCTTTCACCAACGCCATATTCTAGCAAGTGATTCATGCTACTCCTTATTGATCAATAACTAAGTTGTCGGACTTCATTCTCCATCCATCTGCACCCGGTGCTGAAGGACTGTATGGGTTTTGAAGTTCTGGCCAAGTGTTGCCAGACTTGTAAACAAGTCCGTCTTGAGACTTGTCAACTCCAGGCTCTCCCTTCATGGTGAAATCTCCACCTGCTGGGATGTATGGATTGCTGATTCCTGGGTCTGTGTTGTCGCCAACATTTCCCCATGATCTATTTCTCATTTGGTCAGCAAGACCATTTTTGTAACTCTTGCCATCGCTTACAGGAGCAGAATCTCCCCAGTCGCCAGAGAAGTCGCCCTTAGGAGAGTATCCTTGAGAAGCTTTCTTAGCCATATCTGGGTGGTCGCCACTTACTGTCATATGAGGCTTATTGCTCACATTCCAGTCGCTACTTCCCAAGTTGGTTTCTAGCAAGTCATAAAGCCAATCGCTTACTTCTTCAGCAAGCTCAATATCAGGATTTATTTGTTGTGAAACAACTGCACCAAGTTCTCTTAGATGATCTTCGGCTTCCTCTGCAACAAAATCGTTTCGTTGACTTACTGCTTCTTCGTGTACGTCACGAACTGCATTATAAAGGTCAACAAAGACCTGCATTTCGTTAGAAGCGTTTTCGTCAAGGGTCGGATAAAAACCATCTACCAAACCACGGAATTGTTCGTAAGCGTCTTGATTTTCTTCTGACTTAAGAGTAGTCCCAGACAACTTTGTGATTGTGTCAACTTTTTCGGTATAAGCTTCGTGAGCTTTTCTGAGGATTCCCTCAGCCATGAAGTTGCACATGTCGTCGTCATAATTTTTAGCACCAGTCGTGTGAAGTGCTTCACCGATGATGTTGGACAACTCATTTTGAGTTAAGTAAAGAACGTTTGCCCATTGTGCCACGATTGTGTCAATGGATTCTTCGATTGCGTCCATGTCGGAAATTGCATTACTTCTCTTTAGATCGGCAACTGCTTTGCAGAAGTTGTTGTCTTCAGATAGGTTTTTGCCAGCACTGCGATGTCTTTTAACTTTGTGATCCAAAGTTTTCCAGTTGAAGCTAAGAATTCTAGCTTCGTTTCTTACTTTGTAAGTAGGAATTTTCAACGCTTCGACATTACTGCTTTCATCAAGTCTTGATTGAACAATGTCCAATACAGGTCCAAACTCGCGATAGTTGATGTAATCTGTAACGCTTTCACACAGGTTCAAACATTCGCTGACCATCTTTTTCTTCTTTGGCTTGTCCCAACGCAAGATAGCTCTTGCTCTCTTGTTTCCGCCAAGACTGCCCTTAACTCTGTCTCTTGCACGCTTTGCAGCAGCTTTTTGACCTGGGCTTCTTTTTGCCAAAGACTTCTTTCTGCCTCTTGTTCTGGCATTAATCAATGAAGTAGATTGCTTCTTGCCGAAAAGCTTGCTTCGACCTCCTGTTGGATTGGACTTTACGACCTTAAAGCCTTCGTTGAAAGATCTTTCAACGAAAGGTAGGTTGATGTATTCAGCAAACGCTTCGCTTGCTTCTTCATCCTTTCCGTCTAATATCATTTCAACCATTTTAGCAAGTGCTTGTCTTGCCTCTTGTTTTTCTGATTCTTCATCAATTACAAGTTCTTCGATATTCTCAAGCAAAATGCTATCGTTGTCGATTTTGTAATTTGCGTGTATGAAGTTACCATCTCTTGTTTCGTAAATGACTTCTTCACGAGTGAAACTGTGCAGACCAGAAATGTCCTGATCTAGGGCGGAACTTACAATATCTTCGGCTAAGGCCAATTCTGCCTCTGCTGATGATAAGGAGTCCTCTTCCATGCGCTTCAGCACGTCAAAATTTATAAGCGTTCTTTTCATAGCTTTTTAACTCCTCGCCGGATTGTTTTCAATATATTAAAGCAACTGTGTTTTAATTTGTGCGTGTTTTTATGAATATTAATTTAATACCAAAACTTTCGCTACATATATAGTATGCATGTAAGCCCAAAAACGAACGGAAATACTATGAAATCCTTTACGCAATACGTTGTCTCAATGGACTGTTTATATGAAAATGACGAGTTCCAGAACAATGATCAGAGAATAGAGACAGCGAATGAAAATTCAGATTGTCTCAATAGTGTTATAGAATTGGCGGTCAAAAAGGGATATAAAAACAAGACTGTTGACTTTCTTAAAAGCCTTGGAGATGAGGAAATAAATAGGGAATTAGAAGATTCTGAGAAGGGATTAGGCGATGTCTCTGGAGCAAACAACAAAGAAAACGGACCACCCGATGATGAGATAGTACCATCTTCGGTTGACAATGCTGGGGATCAAGGAGATGGCGGAGGAGAAGGAGAATAAAATGTTTTCCCTTGAGCTTAATTTTAAACAATTTTTAATAGAATCTCAGGCTATTTCGCAACTTCTTAAAACATCTAAACAGTGGCCAGTTGCAGGAGTTAAGGTTCTTAGGAAGGAATATAGGAACAACTTAATGGCAGCATACCCTGCTCTAAAGCAGCCAGCAGCCATAAAACAGCTTGATAAACTTGTAAATTATTACGTGTATTGGTCTTTGCACTATTTTTCTTTAAATAATAATGAATTTTTACAGTCTCTTCAACAAGAGAAAGACCCCTCCAAGATAGAAGAGATGTTTCGAGCTATCTCTGCTGTAGGCTACAATAGTGCAAGGCGTTGGATGGAAGAAAGTGGGGACTATCTTATTAACGCAATCAATACAGGGAACGCTGCGGCACTATCAAAATTAAACGACCCATCATACGCCCCAGAAATGCTGAGTGCTGATTCCAAGCATTGGCACGAATTGTTGGCGTCCAAAAAAAGAATTCCCGGCGGTGAAGGGAATACAATCATAAACCTCGATAAAGTCCCCGGCTTCAAAGGTTGGAAATGGCTGTCTTTAGGTAGAGGCTCTTGCAGATATGAAGCTGACGCAGGAGGTCATTGCGGAAATGCTGGCGAAAGAGAAGGAGATAACATACTTTCTTTGAGGGATGAAGGAAATAGAGTTCATTTGACCTTTATTGTGAATAATAAAGTCCTTGGAGAGATGAAAGGGCATGGAAACCACAAGCCATCACCCCAATTTCACCCAGCGATTGTTCCATTGTTAATGTCGAAATATGTGGAATCTATTAAAGGTGGAGGATATATGCCAGAGGCTAATTTTGGAATGAATGATTTAGATGAAGTCATTAGAAACAAAATTATTAAAGCAAAGCCTTATATGGATCAGCCTTTTGATTATTTGATGGGATCTTCAAAAAATGATGAAGATCTTATGGGCAGGATACAAAATCTGTTCCCAGGCACATCTATGGAAAACGTTAGGACTGTAGGAAAAGAAAGATTTGTTGTGCTTGATAGTTGGTCGGATTGGGAAGACACCCAAAAAGGTCTTGAAGGTCATGGGGCTAATTTTAGATCTAATTTAAGCAATCTTGATAACCCGAATTTTGACAGACGGTATGATGTTGACATGAGTGAAGCTATTGGAAATTTGAGCAAAGAAAATATAAAGAAAATTGAATCTTACCTAGATCAAAAAGAGAAAGATGGAGATATAGAGTTCTGGAATGATGATATAAGCTTAGAAGAGAAGATAGCGGAAGATGATGATCTTGAATCTGCCATAAAAGATGCTGCCTATCGTGGATGGGAATGGGGGTCACAAGCGGCTGAATATAGTGATGCAGTTAAGCAATTGGAAGATTTAGATGGACATTTTTATGTTAGAATTTTCAAAGATGGATACCAAGTTACGAAGAAGGGGCGAGAATATCCTTTCGAGCTTTGTGTAAATGTAGATTCATTGAAAGAAATTTATAACAGCCCTAATTTCGACGCAGATGAACACGATGTGGCAAGTACGATGAAATTTTCGTTCGATGATCGTGAACATTATGAATTCGACGAAGAACACTTCAATGACGAAGTTATAGAACAAGCTAGTTGGAGAGGAATTAATCTTTAAAATCAAAAGGGGGGCGTTTTAATTTTAATTTTACGCCCCCCAATTTTTTTTTACATTTCGCTATAATCAACATCTTCAGCATCCTGCTCAGACTCATAATCTTGAATTTCAAGATCATATTTCTTTATGTCTTCTTTTTCGACATCAGGCAAAGCTATTGGCTGTGCTGGCATTGTTCCAGGTCCTTGTGGCATTTGCTGGTTTGGATCTTGCATATTAGGATCAGGCGGCATTTGATTAGGATCTTGTCCCTCTGCTCCTGGCACAGGAGGTGGTCCACCATCAGACATAGCCATTGTAGGCGGCGGTCCTCCAGGTGGCATTCCTCCTCCTCCTGGTGGCATTCCTGGCATCCCACCCATTTCTCCTCCTGGTGGCATTCCCCCTTCTGGTCCCATCATTGGGTTTGGTCCTGCTCCATCAGCCCCAACTTCCATATCGCTTTGTCCAGGCTGTCCAACACCTAATAGTGCTGGATTAGAAGCCAGAACTTGAAGTTTTAGATCTTCAAGTTTTTGGATCTTAAGACGAGACAATTTTTCTTCTGCTTCCTCAGGTGCTAACTTAAGCCAGTCGATATAAATATCATAGTCAGGCATTAATTGAGATCCCTTGAGATTACTTGCATTGTTCAAACGATTTGTAATAACTTCCGCTCTACTTAGCTCTCGCCAATCAGATGGGGGCGTCATTTTAATTTTCAAATCATCGAACATTTCTTCTGGGAACCCGCGCAAACTCAAGTGTCTGTGAGCAATTTCTACTAGTCCATCAGTCATAGGATCTTGCAATCTTTCCACAGTTCGAGCAAATTTAACATCTTGCGCAGAAAGTGTAATTCTTGTCTGTCCAGGGTCTTCCTGAGTTAAGTAATTTTTTGGGAATTGCAAAGCGGTGAATAATTTATTTCTAAAGTAAACTGCATCGTCAATTTCTCCTAAGTTTTGAGCACCTGGGAGAGTTTCAACACGAGTGTTTGTATTTGGTCTAATTGGAATCCAGAAATCTTCATCTTGAGCGGGTGCGTGCCATCTTTCTTCGACAGCATTTCCACCTTCTCTGTTTCCTCTTCCAGTAACCTTCTTTTTACGATACATGTCTTTCATGCGTTCCATGAAAGCTTCTGCTTTAAATGGAGGCAATTGACCGACATCAACGTAAAATACACGTCTTTCAGGCGCTCTCGTGAGGCGATATACGACCATAGCATCTTCCATCAATCTCAATTGATGTGCTGGACCCCTTGCGGATTCGACCAAAGACACTCCGTATGGATAAAATGCGTTTCTATCTTCGCCAATTTTCATATGGATGATTTGGTCTGGATGGAATCTTAATGCTGTTGACTGTTGAAGTTCTGCCTCCGTAGATTGCGTAATAGGCGCTCTTGTTAACGCTTGGAAGTCTGGACCTTCTTTTCCTTGTTGAAATTCAATCAACTTTCCTTTTGTGGTTTCAATTCTGAATACACTTTCAGGAGGTAAGGGCAGAACCTTTAATATTCCAGCCTTAGGGTTGTCTGGATTCAATATGCATTCAATAAAGAAATCGCCAAAGATAAATAAATTTTTCGCCCAACTCCACAACCTTCGATTGATGTTCAACATGTCTCGATGGTAGAAAAGGAACTCTAGTTCATCTTTTATTTTCTTATTCGAACAGTGTATGTCAATTACATGTCCTTCATCATTTTTCTGGCAATTGTGCAAAACGCAAGAGTCAGTACAGAAGTTTTCATGCTTTTCAACTGAGAGATCATAAACCTTTTGAGTTGTCCAAGGCTCTACATCTATAACTCTACGACGGTCCTTCTTTTTGTAAAGGATCTGTAGGTCTTTCCAATTAAAGCCTTCTTTTTCTAGCCATTTTTTAATTGTACACCATTGGTGACTTGTCTTTGCTTCTATTTGACGGGTATTAAGCCCAGCACCAATCATCTGTATGATTTCCATCAACTTTTGAGTATGTGGGTCAACCTCTCCATCTCTCCACTGATTTACAAACCATCTCTCATGCTTCCATCCATCTTTGAATGTAAAGATGCGAGGAAATTGTCTTCTTTTATTTTCTGTTAGGAACGTATCAGCCTTGAGTCTGTAGAATGGCATGGTTTCAGATCCCAAGCCCAAATCGCCTGCCTCTGCCCATGTTCCATCTCTTAAGAGGAATCTGTGGTCTTTGGTACAGACAATTGCATCTCCATTATCAAATTTAACTCTTACTGTCTCCGCTTCTTTTACAACACGAGGTTCGGAAGCCCAACCGATTGTGTAATCTCCTTTTGAGAAATCCCAGCAGTAAACAGGGAATCTTTCGCCTCTTTTGTGTTCTTCAAGCCATGCAATTGTCTTGAGTCCATGCTCAAGGGTGGCAATTTTAGTATTGCCAGCCACACATGCTTCGTCTGAAAAGATCTGCATTACAGTCTCTATTTCAGGCATTGCTCTTAATCGTTCGTATTCTTTATATCTAGAAACGCGATTCTGAACCGTAGATAAATCAACAAAATCATTGGAGTCCCGCATACGGATGACTCCTTTTGAACCACTCCAGAATTCGCCACCTTGACGAACATCTGGTATAGCGTCAGGCTGTGTTACGCCTGCACCGCTAATGTTTATGTTTTGAAGTTTTTGTGAAAACGGGTCTTGTCTTCTAGTATAAGACCATAATTTGTAGAAATCCCACCAAGCCATAATATTTTCCTTTTTCTAATTGACTAATATAGTTATTAAAATACTCCTTTATTTTGATGAAAAGACTTTTATTTATTACCAGCCACTTCGGATCGGGCTATGAGGCTATATTTGAGCTAATGGATAGGAACCCATTAGTTCAAACAATTATCACTGAATATACATTCTCACACCCCAACGAAATTATGGGACTTCTAATGATGAATGAACACAAAAGTGACAGCCCATTGGCAACTTATATGACCCCTCTTTTGATGAATTCAATGCTTTCTCATAAAGGTGTTGTCGATTTTTCAAAATTCGTCTACTTCATACGTCCACCATTGAATTCATTGCATGAAATGGTGGATTTTGGCACACATACGCCAACGTCAGCATTAAATCACTATCTGTTTCGCATGAGAAGAATTGCTCAACTAGCAGAAATGACTCCTGGTGCCGTGTTTCTCACATGGAATAATCTAGTAAAGAAAGAAGGATTAAATCTTGTTGAAGAATATTTGGAACTTGAAGAACCATTGGAATATATGGATCTTGAGCCAAGAGAAATGAGTGGCACTATTCATAAGTCCTTTATAGACAAAGCACAAAAGGCTTATGAAAAATATTATGGCTATATGAGAAAATTAGATTTGAGGATGGTGTGATGTTTTCAGAAGAAGAGTTGGATATAATTAAACAACTGTCAGAAAAGGCAGAAAGGAAATTAGTTCTTATGGAAGAAGCTGAAAAGGAATTGGAAAAGAAATTAATTAACGCCCCAGTCTTTTTTGAAAGGCGTGTTCTAGGCAAAATTTTAATTTTAAATAGACGTTCAGCAACAAAGTTCAAATACGATAAGCCATGGGCTTGCATAAGTATTTCAGACCCAGGAGGTGATATGCCTCACAATAAATTGCCCATTAGCGAAGAAAATCGTATAGATCTTCTTAGGTTGGAATTTGATGACATAGATTTGCCGCGACCTAATATGCAACAAATTTCAGATGAACAAGCCAATGAGATCGTATCATTTGTACGCAAGAATTGGGATTCAGTTGATTTGCTGATGATTCACTGCAATGCTGGAGTTTCTAGGTCCACAGCAGTGGGAAAGGCGATGTCTGAAGAATTACAGCCAGAGTTTTCTAAATTCTTCGATAAACTTTATTCGCCCAACATATTAGTTCATGGAATTATGAAAAAGGCGCAAAATGAATGAAATGAATATTAACAAATTGGCTTTAACAATAAGCAAATTGAACAGAGATCATATCAAAGGGTTAAGCGACCTAAGAACTGGGTATAAACTAACTACATTTGGTTCTAAAGAAGGATGGTTAGATTCACGAATCAAATCTGATGAATTTTGCGAACATTTAGATACTGACATTAAAGTAATAGACGCCATTTGTATAAGTTTTATTTTCATCCAAAGAGAAGAAGTAATTGAGTTGAATAAGTTGCTAAAAGAAGAAGGAATTAAGTTTCTAGAAATTAGACATCATACAACATATCATGAACTGTAGGATTAATCATTGATTTGCCCTTCATCACCAACATTCTTTCTGTTCTCTTTCAGAGTTTCTAATTTAGCCTTCTCTTCTGCAATCATCTGGTCAATTGTTTGAACAGTTTGATTGTAGTCAAGAGGATTGGTTATGCCGTTAGAAATAGACCCCTGCCACTCTGCGTGGGGCGTATTTTTTAATTCTCTTTTTGATCTTTTTTGTTCTACAATCTCAATCTTTTGAAGCGCCGAGTTCATTAACTGTCTTGCTTCAGTCAATGCGAAGTCTTGTGGCAATGACTGTATTGCACTCAAAAGTTTAGATTTAGAGGATTCTGTGTTATTTTTCATTGTTGGGAATATTTCTCCATCAGTCTGTTGAGCGATTCTTGAAATTTGTTCAACTCTTCCGTAACCTCTGATTTTAACCCAGGATTAGATATGTTTGAAATGGCTCTATGGACATTATTTAAAGATAAATTTACGCCCCCAATTTCTGTATTTTCATTAATCCATTCGTCATATGATCTCATTACCACCATCCAAATTCTCTAAGTAGTTTATGATATTTAGGCTTATAATCCCAAAGTGCGTTCTGATCTTCATTATATCCGAGTAAATCTTCGTCCGATCCATCATCTTCTAGCCAATTTATAGGAGCGCCACGTTTCAACTCTTCTTTAATTTCTTTGTAAACTGACGAGTCCAAAACACTTTGAAGTTCATCTGGCATCTCTGATCCAACTGGAACGTCCCTTGACATGGACTCTCTAGCATACAATGCAATGCATAAAGCCATAATTGCATCATCGTGCTTACCAGCCAAAGCCTCAGCCCTTCTTTTTTGACCATTGTAGATAAATGTCTTTATTTCATCAACTAATCGCGTGCTATATAGTTTTAGAGTTTTGTCAAGAAGTCTAGATGACATGCATTCCAAAATAACTGGTCGTACAGCTTGGTTTGACTTTAAGCCAGGACCGGAAGCTCTTGTTTTTCCGGTGTCCCAATAAAGGTTTTCATAATATAATTTATGGTGAAGGCTATTTAGTACGGCACCACCAGCAGGGGCAGCAGCTTCAACAACAACAATTGCTGTATTGTACATAACTCCAACTTCATTAACTATTTGTGCAAATACATGAGGAGGTGTAACATTTGAATAAAATTCTGCTACTTGTTCCAATGTTGACATATCAAGTATTTGAAATGTGCTATTGTCATTATCTTCTCCAATTCCCTCTGCGCAATCTACTCCCATTATATATTCATGACCATCTATTGGCTCCTTCCACACCCATAATGCTCCACGATTGAATTCATCCATGTAATCAATGTCTTTGTCGGCATTGGTGAATTTAGTAAATAATTTTCTCGATGGTGGCGTTTTCTGAGTTAATTGCATCAACTCGCCAATGATTTCGCTATTGATATAGGTTTCACCAGATCCAAGGAAGTGTCTAAGGACTTCCTGCTTCCAACCTTTTTCTCCTAAGTTTGCCTTTGTCTTTCGAACCCAGTCATCATCGTGATAGTCAGGATGTTCGTAATAATCAAGGTCGATAATATTAAATTCATTTCGACCCTCTTTTGCTCTTGTGTAGGTGTCTTCATACCAATTACCAATACCATTAACCGTTGAGACAACAATACAGTTACCCCCAGTCGAGAGCGTTGGATACATGGATTTCCAGTGTCTATGCATATCGTTAATGAACGCAGCTTCGTCAATGATCAAATATGTAATAGATTTACCACGAGCAGCTTCGGGCGTGTAGAAATAAAGCCAGCAACCAGTTTCCTTAAATTGTCGCTGGTGGTCATTGTTTTTTCCAAATTTTGGCTTCAGCCACTTCGGAAGGTGTTCCAAAGCTCTAGCAGCAATTTCTCCAGCAGCAATAGCTTCACGATCTGTTTTTGATAAGACCATAATATTTTGGTCTAATCGAAACATGCATCTCCACAGTCCCCACAGAGAAGATACTGTCGTTAATCCACCTTGTCGGAATTTTGAGATGATATTAAACTGATGCTGGTCGTATTCTCCAATTACTCGACGCTGATAATTGTACAGCCTAAATGGAACTAACCCCCTTTTAGGGTGCCCAATCTTTACGTACTTATGACAAAAGTAAGGAAAGCTTTGTGCGCACTTTTGCCATTCTTCCCTTGTTTTATCAGTTTCAATGACTTCTCCATGTCTGTCATAATCAGCGTAAGCTTCAACATCATCTTCAGTTTCTTTGGGATCAATTTCTAGTTCCCATTGCTCAAATTTAAAATAATTTGGATCAAATTCGCTAGTATAGAAATCTTCTAAAGAGTCGTAATAGTCTTCCCACTTCTCCGCAAAAGACTCGAATCTACGAAATCCTAATTTTGCCCAGTCTTTGCCGTTATCTACGGGTGGCGCATGACGTGGGATATGCCCATCGTCATTATTTTCAATTTTCTCATTTGTCATGCTATCGTCCTTTCATAAACGTTAATACTTATATATGCGTATGTAAAGCCACTTTTAAGGAGGACAAATGGCAGACGAACACTTAAACGAAGAAAATGAATTGGAAAAGAAGGAATTTATTTCATCTCCAACAACAATTGCGGTTATTACTTTCATTTTTTTAGAAGGAATTAAAGCAGTAATTAGCTTTATTGCGGTGAACATCTTTAAGAAAGGATGGAATATTTTAAAAAACTTATGGAAAAAAGAAAAATAGCATTGATTCTCTATCCTGCGCTCGATAGAATTTACTCCTAAATCCACAACAGAAACGGAGTAATGATGGGCGTAAATAAAAATCAGTTGTTATTGGTAGTTGTTTTACTAGCAATCGGCATTGTTGGCATGGCTTTAATGAATAGGGTTGATGTTGTTGATCCTCCTCAAGTCACTCCAGAGGTTACTCCTGAAGTTGAGGTTGAAGTTCCTAAGCCAAAGACCTTTTCCGATGCTTTAGATTCTATCAAAGAAGATGAAATAAAGAAAAATCTTTATTACTTAGCATCAGATGATCTTGAAGGTCGAATGACTGGAAAGAGGGGTCATAGGAAAGCAGAAGACTTCGTAAAGAAAAAGTGCGAAGAATGGGGACTGAATGTTATGTTCCACAAATTCACATCCAAAGATATTGGACGTAGGATTAGCGGAATAAACCCTGGACCGAACAGAGAAGTGGGCGACGATTGGTGCAATAACGTATATGCGTGGGTTGAAGGAAACGACCCAGAATTAAAAGACGAAATCGTTGTTGTTGGCGCTCATCTAGATCACGTAGGATATGGTCCGTCCATGTCTCGCGGAAGAACCACAGAAGTTCATCATGGTGCGGACGATAATGCATCAGGATCTACGGCTTTGCTTGCAATGGCAAAAGCGGTTTCAATCCTTAAAGGCAAAAACAAAAGAACCATTGTGTTTCAGTGGTACTCAGCCGAAGAAATGGGATTACATGGTTCTAGATTTTATTGCAACAATCCTAAATTTCCGATAAACTCACCTAGTATGACAAAGCATGTTGCGATGGTTAATCTAGACATGGTTGGTTATCTTGGTAAGGGAGCTTACTTTGCAGGGTTTCATGGAGGAGATAGTTCTGTTGATATAAGTCGTATAATTGATGGACTCAACAGCAAGTACGCTTTTGCAAAACAGATCACCAGCAGAAAGGGTGGAGGATCGGACCATGCCTCCTTCTATAATAAAAGAGTCCCAGTGGCTTTTTTGCATACGGGGCTTCACCGATATTACCACACGCCAGATGATACTGCTGATAAGATAGATTATCAGGGAGTAGAGCAAGTTTCTAAATATTGCTTTGATTTGATTTGGCAAATATGTCAATCAGAAAAAACTCCTGTATTTGACCATGCTTCATTCGAAGAAATGGAATACACGCATGATCACGGCCACCCAGAATCTCCTTTTGGTGGCGAGGAACACAACCATAATTAAATAGGTGTGGAAAATGATTAACGAATGCTTAAAAATAGACGATTTGTACTGGAATGAAGACGAAAATAAATACGTTGCTTTAAGTGACGAAGAAATTGAAAAAGTAATAACTGCTGCCATCTTAGACAAAGATGAAATGCCTAAAGATATTAGCGCAGAAGATGTTTGCTCTGTTGTCAAATGGGCAACTATGGCTAGAACAAATCACCTGCTACTGCAAGGCGTATTAGCTGGACGGATTAAGTTGAATGTTTCAGATGATGGTGAAACATTATTTTATGAAGTAGAAAAAAATGATGAAATTCAATAAATTGATATTGCTTTCGATTAGAAAATGTAGATAATTGAAAGAGTAACAAAAACAACCTTTATTAAACGTGGAGACATTAAAAATGACGAACCTTCGTTACAACCCTGTTAGAAATCTTCCAGTCGCAAGATTTTATTACAAAGGCAATCACAGCCATCCAATTCGTAGAACTGTTTTAGTTGTTGAACAAACATCTAAGATCATTAAGGGATATGAATTGCGTAGTGGATCGAAAGTCTTGAAAGCAGAGAATGCACCAATTCGGTCTTTCTCAAGAGAAAATATTGCCACCTACGGTGAACTTCGCATGGACAACAAATCTAGATCCAAGCGACAAAATCGTAATGCCAATACTACATTAACTCGTAGTGGACTGATAGACCTTGTAGTGAGCGGCGTATAGTCACCCCCTACCAGTCATTTACGTAAAGCCTGCCCACTATTGGGCAGGCTTTTTTTTTGGAGAAAACTTATGAAATACGCTTTATTTTTAAAATGGTGGTTGTTAGTTGTACTTATTTCGATTGGTGCAATTGCTTTTTGGCAGTCTGGATTGGCAGAAATTGTTTGGGAAAAAGATGCCACTAAAATAAGCTTTGCAATTGCAGCAATATTTGGTCTTATGACAACTTGGTGTGGATGGAAAGTTTGGGTGTGGGGAAGACAAGACATTTATATTGAAGATGAGATGGTAGTTAAATTTGAGAGGCTGGAGGAGGTGGGCAATTTTGTGTGTGGTGCCTTTTTCCAGTTGGGAATGTTAGGAACCATCATTGGACTTACCATCATGTTCTCATCTTTTGATGAAATGGATTTGACTACGGCAGAAGCCAAAATCAATTTGTTGCAAACAATTGGGCTTGGTGCTTCTACCGCATTTTATACGACTGCAAGTGGTCTAATTTGTGGAATGTTGTTGCAACTACAATATTTCATCTTGGGACAATCTATCAAAACACACAAGTCATTAAACAAAGATATTTAATTCATGAATAATCAAAATAATACGCCCCTAATTGATCTTTTGTTTGGAACTATATTGGTGTTTGGGGCGTTATTTTTAATTTCCTTTTTGCTCATCAATCCATCTGAGGATGATAAAAAAGTCAATGTATTTGCCGATTTCATAATCAGCATGACATGGCCAGTTGAATTCAATGATGACATTGATATTTACATGGAAGATCCAAATGGCGAAATTGTTTACTTCAATAGTAGAGAAGCTGGTCTAATGCACTTGGATAGAGATGATTTAGGAAACAGGAATGATAGGGTCTATACTCCTCATGGAACCGTAGTTGAATATAAAGAGAACAGGGAAATAATAACATTACGTGGAGTCGTCCCTGGAGAGTATGTCGTCAACGTTCATGCCTACACCAAGCGTGACAAGAGGCCGGTGGAGGTCACAATAATCGCGGAGAAAATAAATCCAAGCCTGTCTTTGATTGCATCTAGGACTGTTACTTTAGCCAAAAATGGTGATTCAAGAACTGCGTTTCGTTTTAGTGTAGATAAAGATGGGAATATAACTGATGTGAATGAAGATCCCAAAAATATAATACAACGATCTCAGAACAATGGCGAAGACTTCGACGGAGGTATAGAGCCGCCATCAATTGAAGAGGGTGAAGAAAGTGAAGAAAGTGAAGAATATGAAGAATACAACAATTTAGAAGGATAGTAAGATGAATTTTGATACAGTTGGAATACCGCTTTCTTTTGTAGTTTTGGTGGTAATGGCTTTATGGCTAATCATTGGCGCAAGGGGATGGTGGTGGTTGAAGTGTGCATTCATTGTTCTTTCTCTATATTTTAGTTTCGCCGTATTTAACTCGGTTGGCAATTTGTTTGGGTGGCCTTCAGATAGTCCTCTTCCCCAAACATTTAGAATTTATTGGGCAGAAGTTAAAGAGCCAAATAAGAGAAATGGAACGCCAGGAGCGGTTTATGTTTGGGTCAAGGAAATAAAGATTGAAAAAGACAAAGACGATGAAACTCCAGACGAGTCTTATGAAGAAGACTCTTTTCTAGAAAAATATCTAATTAATTTTTCTCCCAAATCAAGAAATGAGCCAAGATTGCATAAACTCCCTTATTCCAAAGAGGCTAGAGAGCAAATAAATAAGTTGAAGAAAGGAATTGCTAAGGGCAAGAAATTTTATGGCAAGCGTGGCAAAGATGGTGGCATGGAAGGAGAAGGAGATGGCGATGGAGATGGCGATGGAGAGGGCAAAGGCGACGGAAAAGGCGATGGGCAAGGGCAAGGAAGTGGGAGTTATAACTATAAAATCCCTGGCGATATACAGTTTTATGAACTGCCTCCTCCTAAATTGCCTAAAAAAGACTAAATACAAGATCAAGTTTTAACGGTTCAGTGAGGAAATATGACCTTCTTTCAAAATCCATTCAGCGTAGAATTTAGAGGAAACTGGGTTCTTGGCGACAGAAGCCAGAGTTTAGTTTTCGATGTACCACCAAACACTGGTCGTAGTGAGACTATTGTTGTATCATATGCTGAAGGGCCATATGACATGAGTGGCAATGATGGCGACAGCAACAGCGAGTTAGATCTAACCTATAGTTGGGCTATTGATGCTGAGTTCCAAAGATGGGCTACACATACGGTTACAATAACCCCATCGTCAAGCTCTGCTGTTACGGTTCGTGAAATTGTTACTGACCTAAACGCAGACTCGGTATTTGCGAGCTACTTCACCGCTTCTGTCGCTAAATTCAACAATGGAGTAGATCGTCTGATGATAACGACTGATCTTGATTCAACCAAGATTAAGTTCTTTATTCACAATGGTAAAGCAGAAACATTGCTCAAATTCAATGCTCGTGCTGGCGTCAAAGAGATTCCAACATATTTTGATCGTCATAGAATCGGCGCATATAATTCATCTGATGGCGAACTTGTGTTGACAAACGATAGGTTTGAGTACACAGACTGTGCCTCTTTAATAATTGGATTAGATAATTCCAATTCAAACGTAGATGATGATGTAGTTGATGAGGCGACAGACAAAAATGGATCTTCGTTGGGACTTGATTCTACCACGGTGCAAGCCGATTACCAATTATTGAATGGAAGATCTGGCTTATATACATTCAAGAAAATAACGGTTGATGGAAGCGACAGAATCACAGAGATCATTGAATATCAGGCTGGGGCTGGCGTTGGTGACTTGGCTCGCAAGACAACAAACACCTACACAAGCACAAACACGTTTCCAGACCAAACTACAGAAATACCATACACACTAGCAAGTGGCGATTTAGTCACTCCATAAGTTTCTGAAACCTTTATTTAAAATAATTGTTTTCCATATATAATAGAAGACTGGACTTCTAAACATAGGGAGCAATTATGACAGATAATGGACATATTAAAAAAATAAAGACCGAAGATGATCGTTGTGGCGAGAGACACGTAACCACTTCATTGGACGACAAAGGCAACAAAACTGTAGTTACCAAACTATACATTGAGCCAAAAAGTGACTTGAAGTTGGAAGAAGTCGTTACTGAGCATTATCGTGCAGAAGTCTACGAAAGAACAATTGACGTAGTAGATGAAAGCGGCAATGTAGTAGACCGCAGAGTTGAATCCGTTGACCCAATGGATTCAAGGATGAAAATGGTTGAACACATTAACAGCAAGCCAATCGTAGAAGAAGCCAAGTCTTCTGACTGCAATTGTGTAACCAGAGAAGAATTGATGCATGCAATCAATGCAAACAATGCAAACAACGATACTAGGGTTAGACCACAGGCTAAAATAGCACAACATTGTGCAACACAAGACAATTCCACAGGTGGAGGCAAGTGGTTCACATGGACATTGGCCGTACTGATTGTCGTAGAAGCAGCGATATTTGTTTGGATGTGTATCTAGATTGGGGAGAATATAAACTTCACAACTTTGATAAATTTATCGTCTATGTAAGTAAATCTGCAAAAGTCACACACTTTAAGAAAAGCAGATATTTGATGCAAAAACCCTATTGGAAACAATAGGGTTTTTTAATCGCCCCACTTCATTGTAAGCTTTTCCAACATCTTGGCAGCGAAACTTTTTTCTTTCGCCTTCTCTTCAGTTTCGCTAAGTTTGACATTTCTTTTTCGCATTGTCAAAGCCCTTTCATAAAGTCGATCAATATTTCCTTCCCACAATCCAACTATGGGATGCTTAGGCGTGTAGAGTTGTAGCGTTCCACTACTTTCGTGATATACAGGGTATCCCTCAAATGATACTTTTATTTCGCTTAGTATGAATTTGTCTGGTCGGTCAAATTCATCGCAATATCCGTCCACTTTTATCTCCATGTGAATTCCTTCTCTTAGTCCATCCCATATCCATCCTCTTAAATAAGACGATGAATCCCCAAAGTATGGGATGGCATTGTCGTCCATGTCCTCCCAAGGCTTATCCATAAACGTCATGTCAGATCCTCCATCTGCAATCATCGGAGATCCCATAATCATTGCGATGGCACTTACTTTGCCACTTTTGCCCATTAAATTCTTTCTAATGGCCTCAAAAGTCCTTTCCTTACGTATTTGTTCTTCGTACTGACTCATATTATTACCTAATCAAACAACTTGATTTCTCTAGTGCAAAATTTGCATACTTTTGATTTGTAGAAAACTCTCTCGTAACAGTTGGGACATTCAATTGTGTCCACTACAGTTATTTCGTTTTTCTCTTCCTCTGCCAATATTGGGGCGATAAATTTTCTATAAAGTAAATATAGAATTATTGATAAAAGAATGAAATCAACAAAAGATCCTAAAAACTGCCCTGTCTCAAATGTCAGACCTTCTATTGGAGCAAACTCCCATAATCTCCAATCTTCTCCAGTTGCGGCGATTATAAAATTCACAAGGGGCATTACCAAGTTGTCGGAGAGAGAAGTTATCAGCTTCTTAAAAGCAGCGCCTAACATGAAGGCAATTGCCATCTCTGTCATGCTTTTTTTGAAGGCAAATTTTTTGAATTCATCGTATTCTTTTTTGCCTATTAGATTTTCTATCTCTCTCTCAAACTCATTCTTAGCACGACCTATTGAATTGATTTGTTTTTTTCTTCTGACTCTAAGCCACTCAAACACTCTTATTACCCCTACATATAAAATAGATCACTTATCGAGGTAATTATGCTAGAAATTTTTAAAAATATGTTCTCTTGTTGCGAAAACAAGACAGATGTTGCGGCTCATGTCAACAAAGATATGATTAATTATCAATTAAATGACCCAACAACCCCAGGACTAACGGTTGAAATTCCAGTTCCAAAGAAGCCAAATATACTAAATTTCAAAGTTAATGGATTCAATCCGAAGCACCTAGAGGCTGGAACTTCGCATGGTAGAGCGGCGAATGTTTACGCAACAATGGTAAACTCTATTGATCATTTTTCTAGCTATAGAGAAAAAACTAAAAAATGGGCAGCAACCAAACTGCTTAAAGTTCACCCAACCGCAGGAAAGCAATTGAATGCATTTTATGATCGAAAAAACTTGAAATTCTTTCATAAGAAAGTCAATGGGAAAGATGTGTTTACGGCAGATTCAGTTGATGTTGTTGCACATGAATTGGGTCACGCTTTATTGGATTCAATGCGCCCCGATTTTTGGAACGTGCAAGCAAGTGAAATATGGGCATTCCACGAAGCATTTGGAGATATTAATGCGATTGCAACCGTCATGCTTTATGATGGCGTTCTAGAACATGCTCTTAAAGAAACTAAAGGAGATTTGAGAAAACACAATGTCATATCTAGAATCGCAGAAGAAATGGGAAATGCTATAGCATATTCCAGAAGGGGCTTCAAGCCAGGAGCGTTGCGAAATGCAATCAACAATTTCACTTATGCACCTCCACACAAGTTGCCACATAACCCTGGACAAGACAAGCTTGGTGGCGAATGCCATAACTTCGGAAGATTGTTTGTTGCGGCGTGGTACGACATTATGGTAGGGATTTATGAATTTGAGTCAAAAAGAATGTCGCAAAAGGAAGCCATGAAAGTTGCCGTAAGTGCAGCATATGGGTATGTTGTAGAGGGGTTAAAAGTTGCTCCAAGAACTACAAAATTTTATAATGCAATTGCAAATGCGATGGTTTCAGTTTCTCGTATCGAAGGCGGGGAACACAAAAATATATTGCAGGGTGTGTTTATAAAAAGAAAAATTTTACGCCCACAAATAAAGATGTTGGCAAAAAAAATAGATGGACAAAAAATGGAATACCTTCTTGCTCAAGGAACAGATGTTATTGAAGGCGAGCATGGAAAGATCGTTAGATGTCAGAGAAACACAACAATTAGGTTGTCCGACAAGTTGGGAATATCAGCCATGGTTCATAATCCTTTATATGATTGTGAAATAGAAGTGGCTGGAGACATTTATTATGATGTTGACGAGAATGGACAATTAATTCATCACTTGCAAAGTTCAGACAGAGAAATTGTCAGTGATGCATCAAACTGCTTAAACTTCATATCTCAGCATGATCTAGTTAATGGCGAAGATTCAATGTTTGAGATTGTAGAAAATAAAATAAACAGAAATTTAATTGTTTGCAATTGCGGAGGACACTAATGGGTGCAACATCAATTACTGGCGTTGGAAAAGGGATGTCTGAGGGAGAATACAAATCAGCAAACAACACTGGTTGTTGCGGAAAGACAGACGAAAAAGAAGAAACTGATTCATCCCCAGTTAAACGAGGATGTTCTATTAGCATTAAATCTTGTTGTGGCAAAACAATCAAGTCTTGCTGCAATGCTAGAATCAGAGGTTGCTAATAAACATTAATGTTTATTAGCAACTGGAACTCCATTTTCGAATGCAATAGTATTAACCTGATTGTCTAATCTTTCGTAAAACAACTCTGCATAAGGTTTGTCACCCATAAAATTTATTCTAATTGCAACAAGTGTTATGTTTGATTCAATTTTACTAATTGTTATCTTGAATCTGTCATTTTCTCCTACAGCAACATAAGAATCTCCATCAGAATCAGGCGATCTATTCTCATGTATTTCGAAATTTAATTCTTCCGCAGTTCTCTTAACAGCCCTGTACATTACCTCAGACTCATAGTTATAATATTTATTTGCTTCGCCCTCATACCACATGATTACACCGCTAATTATAGGCGCTGCAATGAATTCAAAGCCGCATCCTGATACGGTTAAGGCTAAAAAAAGTATAAAAATTGTTGAAAAATTTTTCATAAAAACTCCCTATATGTAAAATTAGCGTCTCGTGATATTTAGGATACAAAACTATGAAGTATGAAGAAGAATTTGGTAATTGGCAAAAAGGTGCAATTCGTTGCTCAGATGACGATGATTGGATTGAGGAAGATGATGAGGATCTAGAAGATGACGAAGATGAAGACGAAGACGATTTAGACGATGAATCAGAGGACGATTGGAACGACGACGACGATGATGATGACGATTTTGACGAAGATATATATTGGCACGGCGATGATACCGACAACTGGGACTAAAACATATTCCTGAATGGAAATGGAATATAATCTATTGGAAACCTTGCGCCAGGATTGTTCCTGTCTATTATAGGAATTGTTCTAGCGCCATTAGGTGGCGTTAAATTCAATAACCATTCATATCCCTGACTTTTGAAATGTTTCCTAATCGAAGGTATTGATGTGAATATTCCTTGTCCGTTTCCATTTACTTTATCCGTTGTTCCCCAACATGTGCCAATGTAATATCCATCATTTGTAAGTAGCCCCCCTCCTGATCTTCCAGGTCGTGGGCTATTTTTTTTTGCTCTTGTGTCAACTCCAGGTCGAGATCCAACTGTTAAAATTTCAACTTCATATCTTGCGACCTCTTTGCTTGAATCACATCCTGTAGAATGATATGTTTTGCCGACTTCAATTTTATAATCTGATTGAGCAATTGTAAAATATTCGGGTTCCCAATCTGGAGTGAATTTCAGCAACGATACATCATATCCTTTTGTGTTACTGTAAAAGATTACTTTCGCTTTATACTTTTTTGGAAAAGCAAGCTTTTTTTCATTGTGATACCAAGCAGATATTTCTGCCGTACCCATATTTAAAGCGCCAGCATTTTTTGTTCCACTCCATAAGTGACCACATGAAATGACCCACGCTTCCTTTTTTTCTGCATCGTAATAACAGATTGTTCCAGAGCCATAAAATTTGCCAACCTTAACTCTTACACTGGCTGCAAGCCATGTGCGATATTCTTCTCCTCTATCTTCCTGTGGGGCAACAGTGTTTGTTTTGTAGACAGGACCGTCAACAACTGGCATGTTGTCAAGAGGGTGATTGTAAAGTATTTTGTTTTCATCAGGTGCAAATGCAACGCTTAAAATAATAAGACCTAAAATAGAAATAACGCCTAGAGTCCATTCTTTATATTTCTTCATATTCTACCACCTCTTTAATTGCCATAATAACATAGTATATATGTATTTTGGCATATGTGTGCGCTGTTTATTTTATGAATGAAGCATAAATAACTACATTAGATAATGGCAAGAAAGCAAATAGTATTATCACTGTCTCATTACATATATCTTACAAAACAAGATCGCTATGCGTTGCACAAAGGCGTAAGAGTTGAAGCTACAGGAGTTTCACTGCCTGTTTGGTTTTATCGTGGCAACACTTCTGAACCAGCCACGGAAGTTTTTTGTAGATATATTATAGAAAACAAAAAAGAAGACGATCCTATCATTTACACAATAAAAGATGGCTATCAATTCAATCTTCCGCAACTCCCAGAAAATTTCAAAAGAGATCAAGTCCCCTTAGATAAGTGGAGGAGTATGTCAGAGGAAGAGAGAAGCGAATGGTATACAGATAACAAAATACCACTTAATAGCGAATTCCTTCTTGATCCAATTGATGGAGGAGGAAAACATCTACATTGGACTCAGCATAATAAAAGAATCAAAAGTGAAAAGATGCTTATGATTAAGAATTATGTAGAAATCAAAGATGTAACAGATCTAGAAGAGTCGCTTTGCTTTTAAGATCCGCCACTAAGGGCTAAGCCTAATCTCATATTGAAAGAATCTCCACTGTTCGCAGTTAACGATGAAGTTAAACTTACGGTCGCAATTAAAATCCCACTACCAGTAGCGGACGTAGTTAAAAACAAAGCATTAACTGGACCCCACGAACCTCCTGAAGCGGAAAAGTTAATTATGGGACTGGTTGCCTCATAAATGCTGCTGTCATTCAGGGCAACAGTGAATTCTCCATCGGAACTAATAGACTGTCTTGCATATCCATTAGTGCTTGGCTCATCAGTCAAATCAGCCATAGTATCTGATGCATCTACAGATGTGCGATTGTCTAAACCAAAATAGAAATTAGTTGGCACAACAGTGGTGTCTGTAAATGCTGCATCTAAAATATATTTTTCGCCCAAGTCATGAAGAACGTTTTTTAAATTTTGAGCTTGCCAGATGACTTTGCCATCACGGATCTGCTCTATTTCCAAAATTGTCATTAAGTGAAAGTCTGCCATAATTATATATAAAGTTATGGAATTCAAAAAATGGCTAATTAAGTTGGAAATTGGTGATAACTATGGGCTTGCTCCACCGCAGCAAAGACCAGATCGCATAGTTAGAGATCAAGCCAAGAAAGGAACGGGAGCAATGCCCCAATATGACATGGAACCATTGCCAGGGAACGAAAAAGCAATGAAAAAGAAGCAAAAGAAGAAACAAAGCAAAAAATGACCCCAGAAGCCCCATATGAGCGATTCGGCTAATTTACCTCTAGGATTCCAAATAATTAATTAAACGCCCCATATGGGACGCTCAGAGATAAGGAATGGCAAATATATGTGTTGTGGCAAAGGCGGAGGAGGCGGAAGAGGAAGAAGTAGGAAAACTAAGAAGCCAACCTCAAAAAAGAAGCTTTTAGAGCATAAGGCAAGAATAGCTAAAAATAAAACGCCAAAGTAGTTTTATTTTTGATACTTTAAAGTATTTCTTTCCCAAAACACGCCATCATTGTATCCTTGAATGGATTTATCTTCAGACTCCATGCGCTTTAGAGCATAAAGACACCAATCTTCATCAATGTCACACCCTGAGAAATTGCGATTAAGTTTCTGAGAGACGACAGCAGTGGTTCCAGACCCTAAAAATGGATCTACAACCGTATCACCCTCATCTGTAACAGCCAACATAAGCATTGCCAAAAGTTTTTCAGGTTTTTGGGTTTTGTGTGGCGTATTCTCTGGCATCGACCAAAATGGGACGGAAAATATATTTAAAAAATTTGACGCCCCAGTATCCCTGAATCCTGTTTTTTCATCCCAATCCTTGGCTTTCCCATCTTCTTTGTAAGGAGCTATGACTTGTTTTCTAACTTTTATGCGGTCTGGATAAAACTTATAATCTTTTCCTTTGGTCGCCCACCAAATGTCTTCGCATCCAGCCTTCCAGTTAGTTTTGCTTCCTCTGCCTTTTTCACGTTGCCACGTAAGACGATTTCTGACTTCAAAACGGGAGTTCATCGCCTCGAAAATATTATAACTCATTTGCCAATCTCCACAAAAGAAGATTGAACCGCCTTCTTTGATGGCAGGATAAAAATGATTTATAATGGCATGTGTGTAATCACCATAATCATTTATAGTTCGTTTTTTGAATTTAATCTTCCCAAAGTCTTTGGACATATTGTAGGGAGGGTCCAAAAACAACATGTCTATGGAATCTTTCTCCCATTCCATTTCCATGCAATCATAATTAAAAATATTACGCCCAATTTGGGGCTTTAGACGTTTTCTGTCTTCATCTGTTAGGATTATAGTTCTGTTATTTTTAGCCATGCAATAATGTAGTTAGATGCATAAATAAAGGATTCTGCAAAAGGACTAAAACATGCTAAACTGGAAAACATTTCTAACAGAACAAGAATTATCTGGAAGTCAGATAGGACAAAGCTCCAAGACTGCATTTGAAGGATTGCCGCCCGCTCAACAGCAGATGATCACGCAGTCAAACAAATACAGCCTATTCAGCAATGAAGTCGCTAGAAGAGAAAGAGAGGGTTTTCTCCAGAGCCAGATTCAACAATATGGGGACAAAGCAGTTTATGATGATATATTCAAAGCTGTCTTTCCAAAACATGAAGTTGAAGCAATGATGAAGCAACAGCAACAACAGCAGCAACAGCAGCAACAGCAACAGCAGCCAAACCAACAGCAGCAAGGTCAGCAACAGCCTGGACAAATTCCTACGCAGAACGCTCAGTTGCCACCAATGCAACAAGGCATGTAATTACACATTGTAATGCATGCATAAAGTTTTGTAATCGCATCTTGAGCAATGACGACCTACATTTGGCCAAGCCTTTTCAGCGGTAGTTTGTTCAATTTGCTTGTATGCTTCCAAAAGTTGCTTTTCTGCAAACTCTAACGACTCTTCATTGAACTTGGCAGCAATTAATGAAGCGTCTTCAAGATAATACAAAGCACAACGTATATCTTCGGGTTTGGCACCAAATTCCTTTTGTACCACGCGAGCGTATGTGCGAAGCTGAAGATTCTTGGTCACTGTTTGAGCAGTTTCCCTAAACGGACCTTTTTTTGTGGTTTTGTAATCAATGACTGTGTATTTTCCATCTCCATGATCTTTTAGCCAATCAATGAATCCCATAACGTGACGACCTTCGCCATCTAGGTCATAATGGAATTTGTGTTCTAGAATGTCATTTCCAAAACCCATTTTGTCAGCTAGTTTTACTCCATTTGCAACACAACGAGGAAGTCTTGGTTTGTATCCTTTTGCCCATTCGTTAAGAGGGGGCGCAAATTTATTTGGCTCAAGCTCTGCTTCCCCCTCTAAAACCATACGAGTGCATTCCTCAGATGAAACTTCACCTTTGCCTTCTACGTACAATTCTAATATCTTATGAACAAGTTTTCCAAACACGAAATAAAATGGTTCTTCACCAGGACGAGGAATTTTTTCATGGTATCTAAATTTATATTGATATTGGCATTGTTTCCAAGTAGAATCTCTTGAAACAGATATGTGATTTATATTCATGTTGTCAATCATATCGTAATTAAAAAGTGAAATCTATAGTGAAAAATAAAATAATCCAAGGCGATTGCCGTCAACTAATTAAAAATTTAACGACCAACACAGTTGATTTGACAATTACCAGTCCACCATATTTTTTACAAAGAGAATATGGAGACAAAGAAGAGATAGGTCAAGAGGGTGATTTAGATGAATATCTTGATGTTTTATTGGAAGTGTTCAGAGAGTGTCTTAGAGTCACAAAAGAAGATGGAAGCATCATATGGAATATGGGCGATAAATATTTGAATAGTTCGCTACAATTGGCACCTTATAGATTCGCAGCCAAAGTGGTAGACGAAACTGACGCCATTTTAATTAACAACATATCTTGGTCTAAATCAAACCCTGTTCCACGTCAATTCAATCGAAGAATGGTGTCATCACATGAACCATTCTTTCATTTTGTGAAATCTAACAAATACAAGTATTACGGAGATAGGTTGACTAAGGTTAAAGAAAATAAGCCAAATCCCGATACTAAAGTGGGGCGTAAATATTTTAAAATTATAGAAAATTCTGATTTATCTGAAGAAGAGAAGTGCAATGCTATTAATGAGTTAGGTGCTGTCATAGATGAAGTCAAAAGTGGCAAAATCAGTGGGTTTAGGATGAAAGTCAGAGGCATTCACGCTTTGGCGTTTGGTGGACAGGAGGGCGGTCGCAATAACCAGATAAAAAACAACGGCTTTTCTGTAATTAGATTATCTGGCAAGACTATGTTAAAAGATATAATAGAATGCCCCGTTGAGAGCATTAAAGGAACCAAGCATCCAGCAATTTATCCCCTTGAAATTGTGGAGAAATTAATACTTTTAACCACAGACGAAGGAGACTTGGTTCTTGATCCATTTATGGGTTCAGGAACTACAGCATTGGCTTGCATTGGCTTAAAAAGATTGTATACTGGATTTGAGCTATACGAAGATTATATCAAACAAATAGAGGAAAGATTATGGCAGCAGAAAATTTGAATAATGGCGTTGGTGGCGAATTATATGTGGGTGAAGAATTTAATTGCAGACCAGACGGATATTGTCAAGAGGAGGCAAAGATGGATGCAAATATGCACGAAGACGACAAACCCTATGCCGCAAATCCAACAGAGATCAGAGGCATTTTAGCAATGAATGTAAATATTGGTACACTTTCTTCAGAAAAGGGTATTAATCTTGCGGAGAGAATGAAAGATAAATTGCTTGGAGATCTAGAAAAAGCAAACAAAAAACTTCCTGACGATATTGCTATATTTTTGCTCCCAGTTAGGGCTTCTAGTTCAGACATCAATTTCATAAGTTTGGAATCTGGCTTCACAGAGTAAAAATTATGTCAATAGATTACGATGCTTTTCTGTCATGGGCTGAGAGCCGTTTTGACAATGTAAAAACCAATGGTCGAGAGATCATGGTTAATAGCCCCTTTGCGGACGACAATAAAAATCACCTCTGGTGTAATGTCGATGGGGGAAAGAATGGCAGAGAAGACGGCGTGTTTAGGTGCTGGAAGAGTGACAAGAGAGGAACCTTAGTTGGTTTAGTCATGAAGGTTGATGGATTGCCTTACGAAGAGGCTGTTTATCAAATCCGTGGCGAAACAGAAATGTCAAAAGTCTACAGCGATCTAGACGATTTTTTTAATGCGAATAAAAAGTCTGACAAAAAGCCAGCGAAGATAGAGATTGATCCAGAAAAGCCTCCACACATGAGGCTTCCTCCATTCACATATCCTTTGTCTCAATTGACACAACACTATAAAGGTTCAGAAGCAATTGCCTATCTTGAATCTAGGAAAATAGATTACGAAAAGTTTAATATAGAATTCTGCACTCAAGACAAGTACAGAAATAGAATCATCATTCCATATTACGATAAAGATGGAAATTTAATTTATTGGAATGGAAGACATCTTTCAGATAGTGCCAAGCCAAAGTACCTCGGTCCAGAAGAAGAGGTCTATGGAGTTGGAAAAAGAGACGTTTTATTTTTTACTTATTGGCCGAATGATGGTTGGGTATTCTTGACCGAAGGAGAATTGGACTCCATTAGCCTGACAATAGCTTGTGGGCGTGCCTCTGTTGCCTGTGGAGGCAAAACATTAACTCCTAAGCAGCTAGAGATGTTGCGTGGGTTCAATGTATGCATTGCATTAGACAATGACAGTGCTGGCAAAAGTGCTCTAAAGGTTATTGGTGATTCTTTGAATTCCAATGGAATAGAAGTTAGACAGGTTTCGCCACCAGAAGGATTCAAAGATTGGAATGCTATGTTGCAGGTCATAAATCCAGAAACAATAAAACAATACATCAACAAGACAACAGTGCCGTTCACTAAATGGCCAAATCCTAGATAAGGAAATTATGGAAACACCAAACGAAACAGAACTAAATCGCTTATCCAACTATTTTGTTGGAAAAGTTGTAACAATGTTTGTTGCTAATATAAATTGGGACTTCAAAGATTCACAAATGACAGACTACTTCGTTGGAAGAGTGGACTATATTTGTGAATTGGGAATTTGGCTTACGCACCCAACAACTTTGAGCAAGAATTTCTACACCTGGACGCATCTCATCGGATTCGCAGAGGAACAAGTTCTTAAAAAAGATGACCCCAATTATGATGCAATCATGGATGAATATGAAAAGAAAATGGAAGAAAAGAAAGGCGCTAAATTCGCACATCGTGAAGAACAAAAGCCTGAAATGCCAAAGATAGAAAAAGAACCAACTTGGCTGGATGAAGAAGAACCAGAAAATAAAAGTCCATTTGTAGATGTTAATCAACTATCTAATCTGGCTAAGAAATTCAAAGAGGAGGATTAATGGCAATTCTGAAAGGGTTTCCACCTTCAAACACAACAAGTCCCGGCATAATACTTCCTGGTTATCCACACACATGTTGGTCTAATCCTAAGCCAGGAATAAAATATTGGATACATCCAAGTTCTGGTCATCTTCCTGTTGTTGATGGCGTTAGAAACTTTTGGGTTTCATGTGACCGATTTAGAAATAAAACATACTCATTAACGGAACAACAATGAAACATATAAGCCTTGATTTAATTAGAGTTACAGAAGCAGGAGCAATAGCAGGCTCAAAGTGGGTCGGAAGCGGAAATAAACTAGAATCAGATAAAGCCGCTACTGATGCAATGAGAGATCGTCTTAATGGAATGGACTTTGCTGGAAAGATTGTAATAGGCGAAGGAGAAAAGGATAAGTCATATGGCTTGTTCGCAGGAGAGAAAATCGGAAGTAGGTGGGGGTCATGCGATGGATACCACGGAAAATTCAATGATATAGCAATAGATCCAATTGAAGGAACAACTCCAACTGTAACTTCTGGACCAGAAGCTATGAGCGTCATTTCTGTCGCACTAGAAGGAGCTATGTTTAGTCCGTCTTCGTATTATATGAGAAAGTTGGCATACGGACCTGAAATAGCAAGTAAAGTAGAATTAAAATTAAACGACCCACTAGAAAGAACCATAGAATTGGTTTGTTCGGCAACAGGAAAGGAGCCAGAACAGGTGTTGGTATGCATTTTAGATCGACCACGACATCATGAGGCAATCAAAGAATTAAGAGAACTAGGGTGCAGAATTAAATTAATTCAAGATTGTGACGTTTCTGGGGCTGTTGCGGCTTGCCTTCCAGATAGTGACATAGACATCCTTTATGGCATTGGAGGCTCGCCAGAGGCTATTCTGTCCGCTTGTGCGATCAAATGCTTGGGTGGAGGGCTACAAGGTCAAGAATGCACTAAAGAAGGAGAGTCTTCTGAGCCTATTTTGGATGAAAATGAATTAGTTAAAGGAGAGTGTGCGTTTGCTGGAACGGGAATCACCGATGGCAGTCTGTTGAGAGGTGTTAAGTGGAATAGAGCGAAACCGACCACTAACTCAGTGTTCATGAGATCTGAAAGCAAAACTATCAGATGGGTTACGGCAGAACACGGAAATTAATTACGCATTAGTTGACGGTAATAATTTGCTCGTTCAGAAACGGGCAAATCGTCCACTTTCCATCTTACCACTGGTGTCATGTAGCCTTTTAGATCTTGCTCTCTCAACATTTGCTTGTATCTGTCAACCATATTGGATTCAGCGTGTCCAATTGTCAATCCAAGATATTGATCAAGTCCATCACGGAATTGCTTAACAGTTTTCTTCTTCTTGTCATGTTGTTGAAGACTCTTAGCGCCTTGCAAAATATCATCAACTTTATAACCTTTTTCTTCATAACCAGGAGAAAGCAATTCAGCCTGTTGTTCATCACTTTTGTTCCCAAGCATGTTGATTAACTTACTGCTACTTTCATCTTCATCAACTTGATTGAAGTCAGATGGGGTTGATTTAGGTTTTATTTTGACACCTAACACAGTTTTTAAGTCATCTCTAAAATCTTGCACACTTACAATTGTATCATCAAAAGCTTTTCCACCATCCATAAGTTTATCTACAGCATCCATTACTTCTTGTGCAGTGTGATTTTGTTTGTAATTTGGCAAATACACTTCAGCCTTTTCTTCGTCTGTTTTTTTGCTGTCGGCAGAAGCCACTAGTTTTTTGTGATCGTCATTTGGACTTAAAACTGGCTTTGCAGAAGAAGCGGAAGTTGCTTTGTCATCTGTTAATGAAGGTCCAGGTCCAACAGGAGGTCTTTCAGAAGCGGGTCCATCAGAAAACTTTGGTGCTGTTGGTGCTGTCGGTGGATCATTTGGACCAGCAGCCTGAGGCGCTTTTGGTGCGGCAGGTATGTTTCCAGCTTCTATGTCTTTGTTGCTTTGTGCGTTTTTCATATGGGCGCTTAATATTCCCTTCAATTTTTTCTTAAATTCACCATCTAAATAAATTCCCAACTGAGCCACTGGATTGATCTGTTGAGTCTTCCCTGTTTCTTGATTGTGATAATAATTCCCTCCAACATGAGTCATGCCAGGACCTAAGTGCTGAGATGATTGTGGAGGCTGTCTTCCCGCTCTAGCTGCTGCTGCAACTTCTGGATTTGGGCTAAATTCATAAGTTCCATATCTGCTTGGATCTCCATGCAAATTTGGCGAATCTATGTCATGAGCTTCTGCTTCGCAAATCTTCTCGGCAGACTCCTTAAAGAAATTATAAACCTCAATAGGGATCACGGACTCTCCCAAATCGCTGGCTTGCCCAGTATGAAGCCCAGCAGCACGATTTTGATTCATGCGATGTCCAGGTGTGTAGGGCGTCTCATAATTTGGGTCGTTCATATCTTTCCACCACTTCCCAAATCGGTCAAAAAGGTTTTTCTTCTTTTCCCTTTGTGGAATTGCGGATTTAATGCGTTTTTTAAGGTCTACTACTAAAGAGTTTACCATTGCATCCAAGCTTGCATCTAAGTCAACTGGCTCCACAGCAGTGGCCATAACTGGTTCTTCAGGTGCATTTTCTTCAAGATATTGTCCGAAAGTTCTCATAATTGTCCCTTTTCATTTATATATGAGTCGCATATTCTTTATTTAGGAGAATACTCAGGGACTTTTTTCAGTGCCATGATGCAATGATCAAATCTATGAAATTGACTCGACAAATATTCCATTGTCAATTTATTGAATTTTTCTTCTAATTCATTATCTTCTACCTTGAAAAAGAAGCTCCCTCCCTGTCTTCCAGCAATATCAAAATCATGCATAAAGATATAAGCAGCCAATCCTAAGTCATTTACAGACTTAAGTGAATTGGATGACATTTTAACTTCAAGGACTTTCTTCATAGACATGATGCAGTGATCAAATAGATGATAGTTTCTCTCATTGAAATAATCCAATGTTAAATCATCTAATGCTTTTACATCATCTTCATTGATATTGAAGTAATATGATCTGCCTTTCTTGCCAGCCACATCGTAGCCATGCATCAACAAATAAGCAGCCATTCCCAAGTCGCTAACGTGTTTATAAACTTTTCCCATTTCTTTCTCTTTCTTTCTTTAAAAATCTAGTGCTTCTATAATGGATCGCTTTACAATATCGTATACTTTTGTTTCATCATCCATTATCTTTTCAAGCGTTTGTTTTAGTTCGTCAACAATAGGCTTATTGATAGCCGTTATTACTTTGTTCCCATTCAATATCCCAGACTTCCATTCAATTGATAGATCTGCGCAGATCCACGTAAAGTCCATTTTTGGAAACTCTTCATTTAAGTCTGAAATCAAATTTTTGTAACATTCACTGTCTTCTGGACCATTTGCAATTTCAAATATTTCATGCATTGATAAATCATCATCATTTTCATATGTCATCGACAATTCGAAATATCCCTCCTTTTCTTTAAGTGAATTCAACTCTTCCTCAGTCCATTCTTTGAATTCGTACATTTCTGGCTTTTTATCAGGTATGATAGTTGCTGAATTATGTCCATAAGCATGTTTAATCAAATTTCTAAGATGGACGTACTCATCTACTGTGGTTCCTCCACCCGTTCCTGGCAATACTCCGCCAGGATCACGAGATGGCACTCCATCGTGACCTGTTATTGGAATGCCTTTGTTTAAGTCGATTACACCATCTTTTCCAAAATCCTTTTCCGAATCTCCAAAATTTTCATAAGCTGGACTTTCACACATCTTTTTAGCCGACAACTCAGGACAAATTACTTTTTTTATTTTTTCTGGCGTTACCTTAAATTCCAATGATGCTTTAACCAACCTTTCGTTATAGTCAACATCTTCATCACTTAAGGTATCATTGAATTCCCTTGTAGAAATCACTGATGACTTTCTTAACTTTGGCTGCATGCAACTTATGTCATCGACATACACCTTTTTCTCATTTCCCATCTTATCTCCTACTTTTCTAATTGACTTTAAGACACAGAGTTTTCTGCTGCAATTAAGCAACCTTTCGCTACACTGTAAAGCGGATCTTTGGGGCGAATTATATTTCCTACATCAATTGGCAGGTCCATCTCTTTAAGGACTTCTGCAAACAATGTGTCGAATCCTTGAGGAGAAGACGTTCCACCAGCGATAACAATATCTATTGGTGCGCCAGTACGAGCCTTTTTGCCTGCATCGGACAAACCTTCCTTTATGTGTTTGACTGTATTCATAATCATCAATCTGTATTGGGTTTGAATGGCTCTTTCAACAATATCTTCTGGCTCTTTATCCAGGGCAACAGTCATTTTTCTTTGATTTATATATGTTGCATTCTCTCCAGCCGCTTTAGCAGCCATCTTGTCAATCCAGTCTCCACTATTGACAATTGAGAAGCTAAACACTGGGTGGGAAAATACGGAAAAGCATACGTTCACCATTCCTGCGCCACAACTAATTCCAATTCCCGTAAATTGCTTTTCTCCCAACTCAGAAAACACCAAAGCCAAACCTTCATTGATTGGTCTTGGATCTAGTTTGTAACCATCTGATGAACTATAAGATCTCAATATGGAAGCCAAAACTTCTGAATGATAATCGGCATCGGTTTCCTCGTTGATGGCGTTAGCCGGAATAGAGTAATAAATTAATGTTCCATCTTCTTCAATTTCGCCTATCAAACTGTGAATCATAACTTTTATGATATTCATAGCATCTTTTTCTTGAGGATTCAAACACCCATCTTTCATTGGGCGTTTTAAATCTATATTAGGCATTGTATAAGCCATCTTTACGGCAGCTTCGCCCAAAGCGTATGCAACCTTTTCACGTTCAATGAGAGGGACGCCAGACTTTTTCATCATGTTGAAAACAAATCTTTCTTCTAGTGGCAATTCCAAAAAAGCATTGATTTCCCTCTTGTGTACGAAATCTCCATTATCATCACGATGACAAGCAATTAAATTGTACGTCCCCATGTCCATTCCGCGAGCACTCATAACTATCTCCTTTTAATCATTTACCAAAATCAATTTTTTCTGATGGACCATCTTCAAAATCGGGTATTTCCCATTTGAACTTCTCTTCTTCTGGGTCCTTTTTTTCCTTCTTATCTATCATAGTAGCTTCCGTAGCATCTACGCCAACCTGTTGGATTAATCCTTGGTGGTTAAGAGTGATGTTTATATCCAAAGTGATGTGACACTCGCCCTTAGACGTAGTGACCTGTACTTGTTGTGATTTTACTAATTGAGCCATAATTCTTATATATGCTATTTATCCAGTATTTGCTCTGTCGCTTTTAGTATGTTATCTGCCGTAATGCTGGTAATGCAGGGTTTTCTTCTGTTTTGCCTTTCCTTAGGACATCCATGCCAACTGTAGCAAGGTCCGCAATCCCAATCGCCATCATCTCTGTGTCTTTGTACCAAAGCGAATTTATAATAACGCCCATACACCTTTCCATCAGTCCATCCAAAAACCCCAACTAATGGCTTTCCGAGTCCCCCACTTAAATGAAATGCTCCAGTATCAACACTAACAACATGGTCAGCAGCATCAATGACTCCCATCCACTGAGATACGGATATATCCTTGATTACTGGCACTTTTAGTTTAGTAAGTTCTGGAATATCTCTGATGTGAGTTGAATAAACAAAAAGACCCATATCCCAAAGACCTTTAACTGTGTCTGTTATTTGCTCGCTTTGCAGGTTTTTGCCCAACATCGCAGATATTGGGCAAAAACATACGGTTGGTTTTCCTTCAGTGTTTAATTCTTTTAGCCTTTCTTGGGCGTATTTTTTATTTTCTTCTTCAATTGTAATGTGCATATTGTGGTTAGATAGAATGGCTCCACAATTATTTGCCCATATATCGCTTCTATGTTTATCGCTTAATGGTGCAACTCTCATTTCGTGACGATTACATGCAGTTGTGATGTTGAAATACAGTAGATACTTTGACAGGTCAATATCTTCAGATGGAAGCCATTCATCAATGAACGGGTGATTCATTGCTAGTGATTTGTACTTGCTTGGGCATGAATAAGTTATGTGCGACTCTGGGAATATACGTTTAAAATCCTCAAACATCATTCTTTGCATAAGAATGTCTCCTATGCCACCAGTTTGTCTTAAGACCAATACCTTGTTTCTCATTTGGTAAAAGTCTTTTATAGATAAATCTTCTGGTTTATTTGATTGTTTCAGAGATCTCTTAATTATCATGTAATTAAAAGAGTTTATGGATCAATGAAATTTGATTGTCGTGGTTGTTTTTTATAATATTGAAAGGCAGGCTTTTCATATTCCTCAAGCCCAGATTGTTTCCATAAATCTACAGTTCCAACATCTCCATTTAATGATGTCCCTCTCAAATCCGGTGGTATTGGTTTATTTGCATCATTAATTGTATGGACATTGTGAGGATACTGTTTTTGAGGGTCAGATTTTGGCTTAGGAGTTGGCTTAGGAGTTGGCTTTGGCTTGGACGAAGGTTTTTGAACTGGTCTTTGTTTTGGAGGCGGTGATATTAATATTGAATATCTCAGATTGTATTGCGCACGCTTTCCTTTGTCACTTAAGGTTTCATGAGCGGCAGCTATTTCTTTGAATTTTTTAACGCTATTTGGGTCTTTGCTTGAATCTGGGTGGTATTTGATTGCAAGATTTCTGTAAGCAACATTTATTTCTTCTGTTGTCGCCGTAATTGGAACTTCTAGTATTTTATAATAATGCATTAAAGTTATTTATGTTGGTGCATAAAAAAAGCCCAGCTTTCGCTGAGCTTTCTTATTTTGGTTTTATAGCTTGGTTTAGCTATTGCATACCGAACGAACAGATAGAAGAACCTGAACATCAACTGGGCCACCGGCACCAGAAACACTATTATCAAACTGGATCAAGCTTACGCTCAAGTCACCAGCGTTGAAAATCTGAGTGTCGCCAGCTACTAGGTCGAAGATGGCTGCTGGCGTACCAACGCTACCATTAAGACCAACCTTGATGTCCAATCCGCCACCAGCAGTTTCCTGATTGGTGATCTGGGTGAAGACAGCATATCCGCCATGATCAGTTACGATGTCAATTTCGTTGTCACCATAGGTGTCAGCCGCAGCAATGCTACGATCATACACAACTGGGAAGGTGTTTTCTGATGCAACGTCAGAATATACGCTTCCGTCATCGGTTACAACTTCAACAATTGCTTCATTCAAAGCAACTTGTGGATACGCAAAACGCTTCCAGTAATTGCAGTCGGTGAAAGTTGAACCATCAACCAAAAGACGATTGATTAGATTTGGTCCCATTACGTATACGCTACGTTGAATCGAAGGGTCCATTTGACTTCCCAACACGTCAGCAGATGCGGTGCTTGGATCAAGATCCATTACTCCCTGGTCGGTGTTGTTTAATTTTACTCTAAATACGCTCATTTGTATACTCCCTGTGAATAATTGAGCCTTACTAATACTCCAGCTTACAAGTTTATATACGCAATTCAGTTGGCAATTCTTTATTCAAATGGCATAAATGAGACTCTTCCAACAATTGTCTTATTGGATCTTCTCCTTTTAGAGATCTAACATAAGCATATTTTTTGCATTCGTACTTATCTATTTTTGATCTTTTGATGAAATTGCTTTCTAGTATCCTGTCAGAGAATGATAGGAATATTGTAATGCCTGGGAATTCTTTTTCAATCAGTGGGCGTAAATATATTAATTGGTTTATGCACTTTTCATCAGATCCAAAGTAGCATAGCAGGTATTTGTCTTTGACTTTTATGTAATCGGTAATAAACATGAAAAAACAAAAAAAAGAAGTAGAAGCATCAGAGGGATTGGTCAATTTCTTTGATTTACTTGGCAAAGAAAACTCTGTTTATAAAAGAGTGGTATTAGAAGTCTTTTTAGAGGAAATATTAAATGGAAAAGATATACGTTTATCTGGCGAGGAGAGACAAGAAGGCAGTGAAGGTGGTAGCGATATTAAACGCTCCTCAAAAGGTGAATCCAACAAAGATGGAAAGCCCTAAGGTTCTTGGACTTCCTCAAGATTTAGAGTCAGAGATGGAAGCAATAATTCACAAAAACAGAATGATGTGGGAAGTGTGGGCAGAGAGTGCTTCGTCTTACCAAGAATTTAGAAAGGCTGTTGCGTCTAGAGGGTACAAGCAAATCCCTATGTCGCCTGCGTCTATAATGAATTTGAAAAAGATTATGGAAGCACCATCCATTAAAACGGACAAGCTTCCACATCAAAAAACTATGATAAGAAAGGGTCGTTAAGAACGGCGAACGTATTTTCTTGGAACAATAAAATCACCAGAGTTTACTTCAACTGTAAACCAATTGCCTTCAACATTTGTGATGAAACCACCGTTTTCAATAAAGTCTTCAACTACTTCATCAATTTCATTTTCGGTTTCTATTTTGTTTACAAGCTTGCTTGACGATATTTTAGACTCAACTTGGATTCCAATGAACTTAGATCTCTTTTGTTTGTTGGATGGATCTTCTTCCATCCACTTCTTGAATTCATTAATGTCAAAAAATCCTTCGTTGTTATTATTATTCATTGTCATCCTTAAAAAATTGAATAGCTTCGTCATCTGACTGTATGTATGTAGCGTTATTATAATGAGGTCCGTCAGAATATTCTGCAATTTCAACATCGTTTTGTTTTAGCCAAAATAGATTAGCGTCAATGATGTTATGCAATTCTTTTTGTTGTGGATACATCCACGTTCCTTTGCCAGTCTCGATAGATCCTGGTCTTTCTTGTTCGAATGAATCATCGCAACACAGTAATAATAATTTTTTAACTTTGAACACATTTGCAAAACAAATGGCGGCACAAATTGAGTTTCTGTAATCGTCTATTGTGTACTCTGCATCATTGTATGGATTGTGAAACTTCACTTCTGGCGTTGTTGAGTATCTATAAACTTCTCCTCTGTATGCTTTTATGAAATCTGGATTAGTTCTTAAAGATGCCAAACAGTTTGGATAGAATGAATCGTTAGGAAGATATTTATTGCATTCATCATATGGGTTGTTTACAACATAAAACATGTTGCGTTGCTTTTCTGCTGGGCAATCATCGCCAGCTAGTTCCCATTTTCTGAGAGATCCATTGACTCCTATTGGAACTGCTGTAGGCATATCTGAAATTATGCGATGTCTTTCTTTGAATTTGTTTCCATCAGAAACAATGACTACATTATTATAGACTTGTCTAATGTCTTCTACAATGTTGAGTTTTTTTCTTATGTTTTCAAACTCATTTTTCAGAAGAATTCTCTTATCGTCAAGATTAGATAAGCTGTTTATGTCTTTTGGAACGACACCGACTTTCGTAAAGTCTCTCACCCATACGCCTTCAGGAGTTCGTATGTAATGGTTTTTGTTTTCGTGTTTTCTAATTCTCATTATTTATTGCATGGAACAATCATGACGCAAGGATTGTCATCGTCATCTCCACCTAGCGCCGTGTCCACTCCTAATTTGACTTTCATTTCTATAGGAGCACCTTCATACACCATTTCTATTTTTGGATTATCTGGCATAACCAAACTAACTTTTGGATCTCCAGGCAATATAAGTTCAATTACATCTGGAATATCATGCAACACTGCGATTGTATCTGGTATTCCTTCCACTTGAATTTTGTCTGGTATTCCAATGGCTTCCAATTTGAACACACTTGGAAAATTATCCGACAACTCTAACACTAATGCTGGTAAATCAGAGGCATCAATCTTAATCGGACCAGGAACCTCAAGTTTTATAAATTCTGGAAGCTTGTCAATCAATTCAATCTTATGTGGTATATCATGCTCTACATTTATAACAGTAGGTATTTTTGGAAATTCAACAGAAATTACATCAGGAATATCATGAAACACCTTAACATCTGGCATTCTTTCTGGTGCAATGACCTTAATTTCAGATGGTATGCCTATGTTGTTTAGGTCCATTTGCATTTTCAAATTGTCTTCATCATTGTCTTCCCAAGAATCAACGAGATTACTCCAATCTTCGTCAAAAGCAGCGCTTGCACTGTTTCTTTTTGCATTCATTCCAGCAGCAATGCTCGTTGCTGGGCATTCAATGACAACAGTACAAGAACAATCTGGTGGCGTTCCCCACTCCACTGAAACTACTGGTGCATCTGCGAATTGAACATCAGAAATTGAAGGTGTAGGTGCCCATCCAACGTCTGGAATTGTAGGTGTAGGTGCCCATGAAACGTCTGGAATTACAGGTGTGGTTGCCCATGAAACGTCTGGAATTACAGGTGTGGTTGCCCATGAAACGTCTGGAATTACAGGTGTCTCTGCCCATGAAATTACAGACGTAATTGTTGGGTTGTTAATCCATGTAATTGTAGATGTAATTGTTGGGTTGTTAACAAATGCAATTTGAGTTGGAATGAATGGGACATTCCCAAACTCAATTACAGAAGGACTGATTGTTATTTCATTTGGAACAATGCTGATCGTGTCAGGCACAATGGTTATTACGCTTGGAATTTGAATGTCAATATCTGGAATAGAAATGCTTATGCCAGGAAAATCAGGTATAGAAATTTCAGGAAACTCTGGAAACTCAGGTACGGACAATTCTACGCACGGAAGAATTACAGGAGGCAACTCTACTTGTGGCGCTGGGATTTCAGGTATTGTAAAACTTATATTTGGCAGCGTCACTTCTGGTATCGGAATAGTAAACGGCTCAGGAACAACAACTGCACATAATGTATTGTCACCTTCTCTCTCACTTGGCGTAGCGCAAATCTGACAATTTGTGCTAGTAACGGTCACTACAGGGTCAACTGAGACTCCTGGCGGATAGCGATGCTGACCAGCAACAATTGTATCTGTGGTTATTCCATCACCAAAATTAATCAATACGCCAGAGAAGTCTCCATCTATGTCTATTTCATAATCTATTAAAATTCCGTCACAAGGATCGTCATCTACAACACTGGTCTTAAATGTCACAACAGGGCAATTAAAGTCATCTTGACAGATTGGAACTTCTCTTAGGCATCTGATTCTAAAGTCAAGGGTGTCTGTGTCTGTGTCGAAATTAAATCCAACGAACTTCTCTACTTGGCAAATAGCCTTTACTAACTGATTGTGATGCTCTGCAACAACAAATGATCTGACTTGGCAGTTGCTACCACCAGATTTAACAAAGTGAGTTTGTATCCCACCCAAATTACGGGCGCATTTTAGTAACTTGGAAACCTTTCCATTAGAGTCCTTTTCTACGCTGTCGTAATAGAAAAGCTCTCCGTCAATGTTTCCAAATCCATTATCAGCCCAAAAATCGTCATCATCTTCTAATACTGGTGTTATTTCAATTTCCGTACACCAAGGCTCATTGTCCACAGCAAGAATGCTTTCTGTGCTATTATACACAAGAAACAACGTTCTGTCTGAATCAATTGCGTTAGGGAATACGGGTTCGGGTGGAAAGCCTATAGATGCCATACTTTATTTATGATTCTCCATCAATTTTAGTAAATACCCATTAACCATTGATCTCCACTAGGTCTAGAAACCAATGATGTGAATGTTGTATCAACTTCATTAAATTTAGTCATAGCAGAAGGGCTATAGTCAAAACTCAGATATGCAAGTCTGTCTCCGTTTGATGTAGCCAAAAGCGTGTTTTCTGCACTACTAAACCCAGATATTGTGGCGTCTTGAAGTGATACAAATGCTGCCGAGTTGACATTCCCACCAGTATGCCATGATTGATCTGTTGTATTGTATGCAGAAATCGCTCCAGAGTTATTGAAAAAATAAACACCCTCTGATAAGTCAACAAGTTGCCCTTCTAACTTTACTGTTCCAAGCATATCGGTTAATTTTGTCATTTGAGTGAAGTTATCTGAAAATGTACCGTCTGTTTGATAAAAGTTCAATAGTCTAAAAAACGAACCAACACCAGAGTTTCTTATCAAATATCCTGTCGTACCCTTCCACGCAGTTCTGTGAACTCCAAAATATCCATCATCTGGAACTGTGCCTTCTTCAAACGTTGCTACGTATTCTTCAAGTTCTTCCGCACCATTTAAGTAACTTCCAGATGTAAATGTTATGTTTGAAGCAGAGAGTGTCGATAAATCAATTGCTGCCCTTAATTGATTTGTTGGTGCAGTGTTTGCTGGTATTGATCCTGATTCAGTTCCAGAAAACAAATATGCATTGCTTGTTGAAGAAAATGTAGCCCAGTTCCAAGGTCTAGTTATTGAAGACTCTGATGTGTAAGAGTCTAGAAATCCATTGTAGGAAAAGAATGCAACTTCCTCAGATGTAGATGGCTCTGCATCTGTACGTCCTGTTGCGTTATAAATTAATGTTGTAGATCCTGTCTTGTTAGAACCAGTTGTTTGCCTAGAAGCAAATCCATTATTCCTGTTAAATTCTCTTTTTGCTTGCGTTTCATTGTTTGTTCCATCTAAGAATGAATCATCTCTATCTAAAGAAACTGTTTGACCAGATCCAACTTTGAAGCTTTCGCTTATGAGTCCCATTTCATATGCTTGGACTGTATTTGGCAACGATGAACTTGGTGCTGTCCATACCCATAAATTAGAATTCTCAACAACATCAATAGAACTATCTACAGATGTAATTCTATATGCGCCGAATTGAGTGTCCGCTCTCAATGCAATGTCATACAGTCCGCCAACACTATAAGAGGCGAAGGTGTTCTGCGTGTTTTCATGCTCTAAATCATCAGACAAGTCCCAAGTGTAAACTGTAATTGGATCTAAAGGATCTCCATTGCCATCCACCTCTTCGCCAGAATATGTTCTTTCTGGATCTGAAGTGCCTGGATCTGTTCCTTCTAAAATCTGAATGTTTATAAGAGTGTCAGAGGCAGTTCTAAGAACATCATCCTCTAATGTCTGTTGCGTAGTTGGAACAATTATTATATTTGCCTCTGAGGGAGCCTCTAGCCTTGCGTTAATTAAATTAGGGAAAACAATCGTATCTGTTCCAAAGTTGTCTATAACGGTCAAGGAGGCATTGTAAATCCCAGGTGCGGCGTATATCTTGCTTACGGTGCCTCCATTGAGATCAGTTACAGAAAGCGTACTTTCAGTGGTAGACGGAAACTCTACAGAGGTCGTTGATGTCGTTCCATCACCAAAATCAAATATATATGATACAGTGCCAACCTCACATCCAGTGGCAGTCCTTAAACTTAAGTCCGTAAACTCTATTTCTAAAGGAATGACGCCAACCCTTTTGTTCACGGAAAACCAAGCATGGGGGCGTAAGGCAATTTTATGTAAAAAATTAATACGCCCCTCCATTGTGTCGCCAAATGGAGATCCGTCTATAGTTCCTTTTATTCCAATGAACTCTTCAGCGGCTATGAGAGCGTCTTTTAAATTGTTATGGTGATCTTCCATAACATTCATTGTTACGTTTGTTATTTTCTTTTGTTTGGCTACATCAGTAAACCCTTCTTTTACAGTAACGCCAGTAAATGTAGTTTCTGTCCTCGCTGTATAATGAAAGGATATTGCTCTTATGGCAAGATCGCTACATTGATCTGTCAATGTTATCAGCCCTGAATCAGGAAAGTTTTCCATAACCAGCGTGTTCAAATCTACGGTTATAGTTGTGTCCCCTGGAGTGTAATCTTCTGCCAATCTAAGTCTTAAGCTGTCGTGAACAACATATAGATTTTCATCATTGTCTAATGATGTTGGGAAATTGCTTACTGTAGGTTCAGCCATATTAAGTAACCGTTATTGTTTCTTGTAAAAATATTCTTTGAAGTGATTGGTCGCTAAAAAGAACCAATACAGATGGTTCGTATGTCCCAGGAATAGCATAAGTGTGAGTTGCCGTGTGTTCATTTGGGTCATCTTGATCAAAACTTTCTCCATCTCCAAAAAGCCAAAACCTAGCAACTACATCACCATCCGTTTGATCAACAAATTCAAAAGATGTTGGACTTGTTGCGGTGGCTGTAGCAGTTTCGGAAGATACTCCTATTGAGGGCGTAATGTAAAAAAATGAAAACCCATGTTCTTCATCAACAGTTATGTAGTTGAATTTAGAAGAAGTTCCAGTTCCTCCTGTAGATGTGATTATTTCCAACGTAACAGTATATGATCCAACAGCAGTATACGTGTGGGTTGGATTTGTGTCTGTTGATGTTGCGCCATCACCAAAGTTCCAAAGAGAACGAATAATGTCCCCAGTAGATATGTTTTGAAAGGTCACTGTCAATGGTGGCTCTCCAACTAAATATGTCGCTCTAAATAAAGCTCGTGGAGATAGAAATTTGTTTTCTACTTCCTTCAATATTCCATTCAAAGGTCCCGTTTCTGTTGGAAGAGTGGCAACCGATTCTTCAATGCCAAGATTTGCTTGTATATTTAGAATTGCATCTTTAGCAGCATTGTGATGTTCTGCGTTAACTGGATTCCCCACATCACTTTGTGCAGGCCATTTGTTTTGCTGAGATCCTGCGTATCCTCTTACCAGATTCAAAAATGTTGATGATGTTTTAGATCCATAATAAATCAATTCTGGAGATCCAGGCGTTCCAGCAGGTGGTCCTACTCGCAATATGCCTTTATCAGGGAAGCCAGTCGTATCATCAACAATGATAATACGACTGGCATACGTCAACGTATTTGTCAGCTTTGTTTCAGCATTGTTTTGAGCTTCATACAGTTGCTCAACAGAATCTATAGCCTCTGGATATACCGACAAATCTCCAGTTGTATATCCAATATCAAGACTTGTAATTCTTGTCATTAATCCTCCGTTAAAGCTTTAGCGTTTTTCTCGGCTTCTTTTGAGGTTCTTAGCATAGCCTCACTGTCAGCTTTTTCTTCAAGTAGTCTGTTTTGAATGTTCTCTATCATATATACGACTTCTTTTTTAATTGGAGACGTATCTGGTAGAGCCAATACTGTATCTACTAGTTCCACATCAAGCTTTCCACCCAACAAATTGCCTAAGTTCAATTTTTGTGACAGTTTGGCACCCCAATACTCAGTTTGAGCCTCTAAATCATCATAAGACTTTAAATTTTCTGTTTTCATCAGGGTTTCTAATGATTGAACGAAGAAATTAAGTTCTTCTTCGGTGTTTTTCTTCCTTCTGACAAGCTCCTCAGCCTTTTTTTCGGTGCTTTTAAGTTGTCTTTTAATTTTGCGAATTTGAATATCTCCCTCTTTTACGTCCAATTCATCGACTGCAAGTTCTGTTGCACGTTCTATTTTTTTAATTTGAATTTCTGACAATTCCTTATTATCCTTCAATTCTTCCTCTTCCCAGACTATATTTTCCAATGCGTCTTTTCTGGACCTGATTTCCCTAAGGCATTGCCACATCTTGCCTTGCATCGTCGGTTCTTTTCCGATTACGAAATATCTTAGTTGAAAATAGCTGTGACGGTCTGGAAGATTTACTTGTTTTAAAAAATCTTCCGCTTTCTGTAATTCTGTTGACATTTTGCGTCCTTTATACGATAATATGAGTGTTATTTAATAGAGTAAAGAGGAGTATAACATGAATAAAAAACCACTTGAAGGAACTAAATGTTATCTTAGCGGTGCAATTGAACATGATGGAGAAAGTGTTGTAAATTGGAGGATTGAGCCAAAAGAGGTTTTAAATGATAGATTTAAAATTGATGTATTTGATCCCTTTGATGACCCAAAACAGCAGTGGGTTCCATCGTTAGACAAGGCTAGAAAGGAAAAAGATCATAAAACAATATCAAAAATAGCTAGAGACTTCGTTAGAAAAGACCTAGATGTTGTTGATAAAAGCGATTTTATAATTGCCTATCTTCCATATAAGATGCCTACAACTGGAACTCATCATGAAATTATAAATAGCAACGACTCAAAAAAACCAACATTGCTTATAACAAATGATGACATTGCTTATTTGCCTTTGTGGTATTTTGGATTCATACCACTTGAATTCATGTTTTCTAGCTGGGATTGCTTATACGACTATTTGGACTCAGTTAACAATAACGATGAAGGTCTTCACGATAGATGGGATCTAGTGTGCGGAAGAATTTAAAGTTCTTCAATTAGTTGTCTTAAAGTCTTTGGATTTACCTCATTTAAAAATCTTACCATGTGTTTGATTTCTGCATTTGTCTCATAATGCGCACACATCTTTAATGCTTTATCATAAAACGTCCCTCGTATTCCATTTTGAATTACGCTATCAGTCTTAGCCCAGGAATCATCTTCCCATATAGCTCTAACCGAATGATCGTGTATGTCATGACTGACATTGTACAGCAATTCAGCAATTTCTCTTATTCTTTGTTCGTAATCATTATTCGTTGCAGTGACGCCATCGGTCATTTCCGCTTTTAGACCGTGACTGCTTCTAGTTTCAATTTTCATCATTACCTGCCTTGTAGTGTAATTCTAAATATTTAATTGTTATATCAACATAATCAAGATCTCCATTAATGCATGATGGAAATGCATTTTTTAACGTCCAAGATTCAATAAGACCTCCACATCCATCCCATAATTGCAACAATCCCTCATGCTTTTTTGGCTCTGATCGCAGGTATTCAAATTGATCGTACAGATCTTCCATGCCTTCAAAGTATGTCACAGTGATGGATTCCAATGGTTTCCACTTAGCTTTGCCTGGAATCCATGTTTTGTTTGACAAAAAATTAATTTCTGTTTCTTCAAAGTTCACATTAGGTCTTGAATCTAATTTAACAAATCTAGCCTTTGCAATTTCTTCTTTAGTTTCATTGTCCAACCATGTATAAGTCCATCTAAACTTTCTTGTGAATCTCACTTCATTTGTTGTCATTATTCCAAGATGTATTTTAGGATTTTTTAGTTTATGCGATAGCCAATAATTTTTTAAATTATTCATCATTACCTGCTTTGTATTCTGAGTCACTAAATCTAATTCCGACTTCTACACTTCCAATTTCCATGTTGAATTCCCATGAAATATCCTGAGGGAATGCATTTTTTAATTTCCAAGATTCAAGTAGGTTTCCACCGTTATCCCATAATTGTAATGACCCTTCGTGAGTTTTCATTGATGTATCATTGGCGGGATAAAAACATTCATTAAATACATCGTTTAAACCATCCTGCAATTCATTGTCGCAGTTTATGTACTTGATTGTCAATTTGTCCCAAGTTGCTTTGCCAGGAACCCATGATTTTTCTGATTTGTCTGACAAATAATTAAGTTCTGTTTCTTCAAATCGCATGCTTGGTCTTGCGGTTAATTCAACAAATTGTGGAGACACAATTTGTTCTTTGGTTTCTTTGTCAAGCCATGTATAGGTCCATCTGTGTCTGTGCTTGCGTTCAACTGGACCAGGAAGTACGCCAATTCCCATCCCAGTTTTTTTGCACTCAACAGCATCTTTGTGCGATTCATTTATATCATCGTTGTTTTTAAACAGATAGTTAAAAAACTCATTAATCATATTATTTATTCCTAAATTATTTTAGGTCCTAATACGGACTTAAATTTACATCCTCGCTGTTCAGCTTCCACTCCCCAAATAAACTTGCACATATCTAAAGGAGTATTGTTGTCTATAAATGGACCAACTTCTTTGAAAGAAGTCTTGTGCATCAAAAGCCCATTTAAGGTAGAGTTTTCCCAATTAAACGCTTTGTCAATTACTGGGAAAAGAATGTCTTTTTCGCTTTCCACAAAAATAGACATCCTTTTAATTTCAGTTCCGCCTAGCCAGACGCCAGCAACAAGGAACATATTCCATCCATTGTCGCTGTTTCTCATTCCGGTATTGATTAAGGAAGTTACAGTGTTTTTGCCCCTATAAATTGGGCACAGTTCTTCCATTCTTTTTATTTGTTTTTTGGATGTCCCTTGTTCCACTATTGCAATGCAGGGAATATCTCCATACCTAAATCGTATAGATTTCAGGGTATGTTCTAAATAACCAGAATTCCCGTCTAAGCAAAGTATCACAAAGCCTGCATCCAGGTCTTTGGGATAAAAAATCATGCTAAAGCTATATCAAAATCAATTCGAATCACGTCACTAGCCGTAATAGCTGTGGTTAGAACGAACGTTCCTGCTGAAGGGCTTTCCGTGTAGCCAATAAGAACGAAATCGTCTGTTGGTGTGGGGCCAGGAGCGTAAATTAACTCGTCCTGACTCAAACGTGATCCATTTATGTAAACCCGAAGGCTGTCCTCTACGTATGCTGTTGAAATTGAGGTTGACTTATAATTAGTATAATCAGGGGAGGAAAGACTCGCACTTATTGCTTCAGCATCGTAAACATGCTGGTGTGCGGCTGAAGTTGGAAAAACCATATCAGCTAAAATCGAACCACCTGAATCCAACCTCCACGTAACCGTGCTGGAATCTTCAATTGGCAAAATGCCATCATCAAATGTAACTGGGGTCAAACTAGGACCGACAGTTTCAAATCTCAATGAAAAATTTGTTGCTTCATCTGTAATAAGTGCAAGCTTGTCTCTTTCGTCATCAAGCATCCTAACGAAGCTGACAGGAGTTCCACTTATATCAATGCTTCCATCTGTATGGCTTGCAATGTTGTGCAAAGCTAAATCAATGGCAGTATCTTTTAATTGCCCTGAATCGTTAAGAGATTGTGCAAGACGATTCTCTAATGTGCCCGCATCGCCTCTAGCTGCTGACATATCTGATATTTGCAGGTCTAGAGCACTATTTATAATTTGCTGTCTGAATATGATGTTGCGCAAAGGCAAATTGTCAAATTCATAATGGTATACGTGGAGCGGTTCGTAATATACTTGTGGTACTGATTCAATATTAGGCATTGTGCTGTTTCTCCTTGAACATTATTTATGCTTGCCACTCAGTGTTCTGGATACAGTAGTTTGATGACAATCCATGATTTTTGATATTTCTAGTTGTTCAAGACCTTGTTCGTGGAGTTTTATTATTTCTTTTTTACCTTCTTTTGACAATCTTGGTTTTCTTAATACCTTGATTGGCTCAATCCCTAAATGACTCCATCTGTCCCCAGACAGTATTAACGATACATTGGCAGGTGTAATGTTGAATTGTTTGGCTATATCTTTGTGTTCCATTCCTTGTTTTCTCAATTCAAACATCTTCTTAATTTTTTCTTCATTCAGCTTAGACATTGAATGATCTTCTCCACGATGAGGCTTTTTATCATACGTTTCAGTGTCTATTTTGTATTGAAAACAGTCCCATTCGACAAAAGGCTTAATTATTTCAATGAATTTGAAATAATTATTACGACCAATGTAAATTCTAAACTGTCCGTTTCTTGCTTTCTTCTTATTTGCATCAATTCCAAGATCTTGTTTTAGTTTTTCAATCAAAAATTCAACTTCAATTTCCGTAAAACTTTGAGTCTCTAACGTCATATTGGCACTTTTTGCGTCACTTGATCCATCTTCCATGTGCCATATGCATAGAGTCAATGGTGTTAATTTAATGTTATTGGGAACAATTTTTCTTCTTTTGAAAAACCAATGATCACCTCTAGGAACATACCATTCTTTCTCTAAATTGCACCAAAACTCATTGCATTTTGTCGTGAATACATATTGATGATATTCCTTGTTTTTGTCTTTTATTACACCACCAGGGTATACTTTTTTTGGTCTAACGGAACATCCTATTTCCATAAATTCTGAAACAAACCAGCCCATGTATTGTTTTTTATCCACTCCCACATAATCTTTTTTAGATTGTGACAATTGAAATTTCATTAGTGGATCAACAAAATTTGTCCATATAGTTCCATCTCCTAGCAGTGACCCAGTAATAATTTCTTCTTGTCTTTGACTTAACATTATAAAATCCTTGTTTTAGGTTGTATAATATAATATAGTTAAGTTTCAAAAATTTGGTCAATATTTTTCAGACGAATGAGAGACGCCACCCAAACGTGACCTGCATGTCGCTAGTCTTACTCACGCCAGCAAACGTTGCCATGCTGTAAAGATCACCATTAGCAAGCTGCAATGCTATTTCGTTAATATCTTCCCCATTAGCATCGTCAAATTTTAATACAGAACTGAAAATAACCTGAGAAGGAGCATTTTGATCAATATTAGAGGACGCAGATTTATTTGCCACTGTCGTGCCAAATAAACCAGTTCGGTTAGAGTTTACCACTTGTGGCACTCCTCCGACAGTTCCTCCGTTTCCAAAAAGCAATCTGCTTATGTATAGTTCAAATACATCTCCGACTTCATTAGCCAATACTTTTGCCAAAGCCTCTCTTCCAGTGTCTAAAATTGCATTATGGAAGGTTATGACTTCTTTTTGGGGCGTATTTTTATATTCAATAACAAGTTCAATATCGCCTTTAGGCTTAATTTTACTTTCAATCATTTTTGTTTTCCTTTGTAGCCCATTCGATACTCATTTGTATATCTTCGTGTTGGCCAGTTACGTCTACCACCTGATCTCTACCAGATGCGTTTAATTCTTTTGCTAACATATCCATTGGGACATAAGTAGCGGCAGCTTCCTCAGTTATTGTAATGACCTCATTTCCTCGACGATCTATGTAATCAAATACATGCCCAGGCTGTGTTGCATAACTAGGAGACTCTGGTATATCTACGTCTTCCACTTTGACAAATCTCAATAAACGAATATCTACGTTTGCAGATGCGGTTGTTCCCCAAGAATTAAAAGGTCCTATTAGGGTAATTTCAGTTCCGTCCCACCCACTAATAGAATAGTAATCTACTTCACTTCCGGTTGTGATTTCAGCTAAATAATTCTCCATGAAATCATTGCTTTCCAGCACTGTGCCAGGAGGATTTGATCCATTCATAACTGCCAGTGAACTTTCGTAGTCAACAGTTGTCGTTAATTTGTGACCTCTGTGATTTAGGCTCCCGGCTTTTCCATCAATGATTCTATTTAATACTGAAATTGTCACACTTCCAACAGATGGGGCTAAAGCAGCGTCTAATGTTGAGTCTGACAAAACATAGAATTGTTTGGTTTCTCCTTCCACATATCCCAAAACCTCATATTGAAGGAGTGGATCTCCGCTTGTTGGATAAGCCATATTGTTCCCAGGCTTCACATACTTTCTAATGTCTTCAATTGTTGCATCGACCAATTCAACTCTTGCTCTTAACTTTACTTCCATTTCTCCAGTTGAACTTGTATCAATGGTCATTGCTGAGTCATCTAATAAATCGTAACTCACTGATGATGTATCGCTGGATGGCAGGCTTCCAGGTGTATGGTCTACTAAAAGCAACGACCCATCTGGAAGGATTTCTTGAATGTCGTAAGCTGTGGCAGAATATGCAAGAATTGAAACTTGCCAAGCACCGCCAGAGTATTCCGGCGAATTGTCTACGTCCCATTGAGTTTTTACATCAGAGAAATCTAAATTCTCATCTGATAGCATATAAAGATTGTCTTTCACTAATGTGGCACCACCACCATTGTCATAAATTACACTTGATAGGTTGTATGTGAATTCTGACGTTGTAATTGGCTCTGAGACTCCAGTGAATTTAATTAAATTACGCCCAGGATCGGACAATGCATCAAAATAAACGCCCGAATGTGTGTGTGGAGAAAGTATTTCTACAACGTTATGAGAAGTGTGTGGAGGATAGGCTGTAGCGGAATAATCCAAATCAATTTCATTAAGTGTGAAGTCTTGATCTGGAGAATACAAAACGATGTCTATGTTCTGTGCGTCTTCTCCTGATGCACTTGCAGCCACTTCAAAGTTTTCTGTTAAATACCTGTTTCCATCACTTGGGTCGCCTCTAAATACCTGCACATCAGGGTTGTGAGGGTCGTCCATAGATCTGCTGAAAATCGTCTGTGCGCCATTTGCGGAAAGAACCGTTTGTTCAATGCTCCAGTACACGAGAATGGAAATGTCTTCAATTGGAGGTCCTATAAATTCATTAATTGCCCCTGTAAAGTTAATTCTATGCAAAACTGCATGGAATGGAGCATATTCTTCGGCAATGTCAGTGACTTCTAATATTCTATCATCAGTAAGGTCATCTATTTCTACATCCAATATGTATTTGCTACTACGACAAGCACTGCATTCGTCTACAAAGGCTTTATCAATGTTGCATGGGTCATTAGAGTTCCTTTTGCTACCATTGTATTCTTCCATATTGTAAAGGTTTTCCGAAAACGGAAACTCTGTTCTAATTTGTCCCCAAACAATAGGATCTGCGTAAGGGTGAACGCTTGGAATTAAAACACTGAAAAGTGGATCGTCTTCTTCTAGGACTCTTACATTCCAATTTTTGGGAGGATACACTATAGAAACGTCTTTTTGATCCATTAGATCTAATGCTCTAATGTAATCTTCCACAGACTGACTATCAGGTTCGGCTATTTTGTAAAGGACTTTTACAATGTCGTCCGTTTCTAATATAATTGGGTCAACGGACAGTGAATCGCCAACCCATGTCATGATAGGATCTCCTTCATCATTTGTCCCAAAAGTAACAAAGTCAGATGTTAAATCTAAAAACTCTGTTGTGCCATCAAGTCTAATGGACAATGCAAAATTATCTGTATCGGTGACAGTTGGATCTATTGGAGTGTTGGCGAGAACAAACACAGTTTGGTCTTCTTCTACAAAAAAGGATTCACAATATGTTGATTGTGACACAATTTGCCATAGAGCAGTACATTTTGTCAATTTCATTCCAGCTTGATCAAATGCCTCTTCTAATCCGCCTTTTGTTCCTTTCTTTTTATACAACGGGACTGAGTTTTTGATTTGCCTTCTCCAACGAGTTACATCATTTCCTTTTAGCTTTACATTAAATTGATTGGCTAGAAGTGGGAGAAGCGCAGTTTCGGTAGCATTTGCGTCTAACAAATCAATCATTTGATTTGTGAAGTCTTCTATGAATGTAAATCCATCTGCAACAGAATTGTTAAGCCTCTCTATTGTTTCTGGTGTTTTGTCATTGTCGCAAATTATTTGCGAATACATGGTTGGGGTGTAGTTTTTTAATAATGTAGAATATTTTTCTGGATCAGTGCTATGGGTTGGTATAGCGGTACTTTGTAATGTGTCTCCATGAAGTGTGAAGTGAAAAAAGTCACTGCACTTATCCCCAGCTATATGAGGGGTCCATTTCCAACAAACGAAATAATCGCCAGGGCGAGCCTGACCATTTGATTGCCAATGATATTCAAAGTGTCCAAATTGAGTGTTTCCATCTTCGTCTTCGTCAATCAATATCAATTGATTGTCTTCGTCAGATCCAGTAGAAAGCCACGCTGGTCTTACAGAATTGCCAATAACTTTTACTGCTTCTGCATTGTTGAAATAAAATTGACTTACTGTTCCTGATGCATCAGCCTCACTTCGCCTTTTTATTGCTTCGGACTCCAATTCTTCATTGCCTGGATCAGCACAAGAAGCCTCTTCTGCCGCTTCTGCAACCTCCACTAATGTTTCATCTGGTATTCGCTTATCAAATGCTTGTGCGTTTGTTGCGGTAAAGTCCTTAGAAACAAAGTATATTTTTACATCATCCACTTTGTATGGATTTTCCAAAAAACAGTTATCAACTGGAGTTTTGAATTGTAAAATTACTGTATCCGTATTTTTCGGATTTTCGTTTATTCTTTTATCAGCCATTATTCAAAATTAAATGTTATTGTAACAGTGTCAGGTCTTATTATTTCAAAGTATCTGGCAACAACAATGTCCCCAGAATTATCCTCGTCATCAGTGGTAAATGTCACATCAATTTCACTTAGTTCTCGCATATCAGAAAGTGCTTTGATGATGTCTGCTTCTTTTAGGTTGTCTCCGAATTCCCATGAATTTAAATTGAAAAATCCATCTATGCGACGGTCAATCCTTTCTCTTAATTCATCTTCAAAGTTTCTATGCAACCTGTTTACAGTAACATCAATGTTTACATCGGACAAAATCACTTCTCCATTTCTGATGCAAACAAAGTCTGTAAACATTTTCTTAACATCTAGTTCATCGGCAAGATCTTCTTTTAGATCATTCCCAGCTTCGACTAATCCGTTTTCTCCTTCTCGTGCCAAAATGTACAAATCAATAACATTGCCAGCACACCCATGATTTCTTAAAACAGCGGTAGACTTTCCAACTTGACCATGATATGGAGTAGCAAAAAGATCGGCTAATGTTTTGTAGTCCAACCCTGTTACTGCACGATCTTGTGTTCTAAGGAATTTTGGAAGATTTCTTCTAATATCTTCAACGGTATCCCCATCATATCCGCCAATGCCAGCGGTAAAGTTTCTAAATGATACTGGAACCCTAAATGGAACGTTTGGAACATCAAACCCTCTTTGTGTTGCTGCAAATCCAGTAACAATATTACCTGCTGTGCCACCACCAGATCTATATGTTGCTTCAATCGTAGAACTTCGTGATGGCAAAAGCCCTGCAATATCATTTCCAAAAATAACAAAAGCATTATATTCTGAATCAAATTCAACCCTAAATTCTCTACGTGGCTGTGAATCAGAGAAATAATCTACTTGCTCCCAAGGTATTCCGTCTACGCTAACTCTGATTGAGTCAAATATGACTGGCGATTGCTCTAGCTGAATAGTTTGATTTGCCTCTCCGGTTCCTGTAACTATATCTGTAAATGTTTTCCCTTCGACTCCTATAACTGTGTCGTTAACTAGGCTTCCTGCTGTAATTATAATTGGATCGTCAAATATTGGATTATTGTTTGCATCTGCCGGAAATAACTCTATCTTAACATTTCCAACGTCTACGATTAGTGGGGCATCAATTACAAGATCTGTAGTTAGTGGAGTATTGATTACGGCACTCCATTGACTTGTTGCTGCTATAGGCGGAGTTGGTTCAAAACCCATTAATTTTGAAAGTCTGAAGGCATTTTCTATTTCTGTTACGGTGTCAATGAAAATCTCATTGGCAACTTGGTCAGTTTTGAAAGAGAGTGTATCTGCTATAAATGACCAAGACTCGATCAACATAAGAGCCAAATCTGATTCAATGAAATCATTGAAATCTGTTGAAAAACGATTTCTAATAAAATCAATCAACCTACTTTTCATTGACCAAAAGTTTTGATTAGTGTAATTTAGATTTACTATATTTTGATTTTCTATAGGTTCGGACTGTCCTAGTGGTGTTACGTCAAAGGGACAATTATTATCAGCAGCCATTTATCCTCCAAGTGGTACTTGCAATACTAATTCTTGAACTTCCTGTATTTCTTCTGGGTCGAAAAAACTTATTCTAATAAACAATATATGAAGTTCGTCATCAGATGTTTGAGCAGGATTTAAGGAATCCTTAAACTCAGGACCTACGCCAACATCAATTTGATTGACGGCTATTCGTGGTTCCCAAAGTTCTATCGCTCTAATGATCATTTCTCTGGCCATAATTTGAACAGTTTCATCATTTGGCTCAAACATTAGATCCTTTAGAGGAGTGCCATAATCCAATAACATCACTCTTTCCCCAGGATTGGTCAAAAGTAATTGCAAAAGATCTGCTTTAATTTGATCAACGCCAGAGGAACTTTGCAACAGTCCTCTTGGTTTTTTAGTAATTGGATAAGGAACACCAATGAATTTTTTTGCCATTTATTTACCAAATATATTAATTAACTAACAGCCGCCATCAGCGGCTTCAGGTCCTTGAGTGTCGGCAGATGCGAATACTCGCATGCTCATGGATTTCTCCGTCCAGTGAACAAATCCTGTCATTGGACACACTTTTGGGCATCTTCCTACAATAACGGGGTAGATGCAAGGAGTTGGCTCACCATTTGAATCCTCGCAATCTCTTCCCGCTAATAATAATATGTATGATTCTGAGAAGAATACGTGTAATTGAGCGTGATTAAAATAAACTTGATCTGTGTCAATCAAAAAGTTGTCTGTCACAAGGGTGAATTTATTTTGTGGTCCCAAACATCCTTCCTTGTCACCAACAACATTAATGTCCACACCAGCAGTTGATCTAATATAGTCTCCAGCAGCCCGTAAAAATACATACCCGCAGTTCGGAAGCTCTTGCATTCTTAGGAAGTGAGGACCGCAACAAGCATCATATTGTGGAGTTGTAAGCTGAAGAAATTGCTGCTGTGTTTCTTGTTTTTGGGTAAAGGAGTCGTTCATTTCAATTTGAACACCATATCCAGTTCTCAACTTAATGAAGTTTCTGTCGCTTTTGGCTGTTGGAGCAGGCTGTCCCTTGTCTGCTCTTGGAGGGCTGCATTGTTTTGCGGTAACATCTGTCATTTCTATGGTGTGGCTGCTTGTGCTTTTAAGGAATATTCCTCTCTCATCACCAGCGGTACATTCTGGGGTTGTATGGTCATTTAATTTAATACTATTGCCAGAAGCAGTTTCAATTCTTATTCCATTATCTTTATCTCTGTTGCTTGGAGTATCTTCTGTGTCCATCATTTCAAGTATGTGACCAGTAGCAGACTGAAGATGAGTTTTCCCCTTGTATAAATCATTTGATCCAAAACCAAATGATTCTAAAGACCTTTCCCATTCTGGGCATCCCTCTGGCATATCCACTGAATCATCAGCAACTAAATTATGACCAGAGATAGATTGAATTTGAAAACCACTTTGCGGCAATGCACATTTAGGGTTCAATGGTGTGCCAGGACCACGATATGGTCTGCATTCGCTGGCGTGCTTGAAGTAAGGATTTGTTCCTTTGTTCATTTCCTCTTTAATTTGTTCGCCACTTCTTGCTTGACAATCACCTAGAATTGGTTTTGGTTGACCGCAATCAAGGAAGTTTGTACTTGAATCACATTCACTCTTATCTTCCCCAGATTCGCCACATGAGGCAGGACTGCCTAAGGCTACTCTTTCTAGGTTTTGGCATCTAACTGCAAATCTAGGAGGTTCTGGAGGTCCCATGTTTGTGTTTGACCATTCTCCGCACGGTCTAAGATGATCATCTTTGAACATCAACCAATTCCCAGTGCCAGACATTAATTCAAGTCTTTTATATCTTCTATTGCATTTTGCATTTCCATCTACCATTTTAAGCATGTGCTTTTCTGGAGTTTTAAATCCGTAAATGTGAGGCCATGTAACGCTTCTTTGTGCGGCTTCATCTTCATAAAAGTCGCTTTCTGTGTCTGAATCAAAGTTGTTGTAGTTTTCTGTGTTCCAAGGCGGGAATATCTGAGATCCGTCATTTGGACCTACCAAATACCCTTTCCGGTGTCCTTCCCAAATGCAATCATATTCATCCACCGGAAAATTGAAATTATGAGGATTGCCATTACATTCAGATCCATCTGGACCACGATCTCTTGTCCATATTGTACCAATGTAATAAATTGCATCACGATCACCAGCCTCACACATTAAACATAAAGTTGAACTTGCTGGCGGAACCCAATTTAATCCACAATCATCAAATCCTCCCATTGAGCTTACTTGATTTGCAAATGGCAATTGATCAATTGTCGTATCTGCGTCTGTCCAAAGAGGAGAATAAAATTGAACTCTGTTTTGCTTAAGTGGATCTATAGTTTGAACGCACATTGCGCGATACATGCCAAATTGCATCGGCTTTTGAATATCTGTTTTAAATCTTCTTTTGAATTCGCTCTGAACAACAGCACTTAAGTCAGTGTTCATAGATTGGAGTCTTTCTTCCAACACCTTAAGCCTGTTGTTTAGTTCTGTTACATTAGCCATAATTTTTTAACCTATTTAATTGACCTATCCTCTTTAACTGACTGTCACTCCGCCAGACCCCTTGCATCCAATTGGCTGATCTTTACTTATATTCACCATCGGCGCTGCAACCCACATATCAAATAACGTTTGGAATGATCCTTCTTTTATTTGATGAGTGATACCTTTTATTATCCAATTTTTGTTACTAAAATGGGTATTTACAGTTGGCTCTGCAATCCACTCTCCACAGTCTCCACTTGCGCCAGACGGTGATTTAATATAGTGATATGGATTTACTACTATTATTGAAAATGCGTTTGCAACCATTTGAACAGGAGCAAAAAATGCTGGATCTCCTTGAACAGTTAACTGACAAGAAATTGGCTCATTGTTGATCCAAGCCCTGTTTAATTTAGGAGCAATCTTTGCATTTTCTTCATTTTGTTTGCCTCCATGTTGGGTTCCAGATTGTTCAGTTGGAATTAGATTGACAAGCATGCCATTTTCTTCTTGAAGATCACAGTCTGGTTCTGAGCCATCAACCTTTGTAGCTCCTCCGCCCTGCGCGGTGGAATCACCGCCTCCGCTCGGATTGGCGTATTGATATGCCCATTTTATTTTTGGAGCAAATGATATTACTGGACTTTCGCCTCCTCCATTTACAAGATATGTCCCCATATTTCTCTGCAATCCACCCTTACAATCACATGATGGCTTAGGGCTTTCTAAGAATATTAAAGTAGGATCTTCCTTGCATGCATCCCATATTGGAACAAATGGCAGTTCTCCATGTTCTGACAACGCATCTTTCAACCATTCAAGCGCAGCCCTAAATGGGTCGTTATTATTTGTGTTGTACAATCCCTGAGCGCCACCATGACCAGGACCAATGCTGTCAGGTTTTGAATTTTCAACTTGCTTAAATCCAACATCGACCAACTTTCCCTTCTTTGTCACTCTTTGAAATTTGACAGTAACTCCCCTGTCATCGAACATTTGAACTATGGCTTCACGCATTGACACTTTTTTGTCTTTGTCTGTATTGCTTCCTTTCGGAGAATCTTCTCTTGTGTCAATCATTCTTTGCATTGTGTCTACTCCTTCAATTATGAACTTGATTTTGCCACTTTCATAATTCGTTGATATAGACATGGGCATAAAGAATATTTTACCAGTCTTTAAAGGTCTTGCAGATGTACTCGTGCAGGGAGCCTCTACAGGATCGCTAGATACTCCATCGCAATTTAGGCCAGCCCACCCAAATTCGACAGACATATCGTAATTTTTAGCAATATCTTTATTCTTCTTATTTAATTTTTTGAAAAAGGTGTCAAAGCTACCTCCTTGAGTGTCATGAATTTCTAATTCACACGAGCAGCCCCCAGTTCCATTGCACTTAAAAGAATATTGAAATCCCTTTATTACAGCAGCATTGTCTGGAGGATGTGATTGGTTTCCAACAGTGAAAACATCGCCTCCATCAGAAAATTGCGCTTTAATCCAAGGTGCCCAACTTTGGAATCGGTGATCTGCCCCTAACGCCTTTCTTATTCCTTGCCCTGCATGAAACTCGCTAGAAGTAATAAATGGTTCAAATGACATAATTAAAAACCCACATTGTTAGGGACTCGTACAGTTAGACCAGCCTTGAAATCAAATATATCAATTATATTGTTGGCCTCTAAAATCCTCCACCAAAAATCTGGAGTTCCATAAGCCGTTAAAGAAACAACATCTGGTCTGTATTCTGTTCCTTTGTCTAAAAGAATGAATCTATCATCTGCTGATGTTGGGGTTTCAGATCTTTTGTATGTTTCAAAAGTTAATTTTTTTTGATCAGAATATCTCAATACGTCAGAGTTAATATATCTGCTTGTTTGTGGTACGAAATCTGTTGGGGAAACAGTTTCTACCACTTCAATGAAATTTGCCATTTATGCGCCTCCTAAAGCACCTCCGGTTTGTAATATCTTTTCTTGCCCAGGAAGATCGGAGGTTATGTAAACTACTTCAAATTGTAAATTAACTGTATATCTGTAAGGCAAATACGTTTCTTGATCCCATGGTACATCTTGTGGAAAACTAACAGAGTAACTTCTTAGCACACAACACAAAGGTTCTCCAACATTTCCTCGACTTGCCAAAAGAGATCCGCATTTAACCTTACATACTGGTGGTGGCAAAAATGGATTTTGACTTCCAACTGCATCTCTTGGATAAACTAGACTTTCTAAAGCCTTTAAATCACTTAGGTTTCTTGTAATGTCATCTCTATGCGTGGTTATGAAAGGGCAATTCATTGAAATTGTCCTATTCTCGCCATGAGAAAACGTTTTTAACGGAAATGATCTTCCAACAACTGGCTCATCATTGTACGCAGCACTTTTTGAATCTGATATTTCTGGCAATACCCTTAAAATAATTTCATGATTTGAGGGAGCACCTAATTTTATAAAGCACTCACTTATTTCTCTTAATTGTCCGTTTACGCCAGTCGCTAAACCATCTCCCATTTAATCTCCTTCTTATTGTCCATCATTACCCCCGCTATTTACTACTTGAGTTGCACTGCTTTGGTGATACACAGATGGCCAATTTGCATTCAATTTACTCATTGAAGGTCTAGATTTTGTGTCTGTGCTTCCACCATCAAGCGTCCCTCCACCCACTGACCCGCTATCGCTATTAGCCAGAGCTATTGTTCTTAAATATGTATTTCCTTCTCTAAGCAATTCAGTTTGAGCCACTTGTTGAGATAGTAATTGAACTAATAAATTTGCATTAGCTGCTGATCCAGCCGAAGGTTCCTCAGAGGCATAATCTGCTTGCAGCTTGTCTCCAACATCAATCAGCGACTTTGGTTCTGCTGTTTTTGTTGCGCCACCATCGCCAAACATCTCAGGAAATCCAAAAGCAGATGCCACAAGATTAGCGGGAGCCATTAAAGATTCTCCTATAGCACCAAGAGGATTCATTGCCGCCATTCCCATAGCGCCAACAGCACCCATGCCTACAGTTGCGCCACTCTTTGGAATAAGTTGATCTAGCAATTTTTCTAAATGTATGTCATGGGTATAGATGCTTCCCTTTTTTGTTCCATGTTGGTAGAAACTCTTTTCCTCCTCTGGCAACTCTCCTCTTTGCTTGTGGGTTTTTTGAGTCTTTTCCTCTCCCATCGCCCATTGGAACCAAGTTCTTTCTCCTCCGTTTGCCACACCCTCCGCAGTTGGTGCCTTATCTTGCCCTGCTGCCCAGCCAGCCCACGTTCTTTTGTCTCCTTTTTCTAATTCGGCAAGTCCAAACTTTTTCAGCAATCCTTGAACAGCTTCTCCAAAGCTATTGGCTGCTTCTCCAACTGCACCAAAAATTCCGCCCATCCATTCAAATATTCCACCAATATATTCAATTTCTGGAGCAAAAGTGTCATATAAAAATGCCCCTACATATTTCAAGACCGTCCACAAATTGCTTAAAGTATTTTTGAAATGGTTGAACAATCCAACAAGTGGGGCTATGATGAAAATTGAACCAAGAACAGAAACTATATTAAACAATACTTTTCCGAGCCACATAAGTGGAGACAGGACAAACATAAGGGCTTTTCCCACGGCTCCAAGGACTGAATCTAAAGTTGAACCTAAAGTTTCGAAAATCGAAACGCCTCCTTCTGCGCCACCAAACAATTGTCCTATTTTCCCCAAGACTGATACAATGACTTCAAAGAATGCGTATATTGGAGTAAACACTTTCATGAACACTTTGGCAAAAAAGCCTAATATTTTTCCAACAACAGAAAACACTAGTATTAATGGCTTTAAACCCCATCCAATCAATTTTCCTAATATCGTAAACAAAAAGCCAACGACTTTTCCTACCATTTGAAATGCGGTAGCGATTCCTTCTACAACACTAATTGCCTTTACGCCAGAACCAGTAAATGGTTCGAATGCTGCCATAATTGGATCAACCAAAGCGGCGAATGCATCTTGTATTGGAGTGAGAATTGCCTTTATGCCTTCCCAAATGCCTTTGAATACTTCTATTACAAATCTGAACAAACCTTTAAGAACTCCCCAAAGAATTTTGAATGGCAACAATATTGCCTGAATCCACATCATTGCAACTGGGAACATGTCAAAAAATTTGGCTAATTTTTGAGTCAAATCACCAGCCGGTCCTAAAGCACCTTTGAAAAATCCTAAAGTTAAAGTGTTTAATATTCCAGTTAGGAATCCAGCACTTTCAGCAGCCATTTTTTGCTTCATTGTCACTTCATCTACCGCAACACCAAACATGTTGTGCGCCTCTTTCGCAGCCGCAAAAGATTGAATAATTCCACCAGCCAGTCCTACAACGACCGCAGCGGCAGCAGCTACCCCAGCAATTGGACCCGCTCCAACCGCAGCTATTGATGTTCCCATGCTTGTTAGTGAACCTCCAAGACCTGAAACAGCACTTCCTACAACTGGAAGTTTTGTTCCAAGATTTGTGGCTGCTGCACCAAGAGATGCCATGCTGTTTCCAACAACCGTTGTTATAGGACCCACGACTCCTCTTAACGCTTTACCTGCACCTTTCCCAACAGCCCCCAAAGCAGTTTTTCCACCACCAGCAATTCTTCCGCCTAGTGTGCCTGCCATTCCAGCAGCCGAAGAAGCTGCTGATCCTGCTGATGATGCTGCTGCTCCTGCTGCTCCTGGCGTTTTAGTCATTAAACTCTTTAAGAATCCACCACCCCTGTTCAATAATCCTCCAGCACCCAAAGCAGAGACGGCGGCAGTTGCCGTTAATTGGAATGCAATGATTTGCAGCCAACCAAGATGTTTTAATGCAGCCGAACTATAGCCTTTCATGGTTTCATTAAGCTTTGCCTGTTCAAATGCTATTTTTGACATAGGATCTAACGCAGCTTTTTCTGCTGTATCTGCTGCCTTCTGAGCCTCATCCATTTGCTTCATTAGAATCTCATATTGCTTTGGATCTTTCAAAGCATCTTTTATCGAACTTGGATCAATTGTCATGCCATCAATCCCAGCATCCTCCAACTGTTGGTTTACTCCTGCGGCAGCTTTTTCTAACACTGCTCTTATTTTGTCCGCACCTTCTAAACCACCGGCACCCAAAGCACTAAGTGAATCCCCTTCATCAGCAAGAGAAGTTTTCATTGCAGAAGCGAATGCATCACTGGCAGAGACTCCTTCCTTCCCAGCCTGTGTTATTTTTAGTTTAGAGTTTTCTAAAAACTTGCTCAACAATCGTTGACTTTCCATGACTTCCATGTCAGCCATCTTCTCATTTATGTGTTTGTTTTCTTGAGTTGTATTAGCCCCATCTTTCATTGACTTTTTCAACTCACCAAGTTTCTCTGAATATGATTTACTTGCTTCCTCGGCAGCTTGAATGGTGTTAAAAAGACCGGCAAAACCTTCTTTGAAGCCCATAGCCTTGAGTTGTACGTCAATTCCACCTTTTTCAGATCCACTAAGTGATTTAAGCTTTTCTAATGAAACATCATCCCCAAGTCCAGGGGCAGCGCGTTTCATGAAATCCATTCCGCCTGCGGCAACTTTTTTCATGGACTCTTTACTTTGCAGAGCTTCGCCTCCAAACAATTCATCCCTTGTAAGACCAGAATTGGCAAGCATCGCTTGCATTCCTCCAGAAGCTTCCATGAATCCACTCATACCACTCAGTGCATTCGTGAGATCGGCTGCTGTTTCCCCAGCACCTAACTTCCCTGCTTCTGCCAGCACTGTCATTAGATTTTGAGTTGCGTCTGCTGTTAGACTTCCCATATTGCGAAGTCTTTTCATTGTGCTTTCAGAATTTTTTGCGACTTCAACTAAATTGTCGCCCATAACACCAGTTTCAAGAGCAACAGTTCTCATTCCGCGACCCATTTGAGCGATTTGGGAAGTGTTTCTTCCTAATTGCATATGCCATGAATTAAAAACATCTGCCGTACTCTCAGCCTCAGCGCCAATCAGATTTGCAACATTAAGACCAGTTTTAGTTACTTCTACAGTTTTCTCTTGAGTTTTATAACCTTTTTTAAGGTTTTTCATGTATTGTTTTTGGAATCCGAGTATATTTTTCCCGGTAATCCTTGTAATCTTTCCAACATCCTGCCATTGGTTTTGTAGATTCTCGGTGTCTCTAGTGATCCCCTGAGTTACAAAGGCAATCTCCCTGATTCCTTGAAGGTATTCAACTTCATCTTTTATAACGCCTTTGAATACTCCTTTTATAAAACCTTCGCCACCAGTGAAAGCCATAGAAAGGTTGACTGATGCCTTAGCAATAGAAGCAGCCGAGGCAACAACGCTTTTTGCAACGCTGTCTACAGCTTTTGCGTAATCCATGCTTTCATCGCGAGCAGACCTAAATCCTTCGCCAGCCATTTCTCCGTCTTCACCAAGGCTCGAAAACATGTCCGACATAGTTTTTGATGCACTATCAAGAGTTTCTTCGAGTCCATCTATTGCACCGATCATATCATCTAGATCAGGTGCATCGCCACCACTACTGCCTCCACCGGCTGGCGTTATGTTGACTGCTGCCATTAAATCATCAAATAAATTACCTGCCATTAAATACCTCTAGGCTCTTGTGGAGGGTGGGGCTGTTCAAATCCATGCTCAGCGTTACCACGTTGCATTCCCATATATTTCTCTGTTGTTGATTCTGCTTTTTGATTTGGATCTCTTCCCATTTGCTCTCTTACGTAAACTCTCATTTGCTCAACTTCAGCAGGGTCAAAAGACATTACGTTCCCAAGAACATTAAGTAAAAAATCTGTGTCTAAAGATTTAATTTGCTTTACACCCATTCTCTTATATGTACGAAATGAATTGACTAAATATTGATCTTGTCTTACATGAAAATATGAGAATAAGTGACCTTGACCTTGCATATGCAAAGTTAATAAGCGTTTTATGTAATTAAATGTCAAATAATGCAAATTAACTCCTCTAATGTGATTCGGCCAAATATCTGTTACAACGACCAATGGTGCTGGGTCATGCTGATAATTCAAATACTTAAACCAGACTAAACTTCCTCTTGCAATGCTCTTTACGCTGGGACCGTATTGATTCATCCCAACACGTTTATAAGGTTGGGGAGCTTCTTGGGGTTCTGCTCCTTGAAACATATGTTGATATTGTGGAGGAACGCCTACAGGAGGTATTTGAGGATTGTCAGCCATCCTTATATATACATTGTTAACGAAGATAGTTGATTAATTTTTATGAATGGTAGAAAGCCTAAATGAATAAATTTTATACGCCCCAATACAGTGACCCAACAGATGCGCCACGAGCAGAATCATTCAAAGAATGGTTGGCTGGTGATTTAATTCAAGAATCCGTAAGATTTTACGGAGGGAAAAACAAAGGATGGACAGAATATCCTAGCATAGATAAAATTCCTGATTGGTGGTGGGGATTTATTTCTAAAAAACTAGCAGAAAAGCCAGACGGTTGGGTTCCAGATATTGAAGTAGATGGAACAAGGTGGAGCAGAAAGCAAGTTATTGATCATATAAATATGATGACAGGAGGCGGTCAATCTCAGTCTCAAGACGCTCCACAACAGCAATCTCAGGTTCCTCAAGGAAGGGTTGCAACTCCAGCAAGTTCAGGCAAGGGACAATGGCTTCTCGCAACAGCAGTAGAAGATGAAGAACTTGAGGACTATCATGGCATTCCTCACAAAATAAAGAAAGGTCAATACGTTGCCCTTAAAAAGAATGATGACAGGGAAGGGTCTTGGACATATGTGACTATTTGGAAAGGAAAGTTGCAATGGCACAATTATCACATGTCACAAGAAGAGTTACCAAAAAGGTTCAAAAGATTCTTAGGCAAAGATGGAAAAACAGTTCAAGGACCAAAAGCCAGTGACTTAGCCAAATCAACATACAAAGAAGAGAAAAAATCTTTTGAATTGACTGACGAGCAACAGGATATAGCAGACAGATTCAAACAAATGAAAGATGGCGAAGACGATGATCATATGGTCATACCAGCATTAGCCGGAACTGGCAAAACAACAATGTTAAAGCATTTGGCTGAGAATTTCGGTAAAGAAGGTGAAAAATGGTTGTATTTGGTATTCGGAACCAAAAATAGAGAAGAGGCTGTTGAAGATTTCCCTACATGGATGAAAAAGCATATATTTACCACAAATTCTTACGCTGGGAGAGTTTTAGAGTCAAACAATGTTAAACCAACCGAAAGAATTGCTGATTATGCCCCAGCAAAAAATACGAGCAAAATAAGAGAAATACTTGATGGAAACCAATACAGGGCAATGATCAAAGATCTAGACGTTCCTCACTTTGAAGATCCAGGCATGTCAAATTATATTGGTGGATATATGAAAAATATCTGGAGGGAATTCAATAAAGAAGTAGAGAAATTGACTGGCTTAGCGAAGTCCTACAACCTGTCTCCAGAAAACGCTACAGAGGGAATTAAAAAAATAGCAGAAGAACACGACATAAACACTTCCCTGGAACAAACAAAAGAAAGATTGGAAAAAGATGGAAACTCTGATTTCTTTAATGAACAAATATCTGAATTTATGGGGTTAGATAATTTCGCCAGTGAAGACTTTTTGGAAAGAATGATACAGGCTTCTGTGTGGCTTTTGAAGAGTTCTCAACCGCATGGAATTGATCAAGAGTTTATGCAAACTCACAAATATGACAAAAGAAAAAGGAAATGGACAAAGTTAGATAAGCCAGTAAAAAGAAATCTTAAAACATTAAGAGATTTCAATGATGATCTTTGGTACGCAGCCCAACATGCAGACGAATTGGATTGGAGTAAGCCTCAAAAATACAAATACGTTCTTGTAGATGAAGTTCAAGATTTTAATATATCTCAAAAAGTTCTTTTGCAAAAATTAATTGAAAACGGTGCTAGAGTAGTGGCTGTAGGAGATAAAAATCAAGGAATGTATAGATTTAGAGGGGCAGATGATAATGCTCTAAAAGATATTACATCCATGCTTATTGACGGCTCTAAAAACAAAGATTCTGTGGTGAAGCCTTTAACTATGAACTTTAGATCAAAACAAGGAATCATTGATCACGCCAATGAAAATACTGTTGTAAATGACTTGCGAGCAGGTCGAGAACATGACCCAGACGATCCAGCATATGTCTCCGATCAAGAACTAAAATATGACGATACAATAGATCGTTTGGGAGATGAGATGAGATCTCTTGGAGAAATGAAAAAACAAACAGCGTTTATTGCAAGAACAAATGAACCATTGGCAAAAGCTGCTATGGATCTTTTGAAACATAAAATACCTTTTATTATTTATGGAAAAGATTTAGCAAATGATGTAGTTGGTTTGGTAAACAGAGTTATGGCTTGGGGAAAATGGAAAAATGTAAATGATGATAGTAATTTAAATGAATTCAGGGACGAACTAGACGAATTTGTTGATAAGAAAAAAGAAGATTGGGGCGGACAATCAAGAAAGATTGGACATCTACAGGATTTGTTGGAGGCGCAACAAGCACTTCATGCTTCTATAGAAGTTGCACAAGAGCAGCTTAAGTCAAAAGATATACCAAGCTATGAAGATCCTCATGTTAGTGTTAAGGATTTCAAAAAATGGCTGAAAAAAAGACTTGGAGGATCTAGTGAAGATATGTCGAGAGATGAAAGGATAGAACACAAAAGGAAAATGGAGAAAGAAAATCCAGTAATTCTTACAACTGCTCATAAAGCCAAAGGTCTGGAATTTGAAAGAGTGTTTGAATTAACGCCAAGCATGTACCCTCACCCAAGAACAAAATTAGACGCAGATTTTGAACAAGAGGAAAATGCAAGGTATGTGGCAAAAACAAGAGCCAAAGATGAATATCATGTAGTTGATGACTCAAAGGAGGAATAATGATAACATTCTCTGAATGGATAAAAGAACACGCCGTTGGCAAAAATGTTAATTGGAAACAAACAATGTCAAAAGGTAATAGGTCTATTGAAAAAGACAACCTAAGCGATGATTATGTTGGACATATGGCTAACATGGGAGCCACTTGGCCCTTCAAGCTAAAGGGTAAGAAGAAGAAAGGTAAGAAGTAAATAAATTAAAACGCCCAAAAGGGGCGTTTTAATTTAACTTACATCTTAAAAGAACTTATCCTCCGTAATTAGTTCCCTTTGACGTAACAGTGTTAGAGTAATCAGTTCCAGTTGATTTAACGGCAGCCCTTCCTAGTGGATCTTTTTCTTTATCAATGTCATCATCTCTGATTTCTATTTCAGCCTTCTCGCTTTTATCAAAGAATCCCTTTAGGTTTTCACTAACAGTTTTAATTATTTCTTTTGCGGCATCTTCTGTAGATGTGTTGTCAGACACCAGATCTTCAAACATTTCTTCCAGATCCAGCAAGTATGCTCGACCATAAGGATGGGTATTTTCATCTTTTTGAACTCTATATGCCATGCTATCTCCAATGGAGTATATTCTTACTCCATCAAATGAAAGTGTTTGCCCGGCATTATTTCGAACAAATATATAAGGTTCGTCATCATCAAGATGATTTGATACTTTTAATCCACCTTGTTCACACACTTTGTAAACGATTTCTAGGTGTTTTTTGTTTGAACGATCTTTTTTATCAGCAAAGTCTTTGAATGTTTTCATCTGATTTTCGAGCAAGAAACTCCTACGTCAAAGCCGTGAGGATGCCCGTCTCCAAAATAATTAGTACAAAATTTAAATAATTTATGGCAAAATCTGTCTTCGACTACTCTATATAGAGTACGTATATGAAACAGATGAGAACCATTAAATTGAAATTGGAAGTTGACAGTGAAACCTTCAAGCCAACGCTTGAAGCATATACTGACGCTTTCAATTATGTTTGTCAAACTGCTTGGGACAACCAAGAGTTTAACGGAGTTAGTCTGCATCATTTGACCTACCACCAAGTCAGAAATGACACGGGACTCAAAAGCCAACTGGCTATTTCTGCCAGAGTTAAAGCCACAGAAGCACTTGCTTCTACTCAAGTTAGTAAAAAGAAAGGAAAGAAAGTTTCCTGTCCTAAAAATAAATGCTCGACAATTAGGTACGATGACAGAAGTTTGACTGTTGATTTTGCCAATAGGACCATCAACATTTTGACACTTAAAGGCAGAGTTCGACTTCCTATTTTTGTCCCCAAACATTTTGAACAATATCTTACATGGAAACGATGCTCGGCAGATCTTTTTCAAGTCAAAGGCAAAACATTTCTGCACATTGTCTTTGAAAAAGAAACTGAAGATGTTGAACCATCTGGAAAAATGATTGGCATTGATCGAGGCATCAGAAAATTGGCTACGGTAAGTGACAATAGGTTTTACGGTGGCGGAAGAATTAAACGATTGAGTGAACGATATGAAAGGTTGAGAAGTGCTTTGCAAAGTAAAGGCACTCGTTCTGCAAAAAGACACTTGGCTAAAATTAGTCGAAGCGAACGGCTTATGCGGAAGGACATTAACCATTGTATTGCCAAACAAATTGTTAAAGATCTTGAAAAAGGAACAACCATCGTTCTTGAAAAACTTACTGGCATTCGTGGTGGAGCGACTAAATTTCGTAAACCACAACGCAAGGAAGTGAATAAATGGAATTTCTTTCAATTTGAACAATTTTTGACTTACAAAGCGATGGCAAAAGGATGTCAAGTCGTGTATGTTGACGCACGCTACACTTCGCAAAGATGTAGCAAATGCGGACACATACACAAAGGCAATCGCCAGAACCAAAGCAATTTCAAATGTAGAAAGTGTGGCTTCCAATTGAATGCTGACCTTAATGCTAGTAAAAATATTGTACTCAAATATCTGGACGCTACAGGCTATCCAGATTGGGCAACTGTCAATTTGCCTAACGGTGGTTTAACAACCGCTAATGTTTCTGCTTAGGCAGTGTAACAAGCCCTGCCGTCTTTTGGCGGCGGGGCAATTGATTATCCGCACCTTCTAAGGAGTATTTCTGCTACAGAAGGCACGCATCTTTCGATAGCATGCAAATCTGTTGGGTTTCCACTGTATGGCAATTCTTTTAACACAATCCCAGCCAACGATGTTGCTGCGTCTTGCATTGTTTGCAAACTTCCTGAGATAAACAATTGTCCGTTTATTCTTTCTAGGAATTCTAATTCTTCGATTTCAGGCTTACCTTCTGGAGTTTGTCTTCCAGTAGGTTTTGCATATTTAATATTTAGATCAATGTATGGAAGTATTTTGCCGTCATCATCAATCATTGCCTCAGAGTTTTCTGCTTCTGTTGTTCTAACCAGCAACTTCCCATCTTTATATGAGGACTGCAACATTTCAGAAAGATCAATTCCAAGATTGTAAATTGTTCCTTCGGTATTTGTTATTGTTGTAATGAAAGCTCTTGTTTTGAATTTGTTTATTATAGATTCAATAACAACACGTCTTCTTAAAACGTCTTTTTCTTCTGGGCTTCCTTCTTGCAGTCTTTTAAGTTCAGGTGGTTGCAGGTATCTTTCTGGGTCATCTTCTTTTAGACTCCAACTTCCCAACATAATGCTTCCGAACTTTGAGTTACATCTTGTGGAGATCTGCACAGAGAAATCATTGTCATTGTAAACTATGTCTTCGTTCTCAACGCCCCCAGAGCCTACCTGAGCGGCATTCAGCAAAGATGCGAGAAACTTACGGTGAAGATCTCCCTTTGCTCCCCAGAGTCCATTCAGCTTGATGAAAATGGAATTGACGACTGGGTTGGCTTCTAGTGCAAGTGCGATGTGATTGACTAATGACACGCCTGGAGAGTTTTTGTTGATTTCATTTTTAACGTTCTTGATAACGTCTTTTGAAACTTTTTCAATATTGCTGTCTTGTCTTAAGATGTTAATTTGCAGATTGTCTTCAACAAACTTTCTTTGATATTCATCAAGATCTCTATCTCTGACTTGGTGAATCATATCAATCATATGATTTGAGTCACCTTTTAGCAGTTCTCTAAAGTATTGCATTCTCCATGATTCAAAGTCTCCGACATCAGCTTTCTCTTCTGGCATGTCTGGAGCATGTGGATCATTAGAAGTATCAGGCACTTCAGTTGGGTCATCCATTTCTTCGCCAGCATTTTGTGATGGTGGCAGACCAGCAGCGTTAGGCATATCAGGAGTGCTTCCAGGTGCCTGCATTCCGCCTGGATCTGGCTGTCCAGCCAATGGTGGTATTTCTGCCTCTACCAACCAATCTTCTATGTTATGAATTCCCATTTCTTTTGTCCTTTTCTATTTGCTCGATCAAATCACGTTTTGATTTATTAGTTTGTATTGTGACGTTATTTGTTTGATTGTATTGAGACTTTTGAAAGCTACTCATTGTATCTTTTTCTTTCATCTTCAATCTTGTCATCAAATCTGCAACCTTCGTCATTTTATCGGCGGTATCTGTTTTCATCTTCATTAAACTGACTACTGCCTCTTTGCTCGCACTTGAAGCGTCACCATCATTAAAGACCATATCGGCAAAATTTGTCATTAAACCATCTATTTCTTCTCGATCTTTTCTAAGTTGTTTGGTTATTTCATCGTAAATCCCCAATAATGCGTCATCACCTACTAAAGTAGATATGTCACCATTTTGTCTCCCAGCAGGGACAGCGATGTTCATTTGTGGCATTAGTTCAGAATTTTCAATAGGACTTGCTTCAATAACTTCAGGTTTTTGAACTGTTTCTTGATTTTCTTTGTCAGAAATGTTATTCTCAGTCAACCTGCTGTTGTCTTTGTCATTTTGGATGCTCATACAATATATATCCTAAAAGAGCGTTTATTGACAGGACTTCCTTGATGAACAACACAGACCGTATTAACAAAGAATTCAATGACAAAGTGACGCAATCCCTACAGGGATTGTTTGAATTGACGGCGCGTGTAGATGAGAGATTGAAATCTCTTAGTGAAAAACAAGAAGATTCTGATGATAAATTGGAAAAATTTGTGGACAATCACTCCAAACTTGTTGAGAGAATAGTGGCTTTAGAGTCAAAAAACGGAGAATATGTTCAAAGAGAAATTGATGCAATTCTAAAACAACAGCAAGAAGTTAGTGAAAAAATTCATGAAATTGAAGTTGGAATTGGTGTCGTACAACAAAAGACTGCCACACAAGAAAATAGATGGACTACAATTTTTGACTTTATTGTCAAATTAGGAGTTGTGGTTGCAGCAGCAATAATTATTTATAAATTAGGGATTCAATAGATGAAAAAACAATCTTTCAGTAATTTCGTTAAGCTTCAAGAGGGTTCTGACGGACCAAAAGCAACTAGCACTGACCGAAAACTTGAAAAAGGTCAAGAGTTCATTGTGGATAGAAGCAATAACTCTGTGTTAGTTCCTGTCATCAAGGCTTTTAATGAAAGTGGAAATGTCCGTGTTGGAGACTTTATCTCTGGTGGATACAACACCGTTAAGGGAGAAGGCGGCACCGAAGACATCAAACTAAAGAGAAAGAGCCTCTATTTGGTAGGTGGCGCTGTTAGGGATCATATGCTTGGGAAAAAGCCCAAGGATCTTGACTTGGCAACAGATGCAACTCCTAGTGAAATCCGAATGATTCTTCTTTCTCAGGGATTTACCGAGACTGAAGGTACTGGCGGGGCTGGGAAAAAGTCGAATGTAGATAATATTAAACCGCCCAAAGGTGTCACTCAGGATAAGAATAAGCAATTTTATGCCAAAGGATGGGATAGAGAGGGCAGTGAATTTGTCATTGGAATCCGTATTGGTGGTGGCGAAGAAATGGAACTTGCTACTTTCCGCGAAGACTCCAAGAGTGGAGATGGTAGAACTCCAGACAAGATGAGTTTTTCTGACCTTGCTGGAGATGCTGGTCGTAGAGACTTCACCATTAACGCCATGTACATCAAATTGGACAACGCAGACGGTGCCAATGGAAAACTACATGACCCTCATGGCGGATTGACCCATATGTCTGGTGGGAAAGGAAATTCTGATGTTCTGTTTGTTGGAAAAGCATCAGACAGACTTGAGGAAGATCAATTGCGAGCATTTAGATATGTCCGTTTCTATTCCAAATACGGAAAAGGAACTGTCGCAAACATTCCTCCAAAGTATAAAGAAGCCATTGAAACTCTTGTTGAAGACAATTTCAAGTCAGTGTCTAAAGAACGTGCTAGAGACGAATTCTTGAAAGGGTTGGAAGACTCTGAGATTGATCCTAAGAAATACATTCGTTTGTATCGTGATCTTGGATTCCTCAAAAAGGTATTCCCTGGAATGACATTCAAGTTAGACGGTCCAGAAGACATTATCAACGAGAAAGATCGTTTGGTATCTGTTGCTTGGATTCTAAGAGACAATGACATTGGCAAAGTTACCAAAATGCTGAATAGTGCTGGATGGCCAAACACAGAAGTAAAAGCAATCACATGGTTGATGAATTCTTCTGCGATGGATCATGAAGATGGAAAAGAGTTAATGAGGATGCATGCCAATAATCCTTGGCCAGGAGAATATGCCAATGATGGAGGAAGATTGGAAAGGTGGTCAAAACTTATGAAACGACCATCTGGTCATACTAATGCGCTCCGAGATCTGATGAAGTCGAAAATGCCTTCTGTGTATGACGATGACGATAACCTTCATCAAGACTTTGCTGATTTGAGAGATCCTATTTCTGGACAGGTTCATGGTCCATCTGTAGGAAACAGAAAACAGCAATTGGTGGCAAAAATGTATGGTGACTTCCTTGGAAAGCACTCAAAACTAAACATGTAGGCATTATTTTTTAGCCTAAAACCCTTAAATGCAAGCGATTTCGAACAAAAATGGGAAAAATCGCTTGCATTTTTTTTTGAGGCGTCTATAGTTGTTTAGTCGAGAGGGACGGACGCAAACGAAAGCGAAAAGAAAATCGTTTGACAAAGAAACTTTTGTCACTATAGTTGTTTAGAAAGGAGCCTTCCGGTGGCCTTAGCGAGCATTTGGAAAGGTATAAAAAATGGGTTGTTGGGACGAAACTTGTGCAATTACACTCCTGCCAATTTTTCATGGGCAAGATTGTGTAATGGTTCTATTTGACAAGGAAATGCATAAGTATTGCAACTTTGAGTCAACATTTGACATGAGGCATGTCTCTGCCATCTACAAAGAAAGCAAATATAACGACTATGGATGGATTGAAGGCGAAACTAAAGAAGACATGCAAGAGTGTTATCAAGAAAGAGCTATTTTCTTTCACCAGGATGCGTGGGATCGTGTAATTGAATATCAAAAGACTGCCACGATGTGGGGACAGCCTCTTATTGATAGAGTTACATCAAATTTGAAACATTTTTGTTTTGAACGATTGATGTTTACGGGTACTCTAAAAGAAATTGGTCTGGAAAGAGGAAAGTTAGACGATATAGATTTTGAAGAAATTTGTGAACGTTTGCCGGAAGAATTCAAGCCACCAGAACACTTTATGGAATTCAATCTTGTGTCACAATTCTGTCGTCTAATAAGACGTGACTTGCTTAGCACAATGTTGTTTCGTGGTTGTCAAGATGGAGGTGAAGCTGATGATTCAAGAGAGTTGGTATTCCAATTAGAACGCGATTTGCAAGATGTAGCCAACAAAAGATACGAGGAATAAATCCACTTGACAAGAATGGGTTGAACCACTATAGTTGATTATGGCAAGTTACATTGAAGAAAAAGATCTTGTAGTAGATGTTTGGTACGAGTGTGAGACTTATGATGGTGAAAAATTGGATGCCAAGTATGTTGGAGACGCTGATTTTTTAACATTAGAAGGCGATTGCTTGTCTCTTGTGGGCGATATTCGTTATGCATTCAGGGCGATTGGAAATTTTATTTCCAGACCAGGAAAACGTGGACACTATAAACTATAAGGGGATGCAAAGATGAAAGGCGCTAACATTGATTTGGCTAGAAAAGCCAAAGAAAAAGCGGTTGAAACTTTTGTCTCAATAGTCGGAAAACATGTGTCTGTCGGAATTGTTCGTTTAGATGATGGATATGGATTGAAAGTAAATTTGTTGTCACCAACAGAAAAAGAACTTCCAGAAAACATTGATGAAGTTCCTGTTCAAGTTGAAGTGGTAGGAAAGATTAAAAAAAGATAAGGCGGATAGCTTAATTAGAAAAGCGCGACACTTTCCTTAGGGAGAGAGTCGAGATGGAAGGCGCGACACCTTCCTCCACCTCTTGAGATTTTGTTGCATAGTTAAAATTATGGGCCAACCGTTATTTTCAATTGCACTAATCTCATGACAGATAACCTAACGGTTTCTGTCGCGTAATAGATGGTGGCTTTGACTCGGTTGAATGTTTCTCGCCATCGTCTGTTATAGTAGGTAGCTTATAGTAAAGCGTTTACTCATGTCTACGGGCAAGAGTAAGAGATGGGAGGTTAAATTCCTCCCCCTACTGCTTGAGGCACTAGCAATTAGTCAGAAAGTCGTCGCCAATGATTTTTAATTAATTTTAGTGCTTCATTTGGGGTGTAGTTTAGTGGAAAAACGTAACCCTTGCTTTCGAGCAAGAGTTAAATTGAAAGGTTCGATCCCTTTCCACCCCACTGTGTGCTGGTGTCTTGCGGGAGGTTCATCACTGTTGATCGCATGTAATTCGCCCACACAAATCAGATCTTTGACAATTTGAAACAAAAAATCTCACAGAGGAGTGGAGAAATCCACTCTTGCAAAAGCTGATAAGGCTGGGAAAGAATATGGGACACGCCATAATCTTTACGGGAAACTAAACCAAGACTGGCTGTTTTGGGGGACGTTAACCGTTAACCTGTGAGTGGGCTTCGGAACTAAGTCTGACTAACTATGGACATCATTCTAATTACTAACGTCAAGAATGAGATCACGCCGCAAGGGTTAAAACACTGTTGACACACATCTAATTGGTTATGTTAGAACTAAATATTAGAGAGTGAAAGGACTGAATTAGGCGATTAAGTGAAAACCAAATCTCAGAAATGAAGATGTGGAACAAAAGTAGTTTAATCAAATCTATATCAAAAAAACCAATACGAAAATGGTGAGCATCTACCATTTGGTGTGATTTTTGATATAGAAGCCTTGGTACAAAGCGGGATACATTTAGGTTTGCATTTACTAAATTAAGCCTTCAAGGAATGGTCGCATTTCAATTGCTTTGTTGAGCCTGGAGAATTATTGATCTCCAAAGAAACGATTCTGTTACTTAATTCAGAATAGCAAACGACGTTTGCAACATTAAGAACTTGGACCAATCCTAACATGCAAGTGTGTTGTTTTTGAAAAGTTTGAAAAATAATGACCATCTATGGTAACAGTAGTTGGCTATTATTCAAGAATTTTTGTGAAATGACATTTCGAGCATATAGAAAAAGATCCCCAAGTGGTGAGCCAACAGGTTGTGACGTACATCCCTGCTGGAGTAATGCTAAGAGTTGCCGTTAATAGGTTAGTTCACTTAACCATAGTGGATTAGCGGATTGTGCGTTGTAAAAAACCCATCAAGATGGTAACATCTTGGTGGGTTTTTTAATGCGCCCACACATAGATAAACGTATGGAACTATACTTTAAAAACTTTTTTGAGGCACACCAGCCGATGAAGACACGATTAGCAATTTTCGATTTTGACAGCACTCTTGCAAGAGTTCCAGAAACCCCACATAGGTCTACAGAGGCTCAGTCTTCCATTAAAAAGCTTAATAATGCAAGAAAGAAGCATAGGGCTGCTCACAAAAGCGAAACATCAACAGCACGTCAAAGACAGTCCGCTAAACTTGATATGGATAACGCTGAAAAGGTCGTTCATGATCATTTGGGTGGCTGGGATGGAAAAGATTGGTGGGGAAGCGAAGCTTCGTTGGGAGACACGCACTTCCCTGGAAAGCCCATGAATGACTCTATAGTCGATGCAATGAGACAGGCTAAGGTTGACCCAAATACTCATGTGGCAATGATTACAGGGCGACGTGACGTTGCTTCTGACCACGTAAGAAATGTTTTGAAGCATCATGACCTTCATGGAAAGAGATACATCCCAGACTCTAATGAGAAGGCAATTGACAATCATGTTCCTCATGCAAACGATGAAGGTCCTGGTTCGCATGATGAATTTTATAGTGGAGATTTAAGAACTGAGCCAGATTATCCACAAACCGCCAAAGGAAAGCCTGTTGCAGATACTTGGGCGCATAAAGAATATGCGGTTGTAAACAAGCTTATGCACAACAATATTAGAGTTATAGAGACTTGGGACGATAGAAGCGACCATATCCCCCATTGGAAGTCTATGGGAGACAAGCTGTTTAAGATGTGGCCAAATTTAGAGTCTTTTGTAATACATCAAGTTTTTAACAACCAGTCAGGTCATTATGTCATTGATATTCCGGTAAAAAAATGAAATTATGCTTTAAAAAATGGCTAGAACAAGGATTGGGACAGAATTCCATGGGAATGGGAGATGTTAGCAATAATGGATTATTAAAGGGACGTACTAAATATAAGCCAGTTACGAAACGTTCCAAAAAAGCAGAGAAGCTGTTTGGAATAAAAAGTGGTGATAAATATAAATAAGTAGTATGAGGACATACTACAAAGTTTTGAAATTATTAAAAAAAGAGATGCCGCCAAAACTGCCTGTAGTAGTCCGGCGAACAAAGATAAAAGAAGAGGGTTATTGTACAAAAAGAGGAGATAAGTTTCACATAAGAATAAATGTGGAATTGTCAGAATCCAAAGTCATTGATGTTTTACTGCACGAATGGGCTCACACATTGGCTTGGACAGATGAGTACGATAATTGGTCTATAGAGAAATTCAGAGAAGAAGTACACGGTCCTGCTTGGGGCTTGGCATATTCAAACGTTTATAGGCTTTTTGAAAAGCACTTCATAAGAGGATAAATGATTAAATTTAAAGACTTTGTTGAGAGCATCGGAAGATCTCCCGATCAAGCACATCGCTACGGTCTTAGCCCTGACAGCAGGGGTGATTATTCGCCTCCTGGTCATTACTCGCCAAGTCCATCATATGATTGGAAGCCCAACAATTCCGATTTTGGAATTAAGTCAAGCGATTTGAAGATTGATGACCAAGTTTTTTTGAATGCCCAAAATGGCGACAAGAACGCCCTTGACGAAGTATTGCAAAAAGTTCATACGTTAACTGACAGATACGTTAAATCTCGATCTAAATTTTATTTGACCAATCCTGGTTATGGAAAGTTAGACAATGATGAAGTCGATCCAGTCATTCAAGGATTAGACTTAGATGACATAGTGCAAGATGTTGTTTTAATAATCAGAGAAAAAATACTTAAAAAAACCGTAAACCATCCAAGATCATTATTCAAACTTGTAACAACTATTGCAAGAAACGAACTGAGAATGCGTACACGCGCCTCAAAGTCAAGAGGAGACATAATTGGAAAAGATGACTTCCATTCTCCTTATGCTTCATTTTCTAGAGGTAGAGGAGTAAGAGCAGACGTTCCGCAACCATATTCTGGAGCAGTAAAAGGTGAAGAACAAGCTGCTCTAAGAAAAGCAATTTCTAGATTGCCAGAAAAAATGAAAAGAGTTATTCAATCATTGACAAAAGGCAAAAAACCAGCGCAGGCTGCGAACTCTCTTGGAATTAGTCGTGCTAATTTTGATCAAATTAAAAAACGAGCAATTGAAATGCTCAAAAATGACATGTCCAATCAAAAAATGATGGACCACACAAAAATAACTAATAATTACATTGAAATCATAATAGAATCAATTGTAGAGGAAAATAAAATGAAACGAACCACATTCTTGGAATTTGCCGAACAACGCGAAATAATTGATTTGGTAGAAAATGTAAAGGTTGACAAACAAGATGTCCTTTTGGCACAAAGTCCAGAACATCCAGACCACAAACAAGCCATGGACGATGTTCTAAACAAAACACATACACTTGCATTAAGGTTTCTTTTGAGCAAAAAACTCAATAGCCACACTGCCGAGGAAATTGCTCAAGATATTGTTATATTGGTCAGACAAAAGCTTATAGATGGCAACCCAGCAGACCCAGAAACATTTGTCCCATTTGTGTTTAGTGTCGCTAGAAATAAATTAATGGATCACGGCAAAGGTCAAAAACATCGACCAAGCGTTCTAGGAACCGCTGGAGGTGATGATGAACTTGGTGATCGTTTTTCCCAAGAGGTTGGGAGAGAGAAAGCAGGAGGCTTAAGTTCAATGGTTGGGCAAGAAGAGAAGATGGCTCTAAGGAAAGCAATTGCAATGCTTCCTGATGCAATGAGAGATGTCATGTCTTTAGTTTCACAAGGAGTTAGCCCAGAAGAAGGAGCAGAACAGCTTCATATCAATAGAGCCAATTTTGATCAAATTAAAAAACGTGCAATGGCAAAACTGCCAAACCTCATGAGACAGTTACACGTTATGGATCACACTAAAATAACTGGTGATCGCATTGAAATGATCATTGAATCAATGATAAATTAAGTAAAATTTTAAAATTTACTATTATTACAATAAGACCAGCATTGCCAAATGCTGGTCTTATTGCATTATGCGTTGGAGGAAAAGTTGAAATATCTAGTAAGCATTGAAAATTCTGAATACTTTCAATGGCAAATAAACATTCTTATAGAAAGTTTTAAATTTCATAATTTGCAAGATGATTTAGTCGTTGCAATTGCTGACCTTCATGATGATACAGTTGTGTGCGACAACCTCGCCAATCACAAGCATAAATTCAATCATTCTAATAGCAGATCGTTAAACCCATATTTGAATAAATCATATGCTATAACTCTTGCAATCTCAAAGGGGCTGGTGGGAAGCAATTTTGTAGTGATAGAGCCTGATATGGTTCTTGCGAATCCTATAAAACCATCAAAGTCAAACATAAGCTTTAGTGTTGATTATGACTTTGATCAAGGTCATTTCTATAAAGTTGGATATGATTTTTTAAAAAAAATCATAGGTGACAGTTGGCTAAATGTTGGAAGTGTTATGCAATTCAATGATGTAGACGCTTCGTTCTTTGAAAGGGTTATTTCAATTGGAGTTAAAATTGAAAATGACTTCAAAAAGATAAATGGAACAACAAACGCCCCATCAGACAAAAGGTACGCAGACAAAATCGCTTGGATGATTTTATTTATTGAAAAATTAAAAGAATATTCAATAAAAGGCAATAATGAATATGAAACAAACCTTATGGACAACTCAGCGAACAGCAATCTAATACACTACAATCATGGAATGCCACCAATATTCAATAAAAGAATGTATCTACACCCAGAAATCTCGCTTCAAGGTGAAGGACCTCTTGAGACTCTTGTGAATAATAGCCGAACAGAAACGTCAGAATATGTGAAAACTATAGTTTCCAAAATATTAAAATAAAACGCCCCTACTGGCTAAATAATTTATAATGGAAAACCTTACTTTCAAAGAGTGGATGACTTTAGATGAAGCTGGATGGCTAAACAGTGCCATTACAGGCGCGAAGAACCTTGCCACAAAAGCCTCTGCAAATCCATATGTCCAATCTGCTTTACAACATGGCGCTATACAAACAGGCGTTCATTCTATGATGGGCATCACCCCAGACGAGTATGGCAAAATGGCTGGAATGCAGAAACGCAGTTCAGGTGATTTATTCAACACTTATTTTACTCACATTCCATCTATTAGAGCCATATATCAAAAGGCACAACAAACTCCAGCCAATAAAGATAAAATTATGGCATTGGTCAAGGTAGTTTATGATAGAATGAAAAAAGATCATTCAATAAAGCAAATTATGGACAACATAGACCGTGCCACTAACAGCAAAGACGTGCCAGAAGAAATTGTAAATAATTTGAAATCCTCTTTGTATAGAACAATGCAAAAAATATATGAAGTTCAACCTGTGCAAAAGAAAGATCCGTTCCAGGCTGGCATGGCTGCAATGGCTGCTGCTGCCAAGAAAGGTGGTCCAGCATCCACCACTCAGGGCGCTGCCGCCCCCGCTCCTCCAATTGCCACTCAGCCAATGATGTCTCACAACCTAAATGAAATGGCATATGTAAGTCTTAAGAATGTTATCAAGATGCCAGGACTTGGAATGCCAACAGATGGAGATGTTAAAATTGACACCATTGACATGCGATTTGAAGATTATGACCCAAATATGTTGAATAATTCTCAATATGGAGGAGGATTTAAGGTCGAACTTCCAAATAATCAATGGATAATTTCTCAAGATTTTGATTATGTTGTAGTTCCAGACACATTGGCAAAAAAATTCGACCTACCAGAAGCAAAATCTAATTGGTGGAATTATGCATCTGGCATGTTGGGCAACGAAATTGTAAAACAGCCTAAGAATTCTCGTTTTGGACCTACAAAAAAAGCAATTTAGTATTTCATTATCAACCATACAGTGAAATGCCAGCCAATTTAAATATGGTGGCTTCCGATCCAATCAGTTGCCTGCTAAAGCAGGTCTTACACCAAGACAATCGGCTATCTCCGTAGTTCCTACGGTTCTATTTTCTTGATTTAATCCTTGTCGCAAAATGTTTCTTGCAGCATTCATGTCACGATCATGCTTAACTTTGCATCTTGGACAAGTCCATTCTCTATCGGCTAACGTCAAACCATCGTTGACGTATCCGCAACTTTCACAAGTTTTACTAGATGGAAACCATCGGCTAACTTGTAAAAATTCTCGACCATACCACTTACATTTATACTCGATCTGTCGAGTTAATTCTGATAAAGAACAGTCCCAAATGGCTTTGGACAATTTGCGATTACTCAACATTCCTTTTACGTTCAAATCTTCCATCACGATAGTTTGGTTCTCGCTAACAAGTTGATGACTAATTTTATGCAAATGATTGTTTCGTATATTGGCTATCTTCAAGTCTAATTTCGCAAGTTTGCGTCGTGCTTTGTCTCTGCCACGAGTTCCCTTTTCTGTCCGTGACAATGCTTTTGCATAAATGCGTCTGCGATCTTGAAGATTGCGATATGGCTTAATGTTCTTAAACGCTTTGCCATCTGAGCACGTAACAAGTGTTTTAACTCCTAAATCAACGCCAACTTGGTTTTCGTTTGGTTTGAGTTTAGGAATATGTCGTTGCACCCCAATACACACATAATACTGACCAACTTTATTTCTGCTGATCGTAGCATTGCAAATTTTGCCTTCAATTTGACGATGTAGATTAACTTTAATGCCTTCTCTGAATTTTACAATATAAAGCATATTGTCTTTTACCTTAATGCTCTGCGGAACTCTAAAACTTTGTTTTGATCGACTATTTTTAAAGCGTGGAAACTTTGCCAACTTTTTGTAGAAGCGATTGAAACTTGATTCCAAATGTTTTAGTGAATGTTGTAATGATTGCGCATTAACCTCGTTTAACCAAGTTTTTTCTTTCTTGATAATTGTTAATTCTCTGGAGTCGTCATTGTAGTTAAGTGATTTCTTTTCAAGATCTTGTTCTTTAGCATTAAGGTAGAATTTTACACGTCGGTCAAGAAAGTGGTTATATGCCCAACGCACACAACCGAAATGCTTGGCAAGCTTAATCTCTTGCTCCTTTGTTGGATAGAGTCTGAATTTATATGTGTAATCTTCCATTGATACCTATACTTAAACTTGATATAGTATAGTAGTGTTTAATGAATGAAAATTTCAAATAAAAACAAGAAATACAAAAAGTTCTCGTTGGTTTGGTGTTTTGCGATAACGATAGATAAATAAATATATTATAGTGATTCAAATGATGGAGAAAAGTCGTGAAATTGCCAGCACTATTTGTAGATGGTAGAATATACACCGGATACAACCATGGCGAAGCATTTGGAAAGCTTACTTCTGAACAGCGGGATAATAGTCAAATAACAAGTGGCTTTATAGATCCTCAATCCCAAGAGTTTCGAAGTGAAGATATGAATTTTTATCTCAAGCAAGTAATTTTGATACGTCACGCCCAACCTAATTTGGATGGCGATAATCCAAGTCTTTGCGAACAAGGCCGTCTACAAGCAAGTAAGACGGCTTTTTTTCTTTCTAGACAAATTGAGTTGACTGATTACGAAATGTTTTGTAGTCCAGCCAGAAGGTGCATGGAAACTTCTGAAATTTTTAGAAATGAGACTAATATAACCTTTGAGGAGAGAGATGAATTATCAGCTTTTTCCGAAAAAGAGACTCCAGATTCCTTTTGCCTACGTTTGGATTCAATTGCAAAAGAGATTCCTTTCAAATCGGTCTTGATTACACATTCAGATTTTATTATAAGTTTATCAGAGGTTGTAAGTGGCCTTAGTGTAAATTTTGAGAAAGTTCCTTACTGTAGTTTAACTTATATTAAAGAACGACAAATAATTTGGATTGCCAAAAATGCCGAAGTATGAAATATCAACACGAAGCTACCCAGTTGTTTTGAGAAACTTAGAAACGTGGGAAGAATGCACTCTTACAACTAAATTAGAACGTATATTCGCTGAAAGATTTATTGAATCTGAAAGTAGAATAGATGAACTTGAAAATAAAATAAATTCACTAACAGAACTGGCTAAAAATGAAAAATCTTCTGACAATAGACCCCAGGCTAAAGCTAAAGAAGAATGATGTTCCTATGGATCTTCCGGTTGTAATTCATGTAAATGAATTCAAAGAAGCATCTGCTAAGACGTTTTCACTAGACATGCAAAAAGCACATCAATCAGGTCAACCAATCATACCAATTGTCATTGACTCGTATGGAGGACAAGTAGACGCCTTGATTCATATGATTTCTGAAATTCAAAATGCAGAAGTCCCTGTTGCAACTATTTGCCAAGGGAAAGCAATGTCGTGCGGGAGTATTTTATTGAGCTTTGGAACAGAAGGGCATCGTTATTGTGATGTAAATTCAAGAATAATGATCCATGATGTGTCTAATATGGCGGCAGGAAAAAATGAAGAAATTAAAGCGGAGGCTTCTGAGACAGACCGGCTAAATAAGATGATATTCAACATGATGGACAAAAATTGTGGACAAGATAGAAATTTCTTTAGTAAAGAAATCCATGAAAAAGGACATGCCGAATGGTATCTTACCGCTCAACAAGCAAAAAAACTTAATTTAATTAATTTCATTCGTGTACCTACATTAAGAACAAGTGTTGAAGTCACGGTTGAGTTTGGATAAAAATGGAAATACCAGCAGAATACCTCACCAATGAAGAACTTGTTGATGAACTTATGAGAAGAGATTCCTTTGCAGGATTAGTATTTATGGTTGAAGGCGATGCACGCAATGTAGAAGATGTATCTGTCAGTGACTTGAAATTAGTCGGAAGAAGATTTTCGCCACAACAAGCATTGGAAGTCATGGAAGAGGTTATAGAAGGTCTTAATAACGGAGAAACTTTTGAATAAGGAGCCTATATGGATTGGACAGCTAACCCAAAACCAGATTGTTATACGACAAAAATAGGGATGTTTGTTTTGTCTGTGACTCATTCTAGTGGACGAGATGAAGGCACTTGGACTGTATCGTTTGGTAGACGTAGATTAATGGAACAATGTATGGTTAAGCACTTCAAAACCGCAGAAGAGGCACAAAAGGCCGGAATTGCATTTGCTGCAAATTTATTGAGTGATGCAATGGCAGACATAGCTGATGAACCTTATGAGCCAATAACATAACAACATAGAAGAATGTTGAGAACGTTGCCCAAAGACGCTCGCTTGAAAAATAGCGAGCGTTTTTTTTTGGACTTAACAAAGTCCATTTTTTGAAGTATAATGGAACGTAAACTGTTTTGTGATCTACCCCCCAAACGGACTGCAAATGTCATCCATTAAAGCGAAAATCAAGAAAACTGCCACTCCTTATCAATTTGCGAAAGCAATGGTAGGTGAGCCGGATCATTGGACAATTAACCAGATAAAAGGATTCAAAGATCAAGGTGTCGAATTTGACGTTGATTCATTCGATGACTGCTGGGTTTCAGTAGCCACATACGACGAAACGTATCTTTTCCCATCTGAATACATTGAATTAACAGTAGTATGAAGGTTCTAATCACGAGTGGAGGGACAAAGGTTCCTATTGACCCAGTTAGAGATATAACGAATTTGAGCAATGGGACTTTTGGTTCAAAACTTGCAAAACAATTTCTTGATAAAGATCATGAAGTTCACCTTTTTTGCGCAAAGCGTTCACGCACTCCATTTAAGTTTGAATATGATTTCGCCTCAGATAACGTAAATCCAATTGTTCAAGTGGATCGGTTTCAAGATCACGCTCATTGGTGCTGGAAGAAACAAGACCAATATCAAGAGAGCCAGTTCCGAAATTATGAAGACTATAGAAGTGGTCTTGAAAAACTAATAAAAGAACAGAAACCAGATGTCGTTCTGTTGGCAGCAGCAGTCAGCGACTATGTTGTGAAAAAGTCAGAAGAAAAGGCTAGATCTCAAGATGAAATGTCTATTGAACTTCATCCAGCAGAAAAGATCATTTCTAAAGTAAAGGAATGGCACCCTTCAACGTTCTTGGTTGGATTCAAACTTCTTGTTGGCGTTCCACAAGAAGAGTTAATCGAAGCGGCTATGAAAAGCATTGAAGGTAATGGATGTGATCTGGTGATTGCAAACGACTTAAATTCTTTGAAAGCAGGGAATCATGAAGTTCTGTTGGTTGAACGTGATAAAATAAACATCCTAAAAGCAGAACAAGTTGAGGGAGTTGTTAATAGCATTGAGGAGCTTGCAAATGCGTAACATCATTCTTGGAGTAACAGGAAGTGTTGCTGCTATTAAAGTGAATGAATTGGCATCAGCACTAAGCGAAATTGGAGAAGTTCGAATAGTCGCAACTTCTTCTGCGATGCAATTCTTCCCAAAAGACATCAACTTTCCAGTGTACCAAGATGCAGATGAGTGGAAAGATGATTATAAACTTGGTGATCCAATCTTACATATCGAGTTAAGGAATTGGGCATCTTGCCTTGTCATTGCACCTCTTGGAGCCAACACATTGGCAAAGCTTCATAATGGCATATGCGACAATTTGCTGACTTGCTTGTATAGGGCATGGGATTGGAAAAACCCAGTTGTCGTAGCGCCAGCAATGAACACAATGATGTGGAATAATCATCCTACAGGAATGCAAATTGAATCATTGCAAAATAGGGGCGTTTTCATGGACCCTCCTGTAAGCAAGAAGCTGGCGTGTGGAGATGTTGGAATTGGAGCAATGGCTTCTGTTGAATCTATTGTGCGAAATGTAAAAAATTCCTTAAGATGGCAATTTCCATTAGAACAATGTAATGGGATTCCTATCAATCACCACCCAGGAGCATTTGGATTTCATCGAAAGAAAAATCATCACACTGGCGTAGATCTTTATTGCAATGACGGACAAGAAGTTGTCGCTGTAGAAGATGGCATCGTTGTTAAAGCGGACGTGTTTACTGGTCCTGCTGTTGGTCATAGTTGGTGGGAAGAAACTTATGGAGTTATGATTGAAGGTGCAAGCGGCGTTGTTAATTATGGAGAAGTTTCCCCAGAACTGAAGGTAGGAGAGCCTGTAAAGAGAGGGCAACGTATTGGAGCCGTTAAAAGAGTTCTTTTCGAAGATCGACATAGACCAGACATTCCTGGTCATAGCACTTCGATGCTTCATATTGAATTGTATAAACCTGGCACTCGCGATTATGCAAATTGGCATGACCCACAAAAAAATCCAGATTTGCTAGATCCAACTCAAAATCTAATACAAGCGTCAAACGCACCAACCAATACGTTAACTTGGGATAATGAATCAGGAGCGTCAGTTGGATGATTGAAGCTAGACTTAAAAAAGATGTCATTTCAGAAGACATTTTGGAGGTCATCTTGGATCACGGCGCTCCAACCAATACATGCATAGAGTTGGTTGATGCACTTAAAAATCATGGAGCATGGCTCCCAGTTAGTCGTTTTGATGATAAGTTTGTTTATTTAGAAACGTTTTTGGAGATCAAAGATGTAGGCGTGTTGGCAGAACATGTTGAATTGGTGCAAAATGATTAATGATATGTTCAAAGCATGGACAAAAATGACTGAAGAAGAAGATGTTTCCCCACCACCAGCAGTAACAGTGATCAGCCATGGGACGTGGTGGATAAATGATTACAAGCAAATTCAATGCCCAGAATGTACAGAAGATGTGTTTACTGATAAAGCAGTAGATGAAAACGAGACGATGGTAGATGGAAAAAGAGCAAAGAAATACATTGTTAGGATGTTTTGTAAAAAATGTAAATGCATGTTTTTTATATCAAAAACTGAACTTTATTAAAGGAAACTATCATGGGAACAAGATGCTTAACAGTAGTCAAAGACCAAAACAATGAAGAAGACATTATTGTTCTTTATCGTCAATATGACGGGTATTTGGACGGACATGGAAAAGAACTTAAAGACTTCCTTGAAGATATGGAAATTGTAAATGGTCTAAGAGGGGGTGAAGGCAAAACCGCCAATGGAATGGGATGCTTGGCTGCTCAACTAGTAACACATTTCAAAGATGAGGCAGGAGGCTTTTACTTATATCCAAGCGGTACAAGAAACTGCGGAGAAGATTACCTTTATACAGTTTATTTTGATGAAACATTAAAGGTGAAAGTCGAAAGTTTTGGACTCACCTTATTTGACGGACCAGTATTAATGTTTGATATTGAACTGGTTCAAGCCGAATTTGAAATTATGCAAGAAAAAATGTAAAATTAAAACGCCCCACAAGGCTCATTAGAGGCTTTGCGGGGCTAAATTGAGTGTGGAGCCATAAAATCTCTGCAATCCTTCAAAACAGGCTGACAGAGCCTTAAAATACTACTTTAAATGAGAAAAGTAAAAGAGAATCCAGCAGATGGCGTACAAGGGATGATTATTTCTTGTTTTGAACCAACTGATGAGACTACAGATGATGGAATTCCAATTGTAAATACAAGTAAAAAAGTCTTCCGTATTTATCACAAAGATGAAGATGGAAAGCACAAAGGGTTCACGGATTATGAAATATTACATCATGATTTGTCAGTTGTTGTCACGGATAAATTTGCATCGTTTAAAACTTACGATGATGGACGAAATGTTATAGATTATAGTGAACGTATTATTAACCCAACAAAAGAACAACGTGCCGAAGACAAAAGACGTACCCAGTTTCTAAAAGAAGAATCAAGAAGAAAGAAAGACTATTAATGCCTTTCCGCCGATTTAATAAATTAACACACTGAAAGACTGATATGTGCCCAATAATAAAAAAGGCAACAGAAAGCAGATTAGCTGTATTTGTTGTAGTTTGGTTTATTCTTACATTTTCATTATCTGGGATGATTTGTGTCACCATGGCAATCGTGGATTTTTGTAGAGATACAAGTTTAATGTGTTTCTCAGATGTTTTAATGTGTTTTTGCTTGGCTGGAATATTGGCGTTTGCTTTGACAGCGTGGGAGTTTTTCTTTCCGATGGACAATTATTAAATGTGCCCAGTAATCAAAAAAGGACTAGATTCTCTATGGTTTGTGTTTTCGGCATTGGTAAATAAAGTGTCTAAAGTATTTGGTGAAAAGATAACCATTTATTTTATGACATGGATGTTAATTTCATCTGTGTCTTCTTTTATCACTTTTATATCTATGGCAGTGTTTTGGATGTTCGGTGACGAATTTCATTGGGCGGACGTAATCTCAACAACACTTACAATATTCGCCATAATGTTTTTTATGTTGCTTTGGGAAATGAGTAGAGATGATCTTTAATGAATCCATATGAATCACCAAAATGCCACAATGAAAACAAAGACATTCCTCCAAAGAACAATTCGTGGTTATTTGAATTTGTAACACTTTCACTTATCATCACAGGGATATGCGTCATATTGTTGTTTTGACAGTTCCGCGACCTTAATAAAATGTGCCCACTCATTAGAACCGTTATAAAATATGGATCGAAGTTCTTTGACTCATATGGGCTGTTGGTGTCAATCCTAATTTTAGTATTGACATTCCTTCCCATAGGGGATAATGCTAGAACATGGGTTTTTATTGCGTCGTTTTCAACGTTTTCATTTTCCTTAATCTGTTGGTTTATTCATCAACATTTGGTGGTGGCAGAATACTACAATCGTTTTTTGAGAGAACGTGAGGAAGAAGAATGAGTTGTCCGCACGTAATGTCAGCAATGTTAGCATTATTCATACTTGGTATGGGACTGTGGACATTGCTGGCTGTATTTTCCTCATTAGCAAGCGTATTGTTGTTGGTGTTTTTGACATTTATCGTCACAATGTTTTTTGTTGCAAATGCTTACAACAACACAAGGGCGTTTTAATTATGTGTTTAAAACTACGAAAATTATTAACGAACCTAACTGTGATCGCCAATGCTGTGCTTCCTTGGCGTTGGTGCCCATGCCAAACATGCAGAAGAAATCGTGGAGAAGAATGGTAATGTGCAAATACATTAGAACAACTCGTGACTGGTCAATTGCAGCGTTTGTCTGCCTGTCAGGAGCGTTATTTTTTACTTCCATTTTACTCAAATCCCCTTTTTCGTTGATTGCTTATGCGACGTTCGGCTTTTCATGCCTTATTGCCGTTGCTTACTTCAAAATAGGGTCAAGGGCTGGACCAAATTATCCGTGGAGACGAGATTATGATCCAGAAAGACCGGAATATTACCTGCCCGTCAACCCGCATAACGAAGTTCTTTGATTCATATATTTAGCGTTCCTTGGGCGTCAAAATTTTTGCCAGAGGCAAAATTTTATGCGACCAACTTCCCCCCTATACCCCCCATTTTAGCAGATTTCAAGGCGAATTAGAACAAAATTAGGATTATCGTTTACGTTTAGGACGAAATGAAGTATAATCACTTAAATGAACTGGTATTCGCCTATTTTGCTGGGAATTGAGGGGAGTCAACGTTTAAGTTAATTGAAACGCCCCCAGAGGTTTCCGACTCACCTCGAACCCTCCGCACCTTTAACCTCACCGGCATGGCTATCAACAGCCCAACGAGTATCGAAGAGAATGTAACGCCTTCTACAGAAGAACTTAAAATTAAAACGCCCCCTGGAGAGATTAAAAAATTAACTGAGTTAAAAAGTATCTTTCAGGAAGATGCAATAGTTACGGACAAGAAATACTGGTGTCCTAAATGTGGATCTCCCGTATTTGCAAGTAAGGTCGCTGTATGGTGTTCAAAGTCTTGGTTAGAAGACGGAGATTGCCAATATAGTTTAATGTCTGGATAAAGGAGATCATTGATGATACAGTTGTTTTTGAAACTTGAGTACGAGAAAAGCGTTTATGGCGAAGAAAACGGGGAATGGAAGGTTCTCCGCACTGAGCCAAGTATTTGTTACTATAGATCAGATTTGGGATATTCAGAAGAACCTAGTGATATGGAGAAAGATCATTTCATTTATGGTTCTTATGTTTATGACATTGGAGATGACCTTTTTAAGTCTTCTTTCGAAGAGGCATTCAAAGCAGCTACAATTATTGAAAAAGACGAAATCCCAGAGGGGGAACAAGTTCATAGTTGTCCTTTACTGGAATATTACCAATTAGAAGAATTCATTGAAGCCTTGCCAGACATATTGGAATAGGGGCGTTTTAATTTTATGTCAGATCGACAACAAAGACTACTGAGTTGGATTGCCAATAGAGCCAAACCTTCTCCTATACCGATTTGGGCGCATAGCCTTACTATAAAATCTCTATTTGAAAGAGGGTGGATTCAGACTGGCGAGGAATTGGGGTGTTCAGATTACTATGTGTATATTACCGCTTCTGGCAAAGACGCCTTAAAGATAAAGTAAAATTAAAACGCCCCCTGGAGAGACACAATGATTTATAGAGAGATAAAAGAAATTTACGATGCTTACACTCCGATTCTAAACCTTTTAACAATTCAGGCTGGACGAGGATGCAAAACATCTGCAAGACAACTCATTGTGGTAATGACGGAAAGAGAAAAGACAATTCAGGCTTTTGGATGGTGTTCTGTGGATGTAGATGGCGAAGAGTCAACGTTTAAGGAAATTGTTGGATGTATTATACATGATTGATTCATTGAGGGGCGTTTTAATTTTATGTCAGATCGAAAGAAAGATAACTGATGAATGTCAAATTAGAAACTAAGATCACCAAAGATTCCCTAAACAGTCTGTTGCGATATGTGATAGAATCTGGGTGGGAAATTTACATTGAAAAAAGTCCTGGCTCTGCTGAGACTGATACGATTACTTATACGTCTAATTGCCCTGGATATGGTTCACTTACACCTGTTGCTCATTCATGTTTGTGCAATGAAACAAACCGTTGGAGTCATTACTCCTACATAAGATCCCCATTTTTGATGAAA